CGGTGGTCGCCGTATCATTGGAACAACATTGGCACCAATAACAACCATCAAAAAACAAGTTGCCGGAACTGCTGATTTGTCTTGGAATACCACGAATGTAACCACTATGGCAAACATGTTCAATAACACCTATTATTTCAATCAAAAGATTAGCAATTGGTCCACAACAAATGTTACAAGCATGACAAGTGCGTTTGCGGGTGCATCAACCGCATTGAAAACAGTATTTAATAACGGACAACTTGCGGGTTCAAGCGGTCAACCATTACTTTGGACCGCATCCAAGTGCACTACGTTTACTTCAATGTTTGCAAATACAGCAGGATTCAATCAACCAATCCAAACTCTTGTTGACACTTCTGCTCTATCTACTCCAAATTGTGTTTTGAATAGCATGTTTCAAACATCATCAGTATTTAATCAAAACATTAGCAATTGGAATACAACCAATGTTACAAATATGACTTCCATGTTTTTATCAGCCACAACATTTAATAATGGAGAAACAGGAACACAAACTATTCGCGGAACTCCCTCTTTGGCTTCTTATACGAATACAGGCACAATATTAACTTGTGCTGACGCATCTTTCAACCTAGATTTATCATCAAATGATGTGATTATTATTACAACACCTACACTTGTATATTCAAGTAAAATAAACATCATTACTAATAACACTACTTTGACTTTAGTCACACCTTATGGTTCTAACATTACTTTAGGAACGATAACCTCCATGAAAAAACAAGTTGCAGGAAATTCACCATTAAGTTGGAACACCGCAAATGTGACTACTATTGCAACAATGTTTAATAATGCTACTTATTTCAATCAACAATTGCCATGGAATATGACAAAAGTTATAGCAGCAGCAAGTGTATTAAACGCATTTACCGGCACAGCAACGACATTTATAACATTATTTAATAATGGACAAATAATAACAGGCATTACACAACCATTATACACAACATCACCTGCGATCGTGTGGAATTTCGGAGCCAATTTTGCTCCCGCTACTTGGCATGCCAATTGTAGATTAACCTCTTCAAATGGAGTAACTCTTCCAGCAATATATTAACATGCATAATTATAAACCAGAAACCTAGAAGTAAGTTCATATGTGTTGAGTATTGGAATTTACTCGTCAATTTCATCTTATCCATCTTATTATTTATCTCTTGTAATAATAAGATGTCATCCGCATTTTATCCATTAACAATGAATTCATACAATAACCGTTCTAATCAAGGTGGATATAAATCATGGAAAGGGACAGGCATGTTTAGTAATCCAGTTGGTATTACATCAGGAAACATTCGTCCTTTTACAAATAAAGACCCGACAAATTCGGCACCACAAAAAATCGGATTGTCACGACCGATTAAGCATTATCGAAAAGGCATTACAGTTACTACAATTGATGATTCAACAAATAGTAGACAAGTAAAATCATCGACTGGAGGAAGTTCTTTAATTAGTCAAATGATTGACATTCCTGGTGGATATACAATTAAACCAAATACGGCAAAAGAAATGTCAAATATAGAACAATTGAATAATGATTGTAAAACCTGTCAAGGCGTTGGACTCGTGGATGATTGGCAACCGACTACTAATTTAACAGAAAAACCAGAACCGAAAACTCAAACACAACAGTTTTGTTGTAATCAAGAGAGAAACGCCATAGATCGGGTTTTACCGACAAGTTCTAATATAACAAAAAATGCGAATTTACCAATCACCTATTATACAACTCTTCAACAATATCGCAACAATCGTTGTCAGACATATGACCAAAAAGTATTTGATTTTCAATCTGTAGCAAATGCGAAAGAAAATACGTATAATTCCATGTGTCAACCTGTAAATGGTGCATGTAAATTGTCAGTATATAAAACAAGCAACCCTCAATTTGCACAACAAGGAGCAGTTAAAAGTAGCACACGGACTTTTAAAAAAGCCATAAATGCGGTTCAATCACACGTTGCTTTATATAATGATTATTATTATGGATATGGAAAACCCATGTCATTTAAAGATGATGTGGTTGGACCACATATAGAGATTCCATTTGTGTTAAAGTATAAGACAACCCCACCTGAATTTACAAATTGTTCTCTATAAAAAGGTAGTATCCAACACAAATCCAAATTCGCCTAAATTTTATATTTTTCGCACCATTGAATGCATTTTTGCCTGTTATTATTTTTCAATAAATCTAATTTTTCCAATTTATTTTTATTTTTTAAAATATTTATAAATTGCTGAATTGTTTCTAATTGATGTTGACCTAAAATAATATTAATGTCGTTAATTTTATTGAGAAAATAGCATGGTATTTTAAAATCAATAAGATAATGAATTGTTTGTGTTTTATTATAATTATCAATAAATAAACTTAAATCTTGATAACATGCGTTTGAATAAGATGATGGAACAAATCCCTTGCATATAATGAATTTTTCATAAGATGACACGTTGCTAATAGTAGGTTTTATAATAAAGACTTTTTCGAATAAAAATGTTAGCAAATAAACAATATCAATAATAGGTTTATAAAATAAATTGTGTATTTTAATTATAGATATACCACCTATTTTTTGACATTTCAATATTTTTATTAAACAAAGAATGAACTCAATCACATAATCCTTGTAATTTAATTCATAAAAAATAAAATCATATGGAGACGTAGATATAAATGTATCATTATGACCTTTCCTAAAAAAAGAGATGCAATTAACAATCGGTTTATTATCTGAACTTAAAATGAATAAATTCATGTTTAATGAATGAAACCCATCAAATAAATATAATACATTAATTATTTCTAACAATTCATAAAACAACGGTGAATTTTCTTTGCATTTACTAACTGTTGAAATATTTTCATATACATTTATTATTTTTGATATAGTTTCAAATGTTATTTCACTGTTTACCGCAACACAATCGCATATTAACTGTTTTAATGAGGAATTGTAATAATTATATGTACTGTGAGAAGCGTATAATTGAATTTTTTCATCTGTTAATAATAAATTTATTGGAATGGCGTTGAAATTTTTAGGTAAAACATAATAACTCATACAATTAATACATTATACATTTTAAGCATTTTTTTTCTCGCAATCTCCGGTTTTGTTATTTTTGCGTGTTCCATTTGGACACCTTTTTTTCTTCTCTCCTATTTCCTCTTTTTCTTGTGCTTTTTCTTTTTCTACTACCTTTTCTTCTACTTTTTCTTCTGCCTTTTCTTCTGCTTTTTCTTTTTCTACTACCTTTTTATTCTTTAGAGTCTTTTTAGTTTTAACAAAAGCATAATCAATTTCTTCTTCTGGAGGTGGCAAAATCCGAAATTTCAATTTAGGTTTAATAGGTTCTTCTTTTTTTGCTTTCTTTGTTTTTGCTGCCTTTGTTTCTACCTCTTGTGCCTTTGTTTCTACTTCTTGTACTACTTCTTGTGCCTTTGTTTCTGCCTCTTGTACTACCTCTTGTACTACTTCTTGTGCCTTTGTTTCTACCTCTTGTACTACCTCTTGTGCCTTTGTTTCTACCTCAGGTTCTAATGCTTCAGTTGCTGGTTGTAATGTTAATTTTTTATTTAATTTTCGTATTTTTATTTCCTTCTCAAATACAACAGATTCTTTTTTCTCAGATTCTTTTTCTTCTTCTCCTCTTTTAAAATTATAATCACTTAAATCAATCTCTACCTTGTCTGGATTCACCTTTCGTATTTTTTTATAAATATAATATCGATTTAAAAAGGATATTTTCTTTTCAAATGAATTCATTTGTGCGGCTGTACCACAATCTATTTCTTTTATCCGATTTTTTTTTATATCTCCAATCATGTTTCTATACAAATCATCAAATGTTCCACTGCCAGATGGAAAGTCCATGTGTTCTGCTTCAGCCTTGCTAATAAGAGCAAACCCATAATTTTCTATAATGCGATTGAAATAATCAAAATTCACCAAATATTCAGGGATATATTGATTGATTGTTTCTTGATACACTTCTATTTTATAACCTATACAACTAGAATTATCGGGAAAATCTGCATCATCATATTTCTTTATAATTTCCCATATTTTTTTGCCTTGGTCAACAAGTTGGACACTTTCATCCATCTTTTTATTTTTCAATAAATTAAATATGGATTTCCCATCATATGTTGTTGCAATAAAATATCCATCAAGTTTCGTGCATTCTGTCACATTTTTCAAAAATCCACGAAATGTATGAATGTTGTGCAAGAAATAATGCAACGAAAATTGACAAGACGATACGTTGAAACCGTCTGCTCCTTTTCCAAATTGTTTATACACTCCTGCTCCTAATTTTTCTTCATTATATGGTCCTTTTCCAAACACAGCCAAAGTAATTTCCTTTGCTTTGTCATTTAGCATTGCTTGTCCTGACGCAATATTATTCGCACTATTTCCGTTGACAAACAACGCATCTGGGACTCTTTTGAATTTTTTACGATAATTTAAGAAACGAGCACAAGCACCGTCCAATTTATTTTCCAAATTGTCTTTTGAAAGGTCAACCCCAAATACAAAAGACAAATGAGAATCAATCCATTTTGAAAAATCGCCTCCTTTTCCACAAGAATAATCAATCAACGTGTCCTTTTTTTTAGACACTCCTGTAATAAGTTTTTTTTTCACATATAAATTGTGAAAATCTCGCAAAGCCCTTGTTTTTGAGACTCCCATGTTTGTCCCTTTATTATAATATACCTCATCACTTACACTTACATCTGGAATATTGTTTCCGGTTGTCATCATTGTTTCTGTAATAGGATTATTAATTGATTGCCAATTGCTATTTGCTACGTGATACGCGTTTCCGTAATTGCTTAATCCTTGTCGCAATTCTGCAGTTTTATCATGTCTTACGCGAAGAGGAACCCATCTCCATCCAGGTTCTCTATCCATTTCATATTTAAATTCAACAATAGTATTGTCTTCAATCAATTCATGTTCTTCTGAAAACATTTGCGGATCATAATTGTCATCTGGTTTTAATAAAATATTAGTAATTCCTGCCATTGGATCAGATGGATTTGTTGGATAAAACTGCATGGGAACTGCTTTCGAATCTTGATTATCTTCTTCTTTATTTTCATATTCGGGCAATTTCCCATCAATCACATCTTGGCATGGGTTTACATAACCATGTTTATTTGGTATAAAAGTACACAATAATATTAATTGTTTATATTCTGACATATCTTTATTGTTGCCAGATTCAAACAAGGGTGTAATAATGTCTTTTCCAGAAGGGGTTTTCACAGTATTAATCAGAAAATCAATTGTGTTAAATTGTGGAGGTTTCCATTTAAAAGAATGTTCCCATGTAATTTTTTTAAGAGGTCCTGCTTTACCAACAATGTCTGAACCTACTCCTATATATGCAGGTGTAAATATTAATCCATCTGTATTATATTCAAATAAATTGTCTTTTTCACGAGTTAAAATTGTATCACATGCTTCAAAAATGTTGTGCTTTTCTGGATTTGATGGATAAAATTGTTTACATTCTATGCGAATTAATGTTGACATTAACTCTGGTGCTAGTGTTTTAATAATATTTTTCAACAAGGTTAATCTGGATTTATCCTCTTTTGTTTTTTGTACAAAACTCCAGGATCGAATATCTTTTCCGGCATGATAATATAAATCAAATGCCGCATATAAATTAATATATGCCCCATTTTTATCATATAAAATCAATTCTCCATCTATAAGAGTATTTAATATGGATTTATTTGTTGTCGTTGCTCCAGTAAACATTAATTGCATGTTTGTGTTAATTAAATATATTTTTCCATTTGAACAAATAAATAATAGATTGCGAGTTCCATCTGCTTTTTCAGTAACTGTATAATTTGTGCGAATGTTTGGAATTGTGTTATTTTCATTCATTTCTGTAATATTTGACATTTGCAACGTATATGAAGATGGACCAATAAAATTACTATTATAAATTCGTTGACGTTCATCGTAATTTTCTTGAAATAAAAGTCGCATGTATAAATTCATTACATCTCGTTGTTCTTTGTATGAAATAGGATAATTTGTTCCTTGTAATCCTGACAATACAAATTTTATCACGGTTTTCAACATTTGTAAAATAGATGCTGCTGTATTAAATTTAGTTCCAGGACCGATGTTGGAATTTTGAATTTCTAATTCTATTTCATATATTTCCGGATTTGTAAACACGCCTGACTCTTGTACAGTTACTGTTTTTATAAAGTCTCTCCCTTTTCTAATAGAATTTTTAACAATACTAACATCCACATTTACAGGATAATCTGGATGTGTAAATGTAACACGATTAATGTATCGAAATGTTTTTTTACTTGATGCCCAATCTGTTTTTATATAGCGATTGTTGCTGTATTCCACTTCATTTTGAAGAGAAATTCGAAAATTCCAATCATCCATGTTTACACTTCTAATTATTTCATTATTTGATGATTTCACAAAATTTTTTTTTGTGAATTTAATAGAATAAATAGATGAAAGTGAATTTGTCTTACAATATTGTCTAATAGATTCAATCGTATTAATTTCAGTTCTTATATTTGCCATTTGAAATGTCCCATTATTGTCCAACATTTCTTTTTGAATACGCAAACTATACATGCCTGATTCATTATCACATGTAAATCCAAGTGATTTTAATTTCATAATAACGTTGTCATAATCATTTTTAGTAAGTGGTTTGATGCCTTTTGTTCCAAACCTTACTTCTAATTCCTTATATGGTGTGCCATTGTTAGTCAAAAAGGGTTGCAATTTATAATATTCGTCGATTAATGAGGCAAATTGTTTTTGTATAAGGTTTTTTTCTAATGGTTTTTTTTCTTCTGGTTCTTTTTCTTCTGGTTCTTCTTTTTCTTCTCGCTCTTTTTCTTCTGGTTCTTCTTTTTCTTCTCGCTCTTTTTCTTTCTCTTCTGGTTCTTCTTTTTCTTCTCGCTCTTTTTTCTCTTCTTTTTTCTCTCGCTCTTTTTTCTCTTCTTTTTTCTTTTTTTCTTCCTTTTGTTTTATTTTTTTTTCGCTAAGTTCCCCAAGTTGTTTTTCATATTTTTCCTTCTCTTCTTCTAAATTTTTTTTTGCGTCAAGATAATAAGTATTTTCCATTTTATTATTATTATGCAATTCTTCAATTTCATCCAATCTTCCGTTGATTGCTTTGATTTCTCTGACGGCTCTTTTTTTTGCGTCTATATTTATGTTACTCATTTATATATTAATAACATATATATTTATATATATTATTAATCAATTTTTTTTATAATTGCTTCGTAATAATGCTTTTTATTTTTCAATTCGGCTGTTTCAATAGACAGCTTATTACATATTTCTATTAATTCAGAAACTTTATAAGAAGATATAGCCTTAATTGGTTTATTTAGATTATCAATCTTGTAAAATACATTATATGTCGTCTTGTCTATTGTTGTGGAATATCCATATTTTGACTGTTCTAAAAAGTAAATAATATAAATAGGTAATTCCGATTCTTCGTTTTCAATTAATTCAAAATAGGTGTTGTTTTTTACATAAACGACATTTAACTTATGAATGAGAGAAAGAACAAAAAAAACGGTAATGTCAATAACATTTTCATTTGCGAGTTGATTTTCGATGTGTGAAATAGATGCGATTTTATGTTTTTTAATTAATTCTTTATGTTTTCTCATTTTTTCCACAAATTGTATTTTCAAAGTTTTTTCCATTGCAATATTTATATTGTCCGGCAATTCATCATGTATAATTTTATAAAAACACCAAAATAATGTATCTTTTTGGTGTGGTGTAAAGACTTGTTTTTTGTTTATTTTCGGGAGTTTATTTATTTCAGAATTAGGAGGACAATTAGGCACACAAGCAGGAGGACAAACCGGCACACAAACCGAAGGACAAACAGGCACACAAACCGAAGGACAAACCGGCACACAAACCGAAGGACAAACAGGCACACAAACCGAAGGACAAACAGGCACACAAACCGGAGGACAAATAGGCACAACCTTCTTTCTGTGTTCTACAGGAATGTTCAACTGTGGAGGTCTGTCATAAAACATGAATTGTTTTAAATCGTTCAAGAGATCATCATTCATTTAATAATTATGCTGTCAAGTTTTTAAACTATTTACCTAAGAAGTAAAAAAAGTACTTTTAAAGGTTTCCTTTTGTTTTTCTATATTTAACAAAGTTAATTCTTGTTCATTCACATAATTAATATAATTAATCAATTCATCATTCAACTCTTTTGATAAATCCGCTAAATTAATATGAACTCCGTATTTATTTTCATTTAGTGTCATCTTAAATTTATTAAAAATGCGTAAAATTTCAATCTGGTTAAATTTATTCATGTTCTCAATTTTATCTTTAATGTAATTCATTTCAACTTCATTCATTTGAAATAAATATCACACTATTTTTAAACCGTTATTACAAAACTAATTTTCATCAGATTCAGAATCCTCCGACAAAACAACATCATTTATTAGTAACACGCCCTTTGCTTTTTTACTGCCAATTGGTTTCCTTTCTATTTTTCTCTCCACTTTTAATTCAGCAATAATAGAAACATATTTATCATTCAATTCAAACCGTTGTCCAATAACTCTTGCCGTAAATTTATCTCCTTCTTTAATTTCATTAAATTGTTCACTGTTATAATGATGGTCTCTTGCAATAAACACTACAATCGGACTAGGTATTTCATCCGAACTTTCAGCACGAATTCCTGCTTTTGTAATGTTCTTAGCAATACATGATATAAGAGTGCCTTCAACTGGAAAACACACATTACATTCAAACACAACTACAAATGTAATGTTTGTTCCACGCTGTATTAATCCTGATGAATGCGATACAATTTTGGTTGAATTTTTTTCAATAAATCCTTCCACCAAACATTTCCCTTCATAATTATCATTAATTTTTTTATTAATTATTTCTCTAATATTTGTACCAATTGACGTAATTGGCAATACAACGTTTCGCGTAATTAAACATCTTGAATAAATTGTTGATAATTTGGCATCTTTGTTTCTTTGTTTCATCATATTGTTATACTTTATAATAGTATAATCTTTTATTTCAATTTTTAAAATTTGTTATATAAAGCAACGTCGCTTGAAATAAACCAATTCTTTCCATTTTTGCGAATAGAATTGTAATGTCTTAAAATTACTTCTTGTAAAATACACATTTCAACTCCGGTTTTTTTTTTCGTATTTTCCTTGTTAAATAATTCTGGAATTCCAATAATTTTATTTAGATTTTCAACCTGTACATGTTTAACAGCTTGATCACATCTCGCACCTGAATTGCGGGTTGAACGCACATCTTTTGTTTTAAATACCATGAATTTATTTTTAGTTTCATATCCAATAAATCCAACTATATCACTCAATTGACCTTTATCAATTTGCCATTTCATCGCTTCGGGACTTTCTACTATTTCTCTCTTATCTTCTAATTCTGTTTCAATCCAAGATTTATTTTTTAAGACAAACACTACATCATTTTCTTTTTGTTTTAAGTTGTCATATAATAAAATAACAGTCATCGTCTTTTTAGATTTACGAATTGTAATACTGTGTCTGATAAAATACTCTCTTGCCAACATTTCAAAACTATCTTCTTCCATTTCTTCCAAAAAATATAAATAATTCAACACTTTATGTTTTTTTTGAAAAGGCAAAACATCAAACATATGTTCAATAAAATATTCAATCATTTTTTCAGAAGAAATTGGCATGTCTGTTTTTATTAAATCGAAAAATTCAGACATTTTGCTCATGATAACTCCATAATATAAATACCAAATGTCGTTGGCATCACGAGGTATTTTTTTACTTGGATCTCTTTTATATTCCAAAAATGATTCATAAAGGGTTTTTAATTCACGAAATTCAGAGATTGATTCTGTTTCCATTTTAGGTAAATGCCTTTTGTCAATGACTTCTTTCACAACATCGTGTTTAATAGTAAATTCAACAGATTTATGTTTGTAATCAATTGGCACACTTCTCTCGAAAATTGAGGCATGACGATTAAGCAATTCTTTCGGTTGAAATAAATAATATTCTCCAATATTAATTAAATAGCCCATTCTGTCATATTTATCCATTATTGGTTCAGAATTAGTAATCATAAAAGTTAATGCCGCGTATTTTTGAGAAAGAGGATATGTTTTAGGAACATCAATCAATTGCAATAATCTCTTTTTTATATAAAAAAAATTTTCTCTAAATAGCATTTTTATTTTTTGATTAATTCTCTCTGAATTTATCATAATATAATTTTCATTATAGGTGTCTTCATTTAAATTGTATTCATTTATTTCTACAGATGGGTTGCAATTATAATGACAATTTTTCATGTAATCACATGCAGAGGAATATGGTTGATCTCCTATTTTAAAATCACGCATTTCCATTCCACTTGAAAGATGTTGTGTAATTTCTCCTTTTATTTCATGATTCATTATTTCTTGTGTGAAATTAGTCTGTCCATGATTGACAATACAATCCACCGCAGTTTCTTTTAAAATACGACTGATTTTTCCTATTTGAATTGATTTGCGTTCTGCAATCCGATACACATACAAGTCTATCGCCTCTTCTTCTTTATTTTCTAATAAAGTTCCATGTAAAAAAATCTGGACATTTCTCTCTTCAAATGGTAAATCTTTATGACTAAAATTACGAACAGCCCGTCCTATAATTTGTTCAATACGATTCATGTTATACCAAGGTTCCAATATATGAACTTGACGAATGAATTTTAAATCAATTCCTTCCGTCCCTGCTTTTGAAACTAATATGACTTTAACAATTTCTCCATATTTATTTTTCTTATCTGTCAATTCTTTTATGAGAGAAATATTGTCTGGAGATAATGATACATCTCCAGTAATCATCGCGTATTTTGCAGTTTTTTTATTTTTAGATGAGTCAGGTTTCATCGTCTCTACATTTATTTTGGGACGACTTGTTTTTAAGAGAGAGTTACCATCAAATTTAGTAAATCCCAATTCTTCTAACGCGATCGCCATCGGAATTAATCCAGCATCGATGTATTGTGAATAAATTAAAATAATGCCTTTTGATTGTATAATATAATTCAAAATTGCTTCAATTTTAAAACTATATTTGCCAATTTCAGAAAGAGAGAAAATCCTTCCATATTTTTCTTCAATCTCTGGTTTATATTCATAATTTGATTTATTTTCAAAATTCATAACTCGTTCTATTCCTTGTTTACCTGTTAATTCATCTATGTTTATCGCACCACCTTTTTGTTCTATAGACGATAGTTCTGATGGGAATGCTTCGTTTAATGACGATAGTTCTGATGGGAATGCTTCGTTTAATGACGATAGTTCTGATGGTAATGATTCTTCTAGTAATGCAGAAGACACAGGAGAGTCAGAAGACACAGAAGACACAGAAGACACAGGAGACACAGAAGACACAGAAGACACAGGAGAGTCAGAAGACACAGAAGACACAGAAGACACAGAAGACACAGGAGAGACAGAAGACACAGAAGACACAGGAGAGACAGAAGACACAGAAGACACAGAAGACACAGAAGACACAGGAGAGACAGAAGAGTCAGAAGACACATTACTAGATAAAACAAAAGATTCGTCAGTTAATTCATCATGAGGATAAGTCATGATAAGTGACTCCAACGGTCGCTGCAATAAACTGTATCCAAGTATAACATTCAACGCATCCTTTTTATTTTTAATTCTGGTTGTAATATATTTATACACAAGTGATTGATATGTTCCAATTTTACCCAAATATACATTTAATATTTTCAAACGTGATTGATGTTCAATTACCTCACCATTCATTTGAATTGTTGGATATTTATTTCTTTTATCAAAAAAAGTATTTTCCAAAGAAAAATCTTTTGGATAAACCCGATATGGAAAAGTATATGGATTTTCACCTCTTACAAAAGAGACATATCCTGTTGCTTTTCGTATCAATGTCTCTCTTCCACCTTGCTTAAAATTTCCAAACTTATCAAAAATATCCTCATGTTTTATAGTTGACCGCCTATCATTAATGTTCATCAAATTTAACAACCAAATAATTTCTTCATATGTATTAAACATTGGTGTTGCTGATAATAACAACAATCGTAAATTATCAGCAGATTTTACCAATTTTTCCAAATTAATAGCAACCTTTTTATTTTCAGTATTGTCAGTAACACGGATGTTATGAACTTCATCAATAATAATCAACCTATTGTCAAATTCTCGTTTCAATCGTTCTTTTTGTATTTTTAAATCCCCAGATCCGGCTTTTCTTAAAATAAAATTCGCGAATTCTATATAACCTATAAATAAATAAGAATTGTTAATAATATCATTAATTTCAGATATAATTTTATCTCTTGTCAAATTCGTAGAATTGATTTCTCTCAATAATTTATTTCCAATACAATTTGTAATATTCCAAACGCCATTCTTTTCTTTTAGTTTTCTTTCATCAAACAATTGAAGACGAAAATTCTCTTGAACATTTTCAGATGCAACAATAATAATTCGTTTTACATTATTCATTTGTTTTAAATAATCACGCATTTCTTCACTCACTCCAATTGCTGAACATGTTTTACCACTTCCTAATCCATGATACAATAATAAACTATTATAGGGCGTTTGAAAAGAGAGAAAATTCTTAACAAATGCTTGATGTGGAGATAATTCAAATTCTGCTGTGCTTAACATTTCAGCCTGTTTTTTTACATTTGAATGTATTGTTCCATCGTATTTCGTATCATTAAATTCTTTTTTTGTTGCGATTTTTATATTAAAATTTGGGTCATTTAAATTAGGATATAAATAAGTATTCTCAGTTTCATTTGCATAAAGACCTTCTTGTAATTCTTTTTTCTTTTTTAATGAGTTACAGTCTTTTGAAAATTCGTTGTCTGCACATGCTTGTGTTGATGGTTCTTCTTCTTCTTCTTCCTTTTCTTCTTCTTGTTCTTGATCAGACTCTTCTTCTTCTTGATCAGACTCTTCTTCTTGAGACTCTTCTTGTTCTTGATCAGACTCTTCTTGTTCTTGATCAGACTCTTCTTGTTCTTGATCAGACTCTTCTTGTTCTTCTTGAGACTCTTCTTGTTCAGACTCTTGTAAAATGCTAGGAGGTTCGACAATAGGCTCAATAATAGGCTCAACAATAGGCTCAACAACAGGTTCAATAATAGGCTCAACAATAGGCACATGTTTTTTAGGTTTTAATCGACAATAGGTAGTTTTGCCTCGCACAACAACAGAACAATCTTCTTTTATTCCACATGCATTTTCGGATAACCCTTTACATGTCGACATAATTAGTATAAACTATATTCATTTAATAATTTATGTACATTAGAAATTAATTGTTTTTTCTCTAAATTATAAGGTCTAATATTTTCTAAACATTTCTGAAATGATTTCCACTCAATCTTGCTTACTTCTGTTTTTTGATAATTCAAAGTGTCATCATTAATTTCATCCATATATGCCAAAAAATATTTGTGTTTATAAGATTTATGATTTGTCCCAATAAATGTTTCTTCAAAAGGCAATACATTTTGAATAACACATATAGTTTCACAATTTATGCCAGTTTCTTCTTTAAATTCTCTCAATGCACATTCCAAATCCTTCTCACGATTATTCCGGCGGCCTTTCGGAAATTCCCATTCGGTTTCTGTCCATCCCGTATTACTTTTTTTAACAATCATTTCAAGTGTTATAATCTCATCATTGACAACAACCCCACTTTTTATCAAATCAAATTTTTTACTAGATATGATTTCTTCATTTAAATATTGATTGTTTGAAACATTTCCCCACATTAAATTCCACAATTCATTAAATGAAAGTGTCAATATTCTCTCTTTTTCAGAAAGAGACATTTCATCAATAATGCTTTGTATATGTTCGATGTTATAAGGTGAATATTTTCCTCTAATAAAATCTATATATCCAAAACTATCCTTTCGTCGAATCATTAAAAATTCGGTGATTTCATTCTTTTTTCTAAATAATATAATTCCATAACTCATAATAGGATATTTACAATTGTGGAACAAGTGTCCACATTTTTTACAATTATTGCATATATTCATGTAATATGTTAAAATTCGGCATGTTTTTATATTATTTAAGTTATATGGCATTACATGGAACCACGCAGAATGCCATAAATCTTTCTCAAAAAAACGACAGTGTTTTAAATCCGGAAATTTGGGGAAAATGGTATTGGGGGTTTTTACATACAATTGCTATTTCATACCCATCTTATCCGAATGCTGTAACCAAGAAAAAATATTATGAATTGATTCAAAATTTTCATATATTTTTGCCTATAGAACACATTTCAACTCATTTTTCAAAATTAATAGAAACATATCCAGTTGCACCATACTTGGATACACGCGAAACATTTATCAAATGGGTGCATTTTATTCACAACAAAATTAATGAAAAAATGGAAAAACCTACGATATCATTACACGATTTTTATATTCAATATTATCAAAATTATAAGCAAGACACCTTTAATTATAAACTCAGAGAGAAAGTCATTTACATAATAATAATTGTAATATTAGTAATATTTATTTATTATTTGTATAATAAATAAGATGAAAGAAGGAGGAAAAACGATAGCTTCCGGAGGATTTGGATGCGTATTTAGACCGTCTTTAAAATGTAAAATGGCTAATAATAGAGAACCCAATAAAATATCAAAATTAATGACAAGAAAACATGCATTAGATGAATATAATGAAGTCTTGTTATTGAAAAATATATTAAATAAAATACCTAATTACACGAATTATTTTATTATTGATGGATTCACTATATGTGAGCCAGACAAATTGACAAAATCGGATTTAACAGATTTTAAAAAATGTTCTGCGTTGCCAAAAGACAGCATTATGTCTACAAACATTAACAAATCTCTTGATAAATTATTATTGATTAATATCCCTGATGGAGGAGAAGCTCTTGATAATTTTATATATAGGCATTCTGCTTATCAAGAAATTATCGAAATAAATAAGTCTATGATCCAATTGTATATGAATGGTATTATTCCCATGAATAAATTAAATGTTTATCATAGCGACATTAAAGACTCTAATATTTTAATTTCTCGTAAAAAAGATGGTTCATTATGTGCTAAACTCATTGATTGGGGATTAACTTGTATTTATAATCCAAAAAAACATGAAGACTTGCCAGAAAATTGGAAAAATCGTCCGTTGCAATTTAATGTGCCATTTTCAATAATTATTTTTTCAAATAAGTTTGAAGAAAAATATTCCAATTTTTTAAATAATTCGAATGGAAAAATTACACGTGCAAAATTAATGCCATTTGTTTTAAATTATATAACTGAATGGAATGAAATACGAGGACCAGGACATTTTAAATACATTACACATATATTTTTCATGTTTTTTGAAAAAGACCATCCACAAGAAAAAGACAATATCAATTTTTTTGAAAAAACATATACACTTCCTTATATTACTAATTATATTGTGAAAATTTTACTTGCATTTAAACCAAAGGAATATTTAAACACTATATTTGTTAAAAATGTGGATGTATGGGGATTCTTAATATCATATTATCCAATTATGGAAATTATTTATGACAATTATAAGACCAGTTCTAAAAATGATATTAAAATTTTTAATTTTATTAAATCGTTGTATTTGAATGTTTTGTATAAAAATGGTGACAAAGTCATTACTGTTTCCAAAGTACTCAAAGAAATGAATAAATTTACAAACCTCTTTAAAAATTCAATCACAAAAACCATGCGAAAAAATAAAAATATAACATTAAGCAATAAATCCTCGAAATCAACAAAATCTACCAAACACAACTCATCTCGTAAATTAAAATATCTTGATTTATGAAGTTATATTTAGGCATTTCATTTCAAGAGTTTAATATTTAAATATAATAATAATGAAATTAGAATTATTTGTCTTGGGGATTACAGCATTTCTTATATATAATACATATCATGATGGGAAATATTTAAAAATAATAATGTCTTGGAAAAAATATTATCAAATGGCGTTTTTTGGAGTAATTGGTATCAGCGTGTATTTATTGATGAAACGAAATCCTGTTCAAGGAAAAAATATGTTGTTATACGCAAACAATATGGTAAAATATATGCCTATTGATAAATCGTCGATTGACATGTTCTCTCCCATTTTTGATTTTACTAGCACATCAAGTTTAGATAATGATATTGGATTCGGTGGCGGTAATGTGAATGGAGAGAGAAGAATGATGAATTCAGGCAAAATGGGGACAAAACGTTCTGTAAGTGAAACGAAGAAAAAGTTTGTAGCATCACAACAACAATGGAAATGTGGCGAATGTAACAAACAATTGAATGCATGGTTTGAAGTAGACCATAAAATAAGATTGGATAATGGCGGTACAAATGAAGTATCTAATTTAGTTGCTTTATGTCGTGAATGCCATGGATGCAAAACTGCAATGGAAAATTTGTAGACAAAGTGTTTAGATAAAGAAAAGATAATGTCTTAATATATTAGTATGTCTGGTGAATCAAAAAACCCCGATTGTAATGACAAAACCGCATTTTTTCAAAATAAAGCTACGGGTAATTGTTTATTTGAATCTGTTGCTCAAATATTTTATCCAATATCGTGGGACTTTGACAATATAACCTCAAAAAATAAATATAATGATACAGTTATTCCATTAGCAAATAATTTTCGAAATTATGTATCACAGATTTATTCTAACATTTACAATTTAAAAAGAACTATACCCACCAAAGAACAATTTACTAAAATATTACATGTATTTGGATTAAAAGAGAAAATTACTTTTAATAACCAAGAAATGAATTTACTTGAGTATTCAGAATATATAAAAAAAGACGGTGCATGGGCTGCGGATGATGATTTATTAATACTTGGTAAGTTATTAAAAATTAATTATAGAATATTAATTCACCAAAACGTAATTAATTACATTTTTGACTCAAATAATAATTCAAATATACCCACTTTTACTTTTTGTAATTTAAATGATAAACATTGGGTATTACATAAACATGATCATCCATTAAGATATGAGGACGCATTCGTAGAGATAAATAAAAGATTTCATGAACTTATCTGGTCAAATGACTCACCGCCACCGCCACCATTAGTACCACCACCACCACCACCATTAACAGTATCAGACGAAGAAAAATCAGAAGAAGACGAAGAAAAATCAGAAGAAGACGAAGAATCGTTGATAAAAATCGTTGTTATATATATATTTGTAAATCAAACTCTTTTAATATGTATAAATAATGATAAAGATGATAAAGATGATGATAAACAAAAAGCACCCGTTGTACCAGTTGGCATATTTGAATCAAATATTAATGATAAGATAACATTTGAAGAAACCTTAGCACAAGCAGGACTTCACATGCCTGAAAATTTTAATCCATTCAGAAAATCAGAAAATGATAGTATAGTTAATGTAAATCAAAAAGATGTTGCCAGGATAATGTTAAATTATGGGAAAACTGCTTCCAAACTAATAAAAAATGATGATACAATTAAAGTATATCAAAAAAATTATTATTTATTTATAGATAAACTACCTGATGGATATTATGATAAAACCAAACCAAATTCTAATAAATTTTTTGATAATAATACATATCCACATTATACTTATAGTAAATGTGCGTTAGCATTAATCCCCCTTACAAATATATGCGATTTGACTAAAAATTATTATAAAAATGATTATTTTAACAAAGTTTGTGAACAGAAAGAGTATGTTAGATCCATAATTATAAAGTTACAAAATAACAAATCGCCCGACAACACAACAAATCAATTGTCTCTAATATCATTATCATCCGCATCAGTACCATTAATATCAAATGAAAAGGATGCAATAAATAAAATAGATGCGGTACAATTATTAAAAAATGAACAATACAGTAAACAAAATAAATTAAAAGAATTAAAACAAGACCTATCTTCATTCGAACTAGAAAAAAAAACAAAGCTGACACAAATTAATTCTTTTGAACAACTTTTAAATAATAATGGCGATTTAGGTCTAGGAACCGGAATAGGAACAGAAATGATTAATAATCCTAACCAATTTAAATCTAAACGAGACGAAACAATACGCAAACAACAAAATCAGGAAGATATAAATGAAAAAAACTCTATAAATCAAGATAATGGAATAGAATTAACTAACCAAAGAGATGCAAATGAAGATAATGGAATAGAATTAACTAACCAAAGAGATGCAAATGAAGATAATGGAGAATTAACAAAGTTTAAACAAAAACTAGAAACAATATTACAAAATAGGTTAAACCAAGGTAATAATAAAGATAAAAAAAAAATAGATCAAGACAATAAAAGACAAATCGAAGAAGAAATACAAAATTTACAATCGAGTTTAGTTAACACCGACGAAAAAATAACAAACAAATTAAAAGAAATATCGTCCGTATCCGATGAAATAACCAAATTAACCCAACAAATAAAAGAGGCAGAAGAAACAAACGAAAAAGAATCACAACAATCAAAACAAAAAGCAGCACAACAAACAAAAGAAGAACAACAAACAAAACAAAAAGCAGCACAAGATGCTCAAGTAGCAACCGCATTATTATTGGAAAAAAATTTTAATAATACGATAAACACAATGTTGGGATCATTTTCGGGAATAACAACAAAAACAAATTGGTATCTATTTATTGCATTTATTATAACCATTATTCTGTTATCATTATTGCTGCATTACAAAATAATAGAATATACCCCATTTTTAATAACAATTTGTTTTGTATTAGCCACCCCAATCATTATTTATTTATTTACAGATAATAACATAGACCCGAAGAAAATAAGCCCAAAAATAAACCAAAAAAATAAATATTACATGCTTTTTATAATTTTTATGATTTTCATGTCAATTTGCACATTAATGTTATTATTAAACAATGGACGTTTTCCGACTACACCCATGCCAGGCGAATTGTCAGCCCAAGAAAATCAAACAAATTCGGCAATTGTGTTTTCAATCATTACATTTTTAATAGTAGTAGGTTGCATATGTTGGGTTTTATTGAGCATGTCAGAATTCAAAGAATTATTTAAAGGTCTATATCAAATTTCCAACGTTTTGTATGTCATCATATACATCATATTCTTAATTATATTTTTCTATTTAACTTCAAAAGATACTCAAAACACATATGCTGCTATTATATTTCCATTATTAATTTTATTTGGAATGGGATCATTCATGTATTCTTTTAAACAAACGTCTTTATTCGGATCAGACATAAACGTGAACTATGAAAGACTAAAGTATTTTATTTTATTATCGTGTTTAATTACAATTATTATCATATTTTACACAATAAATCCTGGTGGATACATGACGAAATATTTTGGTCAAACATTTTCAGTTGCAATTGCGATGATGGTATTCGGATTTTTATTTTTGGTATTTTCAATCAATTTATCAGATAGCACTAGCACCAGTCCCAATACATCTTCGCTTATAAGCGTGTTCAATAGAGATAAATTCGTCATATACAACATCTTACTATTTATTATTTTTATAATCATCGTAGTAGCCGGGATTGTATATTTTCCAGGTGGATTTGAAAATAATCCGATGTCTATATTAATAATTATATTGTTATTGATAATTTTCACAGGATGGGTGTTATTTTTCGGAATTAAATTATTTATAGATGAAACGGAAAACTTGGTGCCATCGATGACTTCTTTCTCGAATAAATCCGATGCAATGAAACGAATTCTTATAATGGTATTTGGACTGATATTTTCGTCCTTATTAATTGTATGGTTAATTGGAACATTTCAAAATTTTGCTAGTCGGTCTACTATAGCAAGTGGAATATTAAACTCATTAATGATTATTTTCGCATTAAGTCTAATATATAAAATTTTAACAATCGGAACAAATTATAATAAAACTCAAACTCCTACAAAATTTCAAGAAGGGATTGACCTCGTTTTAAGCATCATGTTTTACATTCCATGTTTAATTACATCGCCATTTGATTTTTTTCCGTCCACAACACCCTCAACCAAAACATCTACATCAAAACAAAAAATAGTATATGAATATACACCTACAATTAAAAATGCGTTTGTTTTATTTGTAATCATTATTATATTGTGGATACTATCACTTATTTTGCCATTTATAGAAAAAAGAGTGAATTTACAAGGAGGCACCCAAATCATATCAAATCCAATACCTACAAATAATGAATCAGTAGTTGCATCTTATGAAAAATTAAATGGAAATAATGACTCACATTATCAATATGGCATGTCATTTTGGGTTTTTATCAATGCTTTTTCTCCTAGCACAAATTCCAATTACAATAAATTCACTTCACTTTTAAATTATGGTGATAAACCAAATATTTTATATAATGGAAGCACAAACACTTTGATGATAACTATGAAAAACACCGGTTTAAATGAAACTTCGTTTCATCATCAAAAATTAACAGATGTAGATGATAATAATAATCGCATTTTATATAAACAAAAAAATGTTCTTCTTCAAAAATGGAATAACATTACTTTGAATTATGCTGGTGGCACGTTGGACGTATTCGTAAATGGAAAATTAGTAAAATCTAACGTTGAAGTAATTCCATATATTACATTAGACAATTTGATAGTAGGAACAAATCACGGAATAGATGGAGGAATATGTAATTTAGTATATTTTACAAATCCGTTGACAATTACAAATGTCTATTATTTATATGAAACCTTGAAAAACACGACTCCTCCTTTTATCAAAACATAGTAAATACGATAAATGCAAGAAAAATATATGAATAATATATAAATGGAATTGAAATCAATTATTTTTATAGTATTTGTGATACTTATTATTTATATTTTATTTAGATATATGTTTCAAGACATTAATACTTTACAACAAAATGTAGTCAACGGACAAAATTTAACCACAATACAAGCGTCCAGTTTAGCAACAAATGGAACAAATGCGGCAAGTAATAATTTTGCATATTCAATTTGGTTTTATGTAAATGATTGGAATTATCGTTATGGAGAACCAAAAGTTATTTATGGAAGAATGGGCAAAACTAGTGCTGATGGTAGCGGTTCCGTTGATAATGTAAATGGCTTAGACCCTTGCCCCGCTGTAGTGTTAGGTGCTATTGAAAATAATTTGTCTATTGCATTAGGTTGCTATCCTGGGCTTGATTCAAATACATCTTCTACAACCATATCTGGACAAGCAACATCTGTTGTTCACACATGTAATGTAGCAAATGTGCCTATTCAAAAATGGGTGAATCTCTTAATTAGCGTTTATGGTCGAACGTTAGATGTATATATTGACGGCAAATTAGTCAAAACATGTTTATTGCCTGGAATTGCAATGGTCAATCAAAACGCAAACATATATATTACACCAAAGGGAGGATTCAATGGCTGGACATCTAAATTCCAATATTGGCCAAATTCATTAAATCCTCAGGATGCATGGAATATATATACACAAGGGTATGGAAGCAGCATTCTCGGAAATATATTTGGAAGTTATGAAGTGCAAGTCTCTGTTTTAGAAAATGGAACAACAACAAGTAGCATCAAAATATAATATTTTTATTTATTATATAGAATGAGTGAAACTAAAGTAGTATATGGAACAAAAGAATTTTTACAATCAAATAGCATTATTGCCAAAGTCTCATTTTTATTTTTAATTTTATTTCTTTTTATCATATTACTACGTTTAGGAATGTCGTGTCTTGGTTGGTTATTGTCATCTAGTAATTCACCAAAATTAATTAATGGAATGATTGATGCCAAACAAATGATTGTTTTTCCACAAGATCCTAGTTTAAACAATGCTACAACCATTTATCGTTCTGTAAATGCTACGGACGGTATTGAATTCACATGGTCTGTATGGATTTTTATTGATAATTTACAGTATTTATCCGGACAATATAGACATGTATTTCATAAAGGAAACAATCAATTAGACTCTACTGGAAAAAATTTCCCCAATAATGCACCGGGTTTGTATATCGCGCCAAATACGAATTCTAATACAAATTCTATTGTAGTCATCATGAATTCGTATAATGAGATTAACGAAGAAATCACCATTCCAAATATTCCTTTGAATAAATGGGTCAATGTCATTATTCGTTGTCAAAATAACAAATTGAATGTTTATATCAACGGAACCATTGTGAGAAGTCTTGAGCTTGCTGGCGTGCCAAAACAAAACTATGGAGATATTTATGTTTCAGCGAATGGTGGTTTTGATGGCTACACGTCAAATTTATGGTATTACAATTACGCACTGGGCACGGCCGCAATAAATAATTTAGTAAATTCTGGGCCTAATACACAGATCGTGGGAACTTCAGCATTGGGTGAAAAATTTTCAAAGTATTTGTCTTTGCGTTGGTATTTCACGGGGGGTGATGGATATAATCCATAAGAAAAATATTAAAGCACGTTTAAGATACATCCTTAATTGGTCTGTTGTAAATAGATAATTTTATGTTGGCAACTTTATCATTTCAAACGATATTTGAAATGAGATTACTTATATTTAAATACAAATTCAGCAGAACTGCCTCTTGTTCCTAATAAAACCTGTCCTATTTTTATAGTTGATGTAACATGATGTTCTTTTTGTAAATACTCTCTTGCTTCAAATTGATAAGTAAATGTTTTTATAAATGTTTTATCGGTTGTAAACACATCAAAAGGTTTATTTTGTCCTTTTTTGTCTAATCTGTTTTTTGTTGCTTCTGGATTGTTTTCATAATATTTTTTTAATCTTTCACTCTGTTCTTTTCCTGCGTTTGGGTTGTCTTCATAATATTTTTTACTTCTTTCACTCTGTTTTATTCTTTCTTCTGGATTGTCTTCATGATATTTTTTTTGTGCTTCACTATTTTTTTTTATTGCTTCTGGATTGTTTTCATAATATTTTTTTAATCTTTCACTCTGTTCTTTTCCTGCGTTTGGGTTGTCTTCATAATATTTTTTCTTTATTTCGCTCATTTGTTCTCTTGCTTCTGGATTATTTTCAAAAAAATTTATTCTTATTTCACTATGTTTTTGTCTTACTTTTGGATTTTCAAAATATTTTTTCTTTATTTCGCTCATTTGTTCTCTTGCTTCTGGGTTGTCTTGATAATATTTTTTCATTCTTTCACTGTGTTCTTTTCCTGCTTCTAGATTTTCCTGAAAATATTTTTTCATTATTTCACTGTGTTCTTTTCCAGCATCTGGGTTGTCTTCATAATATTTTGTCATTCTTTCACTGTGTTCTTTTCCTGCTTCTGGATTATTTTGAAAATAATTTTTCATTCTTTCACTGTGCTCTTTTCCTGCTTCTGGATTATCCTGAAAATATTTTTTCATTCTTTCACTGTGCTCTTTTCCTGCTGTTGGATTATTTTCAAAATACATTCTTCTTTTTTCGCTCTGTTTTTGTTTATCCTTTTCTGTATAAATATATCCGCTTAATCCCTCACCACCAAAAGTCATATTATATCCTTTACCATTTATGTAATGTGAATTATACTCTATTATATATATAATTTCCATTTCACATAATTCTTCTAATGTCTCTGCTGTATCTATTTGTATAAGTTCAAAAGTATCTACCATGTCATATTTTATTAACGCTTTATACAAACATTGTGGGTAACAATTTTTTGCACAATATTTATGTTCTTTTTTTCGTTGCTCTAATGAAGTAGTCGTTAGACCAATGTAATATTTTCCATTAGGAAATTGTATTTTGTAAATAGAACCGAAAGTCATTATATAATATTGGTTACGGTTGCTTCTTTTTTTATTTCAATTTTAATTTTAATTTAATTGGAAAAAATGTAAAATTGAAATAAAAAGTAAATTATGAGAGAGAACTGGCGTAAGATGAGTATTAAAATAAATTATTATTATTATTTGTAGTGTTAAAGGTAATAACCATATTTTATTATATATTCAATCATGTTTGTTGTTCCCATTGAATGATTGCAAGAAGAACAAATTGGTCTTAAATTATTTATTTCAAGAGTTCCTCCATTTTTTTCACTAATTATATGTCCTACATCAAATTCTGTATTTGATATTATTGCTTTCTTACAACATAAACATTTATGACGGTGTATGTTTGAATCTATGTGGGTATTCCAAACATTTATTTTAACATTTTTTGGAATAGATTGTTTTTTCTTTCGTATTGTTTCTTGTTTGAGTTGTTCTTGTTTGAATACTTCTTGTTTGAATACTTCTTGTTTGAGTTGTTCTTGTTTGAATACTTCTTGTTTGAATACTTCTTGTTTGAGTTGTTCTTGTTTGAATACTTCTTGTTTGAGTTGTTCTTGTTTGAATACTTCTTGTTTTAATTGTTCTTGTTTGAATACTTCTTGTTTTAATTGTTCTTGTTTGATTACTTCTTGTTTCAGTTGTTCTTGTTTGAGTTGTTCTTGTTTGAGTTGTTCTTGTTTCAATTCTTGTGTGTCGCTTTCTATACTATTTACAGAAGCATCACAAGTATCATCTATTTTTTTGTGTTTAATAAAAAATAAATCATTGCATTTAGAATTATAACTCATAATGTTAAATATTATACTTTCCTTTGTGTTTCCAGAAGAAAATTTTTCTTTAATATTATTTGTTTTATATATACTTCTCAATTCTGTTGCGTTTAATCTTTTTAAATCACTCCACACTACATTAAATTCATTCAATAATAATTGAAGTAGTTCTTGCTTTTTTAATTTTGACAATCCACAAAGAGTGTTTGCTTTACATTTTTCTTTTAATTCATCTATAGTAAGTTTTTGAATTTTATTCTCAAATAATGAATTTATTTTACATTCATTATTTAATTCTAGTGGAGGTTCAGTAATATCTGAAATTACACTATTATCATATTCTGAATTATCAAACATTAATAACATTATATTTTACTATTTATATCATTTATTTATCTTGTCAATCAACACACGAATTTCTTGATAATGTTGCTCTTTTAAATTATTGACAAATTCTGCGTGTTCCGCGCGATGCTTGTATTCTTGCACTTCCAATTGATGCTTCAATCTCATCTCAATAATCTCGGTTTTTAGGCGCGCCACTTCATCTTGTAATTCCCGGGTTGCTCCTGCGAATTCACGACCAGTTCTTACATATTCTTTTTTAATTCTATCAAATTGTTTGGCGTTTAATGCGACCATTTCATTTCTGCCTGAAATATCCAATACATTATCATATGCTTCAAAAATATCACGAATGTCCGCCTCTGCTTCTGCCGTGTATTTCAAATCAACATAATTAAATAATTCCAATTCGACATTAACATTCGACATTTTACCATAATCCTTGTTGTGTTCACCCAACCGGCGTTTAATGTCGCATGTGAAACCATATTTATAGACAGTTAAATCGTTATTTATTTCCGTGGAAATGCCAAAAGTTTCTCTCAATACCCCCACTTTTCCCAAAGATAATAAATAGATGCATGGAAATCCTTGGGCGTATTTTCCAAAGACGGCTCTGTAATTCTCAATTTTAATATTTAAAATCTCTGTGCCCAAAACCTCCTTGGCTTCTTTTGTCCCCATTTGAATGGTGAATAGTTTTTCTTCTGCCCAATCTTGGAATTTTTCTGCTCGTTCAGCATTTGATGCGAATAAAACACGCAATAATCCTTTGTATGTTAGATACAATCTTTTTTTAATCGTAGTATCACCATAATTTTTGGGGTCATTCTGAATAAAATGTTTATAATGTTTATTAATTTTATAATTTGAATTATTGTTTAATATTATGTCTTGCAATCTTTTCATATGAAATGATTTACTAACATCTTTCACCTTGAAATATATTTTATTTCTCTCTTTTTCTCCCCTGGTTTCAATCTCAATAATATTCCCATCTGTATCATGAAATTTCTCTTCATCTTCTAATTCCAAGAGAGGCGGAGCATTTTCAATAACTTCTTGGTCTTCTTTTCTCTCTGAATCATATACTTGAATGTCTTGTTTAATATCTTCTTTTTCTTGTTTTATTTCAACAAGAATAATAGGAGCAGTTGGAGGCGAAGGGACGGACTCAATAATAATAGGAGCAACAGGAGCAACCAAAGCATCTTCACTCCTAAAATAATATTTATCCACCCACGATTTTGTGATTAATAATTGTGCCTTTTTGCAGTTTTCGTCACTCATGTTCCACTCCTTGGTTCTTGCTAAAAAATTGGCATATAGATATTCCGTATCAGGAATTGCCTTTTTCTTTGTAATAAGTCTCTTTTTGACGGTGCATCCATAAAAGAATTCCGGTTTATAATCAAACAAATCCTTCATATTAAAAAACAACTTGTTTGTCATGTCAATTGCGAATGGTTGAGGAGTTCTCATCATTGTCACTTGTTATATATAATAGTATCATCTCTCTACACAGTTTATTAATATATATTCACGCGAATAAATGTGTAAAATAATCTTCACCTCCGATAATTCCCATTTTTATTATGCATATATTACATGTTTAGTAAATTTACTTCATTATTTGGAAAAAATAAAAAACAACAAAACGAAGAAGATCTAGCTCAAATTAAATCAAATTTGGAAGGTCTTACTACAGATGAAATAATAGGTGAACAAGAAATGCCAATTGCCAAATCTATAATAACAAGACAAACCTCTTTTTCCAAAATACTACCTGATCCTGATAATTATCATGCTTATTTACAAAGTATATTACGAGAACAATATGAAGAATATATAAATTTTTTATACCATTTAACGGTATTTGAAAGAGTTGCACTTAAAGAACCAAGTGCAGATAGAACTACTGAAGATAATGAACTTATAGAAGGAGTATTTCGTAAAATACCTCCACTGAAACATTCATTTTATGCATATAGATGTTATAGAAATAATGTTAGTATTGCAGATTTACAAGCAAATCCTAATAATGGAGTAATTTCATCCGTAACAATTAGAGCATCTTATGCAGATTATTGGTGTAAAAAACACGCACCTGGTGATAAACCATCATATGAGTTTCAAGATGACATGCCAAAACAGTCAAATAGAAATCTAGATGAAAAAGGAGATTTAATTGTATGTATTTTAATTCCAAAAGGAACTAAAATAATACCATTAATTGGTATTGGTTTTGAACATAAAGAACAAGAATTTGAAACTATTTTATCTTCTCATAGTAAATTATATTATACTGGAATTCAAATAAGATCAAAAAATATACCTCTTTTTGTTTGCGTGAATGAAGAAAATTTAATAGAGAATACTGATGAGATGAAAGATATGAATAAAAATATATTAACTGAATATTTTATTGAAAGTGCAATCCGAATGGATCCAAGTCGTCGCAGTAGTTTTATTGAATCATTTTCAAGAATACCAAGAGAAAAAATAATTAAAAAAAGAGAAGCAAGAGAAAGAGAGGAAAAAGAAAGAATAGAAAAAGAAAAAATAGAAAAAGAAGAATTTGAACGCGTTCATACATTTATGGAAAATGAAAGAATAAAAGCAGAAGAAGCTGAAATAGAAGCAGAACAACAATTACAGGAAAACATTTCTGCTAATTATAGAAGTTTGACTATGTTTGATGGACCGCGAGGTGGAAAGAAATATAAATCAAAAAGACATAAGAAAAGGAAAAATAAAACAAAAAGACGTGATAAAACAAAAAGACATGCCAACAATAAATAAATAATAAAATATAAATTTATACCGATTTAACACAATGTTTCAAATGAAATACCGTTTTCATATGTGCTCCATTTAAATATGATTGAGAGACTACTTTTCTGCATACAACACATGATACCTTTAATGTTCCAACAAACGCTTCAAACACTTTTTTAGGTTTGGTTATTTGTTGATAATATTCAGATAAATATTGTTTTTTATTAAATTGTTCTTCTTCACTCATCGCTTCACGTTTAAGACGATTCTTTTCTAATATTTCTTCACGATTGTTATAATATCGTTTCAATGAAGCAGACATCGGGTTTGTTGTCGGAGAATTCATTTTTAAAGTTACAAAGTGGTGGTTTAGTTGCAGTTGATGTTTGGCATTCATTAAAATCCATTTCAATTTTTTATGTCTGAGAAAAATTAAAATGCTTGAAATTAATTAATATTTATTTTTTCAAATAAATTAAAATTTTCTACTTTTCCATCAACTGTAATATCAAACAATTCTTCAAATATCTCAACCATTGTCTTATTGCCAACAATTTTCAGCAATCCAACCATATCGACTCCACGATTACATTCAATAAAATGTAATACGTTGTTGTCATCTAATAACATATCATATCCAATAAAATTAAAGGCAGAACTATCTTCAACGAATCTATTTAATCCTCTAAATTTGCTCTGAGTAGATTGTAATGTTTTTATCAAAATATTTTTAAATTGGGCATGTGTGTCTTCTACCATTTCATCGCCAAACTCACACCGTAAATTATCCATTAAATCCAAATAATTCACAATATCTAATTGACACCCATATTTGGCATTTAAATTGTAAATAAGTTGTAAATTTGTTAAAGAACTCATGTTATCAATATCGGTTTGTTCAAAGTGTTGAAATTGCTTTGGTATTTCTTTAGCGTTGTAATCTAATATGGTATAATATACTAGTTGTTTATTTAATAAATATACTTTAAGTTCATCATGTTCTAAAAAAAGCAACACATAATACCGGATGTTAAATTTACGACCATTATTTCCACATTTTAAACTCTTACATAATTTGGGATTATCTATATAAGAAGAAATCAAAAAAGAATCATATTTGAATTGTGTTTTAATTTTTACAAGTTCATTGAAAATTAAATAAGGTTCATTAATGTTTTTTAAAATCGTTATGCCTTTACCCTGAGACCCATTTCCTGGTTTAATAATTAATGACTTATTTGGATTGTCTTCTATAAATTCGGTAATAAGTTTTATATTTTTAAGTGAATTAGCAGAACAATATTTCATGTTGTTTATAATTTTAATTACAACACTTGGAGGATGAAAACATATGACATCTTTTTTATTAAACATTTGGATTAATTTTAAATATAGACGCGTTTTATTTGCCAAATAATATGTAACCCCTTGAATTTTATTTAATATTTTTGCTTTTCTCGAACAGACGCAATTATTAAATTCTGATAGTTCATTATAATATTTATCACTTGTAAATTTTGTCTCATACAAGTCTCTCAGCCCATAAAACACATCAATTTTATGATAATGTGGGTTCTTTATTCTTTTGTAAAAAAAAGAACGTCTACTATTTAAAAATCCGTTGAGAATAAATGGATATTTTAAAGAAACCTGTTTTGAAATGTAAAAAATATGTGGAGGTGGGGTCTTAACAATACATTCATGTATTTTAATAAATTCTTGATTAAACAACCTTTCTTTTTTAGTCGAATTTTTATAACATCCATAATAGTAAGTTTCATCAATATTATATGTTACTCTCGATGCAGGAGGAAACATTATATCAACGCTTATTTTCAATAATTCATTTATTAAAATATGATAATTCATGCATTCAGTTTCATAAAACGCATATTGTTTTGATATTAGAGGTGCACCATTAATTTCGATGAATTTAACATTAAGGGAATCGTCAATAATTGAATCTATTCCATAAATATGAAATGCTCCATTTGTTTCCTTTATAGGATTGTCATATTTGTCATTAGCACATAATATGTGATTCGCAATTTTTTCTGTTATAATTTTCAAATAATCTTTTATTTTTTGAAAAACAAAGCTAAATTCTTCTTTTGTAAAAATAGATATATAGTTTTTATGAGATACAAATCTATTATTATAAAAATCTTTTTCGTTGCAATTTGGAGGAACATAATTACTCAAAACACGTTTCTGAAAATTAATAGGTTCAAAATCAGTCATATCATTCTTGAAATTATCATAAGCACAATAATTTACAAATTCATCATATAAGTATCCAGAAACTACATTATTTATTTTAGTTATCACAAAATAAATACGGTTTGTAACTATAAGACATTTATTTTGTACTGCATTTGTATATAATCTTGGTAAATGTATTTTTGAAATGGTCCAATCTTTAAAATGATTATTTAATTTAACCGACCCAATATTTTTAAACTGAACTATTGAAATATCTAGCCCACATGTCCCTTTATCAGGTTTTATAATAATGTAATCATCATTGTTAAATGACTCTTTTGATTCTGATTCTGTTTCGTCATTAAATTGCATTTTATTGTTTTTCAAGATGAATCGTTTGTAATTAACAATAAAATCATATTTTTTGAATGTATCGCAATATTCACCTTTATTAGATATAAAGTGTTTTTCTGTATCTAATAAAATTCGGTAGTGAAACTTACTTGTTGTCTGTAATTTTGCAAAATTGGAAACACAAAAGTCAATTGAGTTATTTTCAAAGGCTTCTGAGTGTGTTATTTGATGCCAGTTGTGTCGTTCATTTAAATTATGTAATAATAAAGGAAAGTATAAATGAATGCCACTATAAACACTTGAAATCTGATTGTATTTTTTAGTTACTCCATCAAATAATGGGTTTAATGTATCTACCAAACCAATATAATAATTATATTTTCTCATTATATTAATCATCTAAAATTTATTTACATTACCTTATGCATTAAAAAACTATTTACATTATACAATCTAATTACAAATGTAGATTATTAAGTATAAGTAATACGCAATTATATATACATTATATATAATGTCATGTTTAGCCCCAGGTTATAATCCAAACCCAACAAGAACATGGTCCAGAGTTCAATCGTCGTGTTCTCTCGTTATACCAACAATACCAACAACACCAATAACAAATGTAGAAGTTATTGCGTTACAAATGCTGAAAAAAGGAAATATTTTACAGTATAAAGCAAACAGTTCTAATTTGACAAAACAACAACAATATTCTTTAATCGCACAAGGCAAATGGATAAATAGAACGAAAACATGGGCGACACAAGGCACCTCGTCAAGTAAAAATAACACACCTGTAATGTCAACCTCATCTGATTACACAAATCCAAATACACACAATTTACCAAGAGTAGGAAATACGTTAATTTGTGCTTCTCCGGCAATAAAATGTGTCCCAACATCATCATCGAATGTCCCTGGACCTATTATTGACATATGTTATGATGATTCTTTGACTACTTATTATCCGAGAGAAAATACAATCATGAATAATAGCACCAACGGGTTTCCAAAAGGTGCAAAGAATTTGGTGTCTGCAAATGCGTCACCAATTATAATTTAAATTATAATGTAGTAATATTATGAGAGACATAGTATTACTTGATTGTAACGAAATTAAGTGTCCAAAAGTGCTAATGTTTGTTTTTATTGAATTATGCGAGGCGTTTAAGGAACTTTCATATAATGTAAAAATTGTTACAAATATTAATGAAATAACTAACAATTCAATTGTTTTCATGGGTGATGGATTTACTGTGCCTAATGTAGTTTTAAGGTTAAACACAATAGCACCAAATGCCATTTATATTGGTTGGTATTGGCATAAACAAAATGTGAGCAATTTAAAATATTTTATACACACATATGAAAACATGTTAAATCCAGATAATAGAGTATCCTTTTTACAAAAACAAAAACATAATTGTCCATTACTTTTAAGGGCTTCTGAACATCCGGATTCGATTGGCACTTTTAAAAAAAACATATTATATGATTATTGTTATATGGGTTGGAGATATTGTAGCGAATATGTGCCATCGTCAACTAAATTTAAAGGAATATATCATGGTGTAACAGATCATGCCTTATTTTTACCATATTATAAACGAAAAGACATATATTTAGCAAGTATATTTGCCTTAGGTTTTCAAGGTGATGAAAACATACAAAATAAACATACATCTCAACGAATATTTGAAGGATTGGCTTATGGATGTGTTGTATTATCTAATAGTCTTCCAGCTTGTGAATATACAAATAACATTGTTGTTTACATTACTTCAAAAGAAGATTTGGAAAATAAAATGACTTTTTTTAAAAACAATCCTGGATTAATAAAACAAAAACAAGAAGAAGGATATGAATTTATAAGAAAATGCGGAACAAATCACACATCTATTAATTTATTTATGGATTGCATAAACCAATTTTCATTTCCTTAAATTCGGATTCATACATACATCTTTTGTGGGAAAAATGTCGCCAGACATGCATTGGTCGTTTACTCCGACTTGTTCGCAACTGCGAAATCCACGGTCTTCTCCAATAAAACACCATCCCATTTTGCCTTGTTGAATAGGACTCGTCGAATCATCTGCCACATAATCCTCGCCGTTTTCCTGTTGTTTTTGTTGAGTAGATGTATTTAATGAACGATTTAATGAATTATTTATCATAATGTCGGGTTGTTGTGCGGCGTTTTCAGGTGTTCCGCCTGTAATATTTTGTATTTCAGACAACCCAGCCGTCGCGGTTCCGGCAGAAACATTAACTATTTTTTGCGTTCCTTGAGCAGATACGTTGACAGTTTGTTTAACAGATTTGCCAAAGAGTGCCGCGATTTTTGCTAGAAGCGGTGCAAAAAAATTGGTTGCGGATTCTGTTCCTTTTGCTAAATATACAAAAACATTAATTCCTAAAAATGCCAAAACTAATACAACAATCAACCAAGTAGTCCAGCTTAAGTTTAAAAAAAAATTAAAAAAATCAGAAAATGAAGAAGACGAAGACGAAGACGAAGATAAAAATGAAGATGGAGATGAAGAAGATGATGGAGATGAAGAAGATGAATACTTTTCTAAACCAGGCACAATCGGTTCCAAATGTTGATTAAATATTTCTTCAATGCTTGTAATGTTATCGTTCATATAATACAATAAAATATATTAATTGAAGGTTAATAAATACAAAAATTGGTTTAAATCGCCTAAAATTTCATCACGAATGTTTAATAAATCGGTGTTTGCCATTTTTAACAAGAATGAATTCTCTGACAAATCTATTAAATAGGATTTACATTTTTCAATTTCTCTCTTTAATTGTTCGTGAGAAGTCAAATCAATCAATGATATTTTCCGACAATTTACCAAATTTGTGCGAATTTCTGTTTTACCCAATAGAACTTCCATGAATTTATCAATATTTTCATTTAATTTTGAATATAATTCATCTGTTGCTTTATGAGTCGCGTAACTGTGTGTCTTCCAATGAAATAATTTTATCATGATTAATATTTCCATAAATTTCACGGTTATTTCTTGTTGGAATTTTGGTGCGGAAGAAGAGAGAAACGAGTGTGACCGTTTCATTCTGTTTTTAAGTGTTAATGTATTGATTCGTCTTACTCGGTGTTGACTACGCGTCCCTCTTTTCATATATATATAATATATATGAAATTAATTCAATCTCATTTCTAAACAAATTACACTAGAGTAGAGTAGAGTTTACATTTGTATCGCACACTAACTATATGTAAAAAAAACAAAAAACAACTAACTCCGAGGAACAAACTCTTCATTAAATGAATTCATCTTGTCGAGCTTTTCAATTGTCTTTTCAAAATTCGTATTCTTCACATTTTTAAATAAATAATCCATTCCAGGCGATTCTTCTTGTTGTTTAATTTGTTTGTATATATTATCTACTCGTTCAACAACGAGAGAAATCATTTCTTTTTGTCCTTCGCGAAGAATCTCGTCTTTTAAATTCACATTTTCGGTCAATAAAGAAACAACAAAATACAATATATATTTCCGTTTTTTACAACAATTCCCACTATATTTCAAACAAAATAAATTCAACAAACTCTTGACAATTTTTTGTGTTAATTTACAATGAGTTTCACTTTCTTTTAATAATACATCCCAAATAATCCAAATAATATCCATTTGATATTTCAAGTCCACTTTAAAATAACTCCTTCTCTCACATTTCAATTTCATCTTTTTATTTTTACATATGATCTCAAACTCAACCATCCATTCAATCCAATAACATGCATTAATGTTATTTCTACAAAGCGACGATAAATTATACAACAATTCATTTGTAGAAATAGACAATTCTTTTGGGTCATCCTTTAAAATAACATCATCTGCATAGTGTGAAGATGGTGCTTTGAATTTATCTGTAATGTTTGTCAAATCAAAATCGTCCGCTTTAATTACAATATCATTAAAACTATGTTGTCTTTTACACACACATAAAATACAAATGATTTCACAGAATAATTTGCGAATTTTCAAATTATTTCGCAATTTTAATTCATTACCTCCAATATATCCTACATTTATAATTTCTTTAAAATGTTGTATTCTTAAATCTAAAAAAATCGCGAGTTTAGCATTACCAACATGAATATTTTTACTATAAAAATGTAAAATAATGTCCCATAAATCACTATAATGTCCAGCACAAATTAATTCGGCACTCCAATAACAAGCAGGTTCTATTTTTGATTTAAATAAACTATTAAGCAGTTCTTTTTTTACATCAGATTTTTTGAATTTGGAAAAGGAAATCCCTTTAAACAGTTTGGGTTCTCTCACATCATTTATTTCAGAAACACTAGACATATTATTAAATTATACAAAAAAAAATCTAATAATACATATATGAAAATATACTATGCAATGTCAAATTGGGGAAAAATATTATTGTTTTGTTTATTGTTTTTAATATTGGTTGTTTTGTTAAATACAGTTTCGATGAGACGGAAATTAAAAGAAGGATATGAACAACAAGATAAAGAAAAAGGAGAAAAATTTATATTGAAAGAGGGTAATGATATTTACGACGATTTTTACATTAGCATTTACGACGATTTATTTTATAGTAGCATGAAGGACGATTATGAAATCGGACAAATTATCAATAAAACAGAACCAACAAGTGAAAGTCGCATATTAGACATTGGATCCGGTATAGGACACCATGTGTCTAAATTACAAGAACAAGGATATCATGCAATTGGATTAGACGCTTCTGAAGCAATGGTAAAAAAAGCAAAGGAAACATTCCCCTCATCAGAATTCATCGTAGGCGATGCAACAGGTGCGTTAGATTTCCAATTTAATTATTTTACACACATATTGTGTATGTATTTTACTATTTATCATATAAAAAATAAGGAACAATTTTTTACCAATGTTATAAATTGGTTAATGCCTGGTGGATATTTTATTTTACATTTGGTCGATAGAGAGAAGTTTGACCCAATTCTTCCTGCTGGGCAAGGGTTTCTTATTGTAAGTCCTCAAAAATATGCAAAAAAAAGAATTACTAAAACAAAGGTTCATTTTCACGATTTCGTATATAGTGCCGAATTTGATTTAAATAGCAGTAAAAATATTGCTATTTTTAATGAAAAATTCAAATTTACAGATGGTTCACGTGTTCGTAAAAATCAGCATATCTTATATATTGAAACTCTTGATGATATATTGACAATTGCACAACAATGTGGATTTATTATTGATGGAATAATAGATTTATTAAAATGTGGATATGATTCTCAATTTTTATATATATTAAGAAAACCCACATAATTTTATCTCTCGTTATAACATAAATGTCGAATTTGATGAATATGTTATATGGACCCTTGCCGGTAAAATACTGCCTTTATTATTATATTATGTCTGTTATTATGTTTCTCTCTTTTATAGTCGTATTAGGCAATTTATTATTTAACCTGATTCGTAGAAAGAGTGATGGAACAATGATACTTCAATTGAATTTAATTATTACCATTTTTATTGGCTATTTTACAAATAGGTTGTTGTATTCCATGTGTGCCGGTTCTCTAAAATAATTCATCGTTTAGTCGTTGTTTGTGATTGTTGGATTCTTATTCGACCTTATAAGGGGTTTATATCATTGAAGAAGATAGAGAATGTATGCTGTAAGTTGTTGTAAATAATGTATGATATATATATTATGCTAAAAGAAGGAGCTAAAGAAGGAGCTAAAGAAAGAGCTAAAGAAGGAGCTAAAGAAGAAGGAGAAGATGCATTCACGACAACACAATGGAGTGATGATATTGAAAATGTGTTGGGAAAAATTAGAGAGAATTGCATAATGATGAGCAATTATCATAAAATGCGTTATTATAGTTTCAAAAGTTTATTACACCTTTGCACATTTAAAACGCCGACTTTTTAAATGTGTTATTTATAATTCTTTAATTTTTTTGTTCTGTTAGATGGTTTCCTTATAAATCCTATTGGTTGTTTATATGTTCCTCTAATAATATTTTTATATTTTTCTTTTGGTATTTCTCTTAATACTTTCGCTATATTTATCTTTAATTCTTCATATTTTAATCCTTCTAATTTTTGTAATCTTGATTTCAACATACTAAAGAAATTTTCTATGGAATTTGTAAAATGTTGATATGGAACAGAATATAATAAATTATTATGTTTATTTACTAATTCCTTTATTTTTGCATTTCTATGAGAACTCGCATTATCTAAAATTACTAATTTATTCTTAAATTTTGTTGTTATATGTTCTTGTAAAAAATCATATAATCTATTACTATCAATACCACCTTTATCATATAAATCCCAACCTAAAACACCTTCAGTTGATATTGAAAATATACCTGTATATTTTTTGAATACTTCTTGAGAACTTGTTTTTATTATACATCTTTTTCCTAATTTATTATAACAATGTTTTCTTTTTTGTAATGAATCTATACTGGTTTCATCTATACAAATAATATCTTCTAATTTGTATTTTTTTATTTCTTCATAAAATTCATCTAACTTTTTATTTATGTCAATATCTTTTCCAAATCTTTTTACTGGTTCATGTCTTATTCTTGTTATTTTTAAAGTTATATTATTATCATTTATAATTCTATTGATATGAAATCTACTTAATGATACATTAAACTTTTTTTTAGTTTTATCATTAATTCACCCATAGTTATAGTTTTATTTTTAGTTATTTCATCTAATAAAAACTTAACATGTTCTTTACGAACTTTATATGCTACAGATTTTCTATTCTGTCTTTTTATTTCACCTTCTTTTTCATATTTATCAACCCATCTCATTAAACTTCTTGCAGAACATTTGAATATTTCACATACTTCTAATTGTGATTTATCTCCAACTAAATAATATTCTACTGCTGATTTTTTATAATCTTCACTTTTATGTTTTGATGTCATACTTATTATTATGACATAAAAATATTTAAAATTATGTTATATATTTATATAGAAAATGAATATTTCAATAGATGAATATAACACTATGAAACAAGAGATAGATGAATTGAAAAAGAAAAATGAAGAATTAGAAATTAAACTAAAAACATATACAAGTAATCATCGTCATAAAAAATATTACGATAATAATACAGAAATAGTAAAACAAAGAGCAAAAAATTATATGGAAAAAGTAAAAGAAACTAATCCAGAAAAATTAAAAGAATGGCGTCATACAGCATATTTGAAACGAAAAGAAAAGTTAAAATCACAAGAAGAAGGAACTAATTAAAATATTGATATTCATTATTTTTACACATGTAAATATTTTGAATAATATTGTCTGTTTTTATTTTTTCAATATTATTTATTAATTCAGTTTTCCAATCATATTTGTCATTAAATACATCTTCTTGTAATAATCTAATTATTGAATAATAATTTTGATTAGCACATGCTTCTTTAAATATGTCTGTTTTATATTGTTTTTCTGGGGATTTCCAATTCATTATTTGTGTAAAATGTTGTGGTCCGTCTAATTCAATTATAATTTTATATTCTGGGATACAAAAATCATAAGGTAAATAACTAATATTTTTACACCAATCTACTCGTAATTGATATATAATTGATGGATATATTTCTTTCATAATTTTATATAATTTTCCTTCTGTTTTATTATTACAAAATGGACACCAGTAACCTGTTTTTATATTATATAAAACACTTTCAAAATCAGTATTGCATTTATCACAATTAAACCAATAACGATTACTATCACCTTGAAATAAACATCTTGGATTTGCTGTATTTTTAGATGACCAATATTTTACTTTTTCATGTGATGCGAATGATTTATTATAACAATCTATACATTCATCATTATGACACATTTTTTTATTAACACAATATGGACACCAACCTTCTTTTTCACCAGTTACATCACATAATACTTTTTCAAAATCATGATTACATTTATCGCAATCAAACCAATATTTTTGACTACTACCTTTAACAATTTGTCTTGGTAAAATATCATTTTTAGATGACCAGTTTTTTGATTTTTCGTGTGAAACAAATGAACGATTAAAACAATTTATACAATCATTATTTTCGCATAATTTATGACTATTACAATATGGACACCATTGTTCTTTTGTAATATATTTAATTTGTGTTTCAAAATCATGACTACATTTATCACAATTAAACCATATTCTTTTATCACCCTTTTTCAAAACAAACTCTGGGTTAAGTTGATTTTTATCACTCCAATATAATGATTTTTCATGTGAAGCAAATGATTTATTATAACAATCACTACACTCTTTACTACCACATAATTGTTTTTGAGGAATACAACAATATGGACACCATCTTCCATTAGACACATGTGATGGATTATTAATAAATTCGTGCTTACAAATATCACATTTAAATAAATATTTTTTAGCACTCACTTTAAATACTTGTCTTGGTGTTAATTCATTCTTATCACTCCAAAATGCTGATTTTTCTTGTGAAGCAAATGATTTATCAAGACATATTTTACAATTATTATCATCGCATAATTTTGTGTTTGAACAATAATTGCACCATCCTCCTCTTGTTACTACATTTAATTGCATTAAAAATGCATGATTACAATTATCACAATTAAAATAATATTTTTTATCACTTCCTTTGCTAATTTGAAAAGGTTTTAGTTCATTCTTATCACTCCAATATTTTGCTTTTTCATGAGAAGCAAATGATTTATCATATTGAATTATTGTCATAATTTTATATATTAATTTATATTTATCATATTGAATTATTGTCATAATTTTATATATTAATTTATTATTATTAAATATTTAGTAATTTCAACATAATACTATTTAAAGAAATAATCTTTATATAATATATAGAAATGAAAAAGTCAAAACCCAAAGTTAAGGAAAAGAAGAAAGATGAAGAAAATTTTGATTATATGAAAACTAACAAGGATAATATTAAGAATGTTTTGAAAAATCCAAATATTTTGCCAATTATAAATGATTTAGTAAATAGAACAAATAAAATAGTTATTCACGCATATCAATTTATTAAACTTTATTGTATTTTTCTTTATGAAAATGAATTGAAATTTCCAGTAATAGATAAAGAATTTATATGCGATATTTTCAAAGTTTTAACTATTAGAAGATGTGGGTCTGGTGGATATACTGAAGATAATATGCCTGAACAATTACAAGAATTAACCGAATTTTATAGAGAACATTATTCTAATACTATTTCTAATAATGAAACTATTTTTTATGATAAATTAAGTTATATTTTACCTTATGAAGCGATTGATATGATTACAAATATCAATAATAATATTCAAGAACACTTTATAGACCATTTGAATAAGTATGTGAATATTGTTTTCAGTATAAAAGAAAAATCAGCAAAAATAACTACTGAAAACAAAGACAAAATTATAAGAAAACAATTACATAAACAACTATATGATGAAATTGGTAAAGTCAAAAAAGATTTAACTCATTTTGGTGATTTAACAAGTGATGAAAAATATCATAAATGGATTATTCAAGAAAGAGTAAAATTATATCCTAATAAAAACAGATTTGATAATGACAATATTTATTATCATTTGAAAAGCAATACACAAGAGTTTTTACATTCTATGTTTCATATTTCAATAGAATTAGAAAAGTTAAATGAAATAAGAATACAAAATGAAGAGAAACAAATTAGACTATTTAATGTATTACCTTTAAGAACAAATATTATTAGTAAAAATATATGTATTGATACTTGTGGATTAATTTCTAACTTTTTAGGAGATGAACCAACAACAAAACATTTGAGAGATTACAAAAAAAATAATAACCAAGTTAATTTATGGAATAAATTTTTCAAACTAAATAAAAGAGTTTTCAAGAAAGGACAAAAATATACATTTTCACATATGATTAGAACAGATGGTGTTTCATGTTGTGTATTATTTGTAAGAGTAGATGCTAATGGAAAACCATTACCAAAAACATGGAAAAACAAAAAATGTTGCGAAGAAGAAAATATAGATTATATTGAAAAGATAGAATTAACAGAAGAACTAAAAAATATGAAGGTTGTTTGTGTAGACCCTAATTATAGTGATTTAATATATTGTGGTTCTAAAGATGAAAATGGAAATTTACAAACTTTTCGTTATACTCAAAATCAAAGAAGATTAGAAACAAGATTGAAAAAATATAATAAAATTATTGATAAAATAAATAATGAAACAAAAATAGAAAATAAAACTATTAAGGAAATTGAAACTGAATTATCAGTATTAAATAGTAAAACATGTGATTATGAGAAATTTATGTATTATTGTATTGAAAAGAACAACATAAATTATAAATTATATTCACATTACAAACAAACATTTTTTAGAAAATTCAAATTAAATAGATTTACAAATACTCAAAAAAGTGAATTGAAAATGGTTAAGAATTTTTCCAATAAATACGGAAAACCTGATAAAACTATATTTGTAATGGGTGATTATGATAAAGGTGATTATCATATGAAAGGTAAAGAACCTGTTATTTGTAAAAAATTTAGAAGGATTTTTAGAAATGCTGGTTATAAGACATTTTTGGTGAATGAATTTAGAACATCAAAATTATGTAATTGCTGTAATGGTGAATTAGAACATTTTTTAGAAAGACCAAGTCAAAAACCAAAATTAAAGAAAGAAAATAAAACAGAAATCTGTCATGGACTATTACGATGTCAATCGGTTAAGCATAAAAGCGAAATATTCCATAACAGAGATAAGAATGCTGTGCAAAATATGTTAAATATAGTAAAATCTGTATTTGATACAGGAAAAAGACCAAACATATTTTGTAGAGAAATAAATTCTTAAACTTCATAGTCATTTCAAGATGACTACTAATCAAATTTTTGCATTTTTGTATTATTTTTTCGTTGTTAAGTCGGCGTTTTAAATGTGCAAAGGTGTAAAATATTTTCGCATTCCAACCATCATATTATCTGCCGCAAACAGTGTCTTTAGTGTAGGATTGCAACCATATATGGCACAAGAAACGATTTCTCTCATTACATGCATGATTGCACTTTTTGTTGGAATTATCAATTCAATTGAATTGTTTTTGGCAATTCAAAGCACTATGGAACAAGAATTAACAACTTCAAAGGATTTTTATATATTAAGTATTGACATTTACAAAATATTATTACTTAATAGAAATCATCGTAGCATTGACGGAAAAACATTTTTAGATGACAAATATTCTGTTTATTGTAAATTATTTGAAGGGTCCCAATTGATGAATAAAGAAATAAATGATAGACTTGTTCCTTTGTTAACAATCGATAATAGTTCTGCTTCTGCTTCTGCTTCTGCTTTAGTAAAACAATCCATGTTTAATTCCCCTTTTTCTTTCTCGTCATATTCATCACCATCTTCTGAGTTGAATCTTGTTCCTCCTTCAAACAGTTCTTCAAGATATTGTATTAATGCAATCCCATCAAACGCAACATCACCTGCTGCTTCTACGTATATTACTATTAGAGATGATCATGATCTTTAAGAAAAAGAGAGAAAAAATGTTAGTTAGTTTTATGAGTTATTTAGTTAAACCGTCATTATTTCTCTATAAAAATACAAATCGTGCACTTCTTTGTCTTCTTGAACTAAATCATAAATAGGATATACTTTACTTTTATTGTTGCGTCTGAATCTACTATCAGAGATTTTTTTCCAAAAACTGTCCAATTGTTCTTCTGTCATAGATTCTTTGACAAATTCCAAATCATCCAACTTCATTTCGAATAATTCTTGTTCTTTAGAGTAATCGAGGTCTTGTTCTTCTTCTTCTTCTGCTTCTTCTTTTGATTCGACATGTTCCTGTAATGGATATGGGTATGAGTTTACATGTCTTGATTGGTTCACAAAAACGTGAACATAAGACGTGTCTTCAAACACTTCGTCAAAACTGAATTCGTCGCAATATTTTGCCATTTACTTGGTCGTGGTGGTGATTGGTTAATAAGTTGAAGTTTCATGAGATGTGAAAAAGCATTTCAATTTTTTTGTTAATGTATTATATGAATCAGAATCAATACGGAGGATTATTGTTACGTAATGGTAACAACATGGTGGATGATTTTTCACCGATAGTTCGTATGTTGAGTAATCCCATGTCATTCACATTATTATCATCTAGTTCATTAAAAGGGTTTATTTATACTTTGAATGTTTCAGAAGATGTTTCGGAATATGTTGATTTAAATCCGCAAACTGGATCTTTTAACATTCCGGTCACAAGTTATATATTAAAAGTTGTTATTATTTCAGAAAGTGCTAATGAAAAAATAACAGAAAGATATGACTCACACGGAAATGGGAGTTTTGAAAAATCAACTGAGACACCAGATAGTTTAATATATGAATCAAAAATTCAAATGGCTGCATGGAAAAGATCCATTGAATACGGCAACCCTATGGTATGTCCATCAATTGCAAATTTAAAAATATTTACAGACAACGTAAAGTCTGCAGAATTTATAGAAACTCTCATGGTAATGCAAACGCGTAATCCTCCGGATGAATACATTTTTTCTCTTCAATATTTATTAGCCTTACTCAATACAAACAATAAATATCGGATTGGAGTATTAACCATGCCAAACATGACAAATTCTATAACCTATAAGAGATATATGTTTGATAACGCGTATACCAATGCCAATAAAACAGCTGTAAGCATCCAATTAATAACTCAAATAATAAGATTATTTCTTCAATCTATTGTTATTCATTTTGACCTTCATCCTGAAAACGCATTAGTAATCCTTAATACACTTCAGGTTGTTATAATTGATTTTGGAACAGCATCAGACATTTCAAATGGGAGTGACGATGGACTTATTGATCAAGCAAACAAAACTGAATATTTTATAAAAGTAAATGAATTTAAAACCATAATTTCTGGTCCTACTCCTACTTACTCAAATAAGATTGGAACAATAAGAGAGATTATAGAATATATTATTGAAATTGAACAAACATGTTTTTATAACATGCAACGGTTATTTAATACCGTATTATTATTAGACAACGTTAATGCTGATAAGGCATTAGCATCCATATATGATTTAGTAAAACAAAGAATTGAACCTAGGGAACAAAGACCAAATCTAACTGTTGCTGGTTTATTATTTAGTAATAATGCTGGAGAAATTAATACTATTGGAAACGCCGGAGTTCAACTTGATACAGTATGCAGTCTTCAGCAAAATGATAGTGTTGTTTCTCGTTCATTTGAAACTACTACTATCGCACAAAGAGTTGCCAAGAAAAATAGACAACAAGAAGAAGCCAAAAACCGAAAAAAAAGTCTCCGGACTATGGAGCCTTGTCTTCTTTGTGATAAACCGCATGGAGGTAAAAGAGCAAAATCAAAAAAAACACAAAAAAAACGTAAAATGTGTAAAAGAAGTAAAAGAAGTAAAACATGTAAAAGAAGTAAAAGAAGTAAAAGAAAACAAAAAAATCGTGATTAATTATTTTAACATTACATCATCCCCATAAATAAACTTGTTCATAAAATAATCTGAATTCTCAATCGTATACACATACAAATATTGTTGCTGTAATAAACGTTCGCTCTTTTTTTTTCCTTGTCCTGTTGCTGCCAGTCCTATAAAATAATTATGATAATCTTCCCTTTGATAATAATTTACCAAATAATTATCAACAGTTTTGTGTCTTCTTGTAATTGTAAACTCATCATTGGCAGGATCCTCGTGAGTATTGTCCAGTTCGGTGTCTTCGTCTTCATCCAATTGAAAGAAGTTGCATGGTTCGCAAAAATCAGCAATCGTGTAATCATGTATTCCCATGTTTGTAATTGCTTCTAATAAAAAGACATTGTTCCACCAACTCTTACTTTTCTCTCCATTACCTTCTAATTTGACAAACACATCAAATAAATACTCTTCAATAATCTGTTGTTGTCGTTGTGACATGGTTGGTTGTTTGGTTGTTGGTTGGTTGTTGAGAAAAAACATTTCAATTTTTTTGTATTTTGTTAGAAAAGAATAAAGAAAAAAGAAAATATGATTAATTATTTTAACATTACATCATCCCCATAAATAAACTTATTCATAAAATATTCTGAATTTTCAAGCGTATACACATACAAATATTGTTGCTGTAACACTTGTTCTTGTTCACTTGCCTTTCCTCTTTCCCCGGTCGCCGCTATCATAAAATAATAATAATAATCTTCGTGTTGATAATAATTCTCTAAATAATTATCAACTGCTTCGTGTCTTGTTGTAATTGTAAACTTACTAAAACTGTCGTTGTCTTCTTCATCGTCATTAGTTTCTTCTTCAAGTTCTGCTGCGTCTTCATCATTAACTTCTGAGTCCAATTGAAAGAATTTGACTGGTTCACAAAAAGTAGCAATTGTGTAATGGTGCTGTCCCATGCTTGTAATCGCTTCTAATATAAACACGTTGTTCCACCAACTCTTACTTTTCTCTCCATTACCTTCTAATTTGACAAAGACATCAAATAAATATTCTTCAATAATTTGTTGTTGTCGTTGTGTCATATTTGGGTTAGTTGTTTTATGTTTGATTGTTGTTGGTTATCGAGAGAAAAGCATTTCATTTTTTCCGAAAAGTATGTTCTTATTTAATTCTTCAAGGGTGTAAATAAAAAATTGAAATGCTTTTTTGTGTTATCTAAAACATAAATTACACCAAGTTATTACGTTACGTTTAAAATGACTCACATGCTTGTAGTAGGTGATGCACACAATTTGTATAATCCTATTGTTAAACCAGTACCAGTCATGGTTGAAACATTCGTGGTTGTTGAATCAGTCATGGTTGAATCAGTCGTGGTTGTTGAAACAGTCGTGGTTGTTGAAACAGTCGCGGTTGAAACCGAACAACAAATTTTTAAGAGAATCTCAAGAGAAAGGCGAGATGCAAAGACTGCTTTATTGACACCTGAACAATTGGCAGAGAAAAAGAGAATTGCTCGTGAGAAGAATAAGGTTTATAGAGAGAATAATCCAGACAAGGTTAAAGCAAAAGACAAGAAGTATTCTACCGAAAACAAGGCAGGAATCAAGGAAAAAAGAGATGCTAAGGCAAAGAAGAGGGCAGAGGACAAGGCAACCGCAGAACCAAAGCCCAAGAAGGAGAAGAAACTGACAAAGGCACAACAGAAGGACGCAATCATGGAAAACCCTGACTTTACTTCGGAAGATAAACTAAAACTTGTATCGGCGTTGATTAAGTAGATAGTGTTTGTTTTGTAATAACATCTTTTTTATTGGATTAAGCAAAATATGTAATTGTTTATAAATAACGAGATACATACCAATATTTTCCTGGAATGTACAAAACGCGGAAAACTTGTTTCTCTTTTTTATCACATTAATCAAATGTATTATTACGCCTTGTTATTTTTTTTCTTTGTTATTGCAGTCATATTTGCTTATTTTCGTATGAAATACGGTTTTTGGATACATCAACCTGTATTTCATTGTTATGATATACATTACATGGTATTTCCACCAGGTATAATCACGCATGAATTACCACAAAAAAATAAATACACAAATTTTAAAGATATTACAACAAGTATTATTTCTCACATAGATAAAAATAAACGAGGTAAATTTATGAATATTATTAAATCGAATTATTTAAGAAATGGAGACAACGTTTTCTCTCCAAAAGAAAAAAATGTAATGTCGTATTTTATAGGACACAATCATCCTTGTTTTATTTCTTTTTACAATCAGGAGGAATTATTGAATGACGAGCAAAATTCGCAAATTATTGAACAAGACAAACTTATTGGCACGATGACAACGCGTCCTCTGTTGGTTTCTATCAAACAAGACGCGACAAAAGCAAAAGAAAATGAAAGACTAGACTTTCCAGTCTATTATGCGGATTATTTATGTGTAGATAAATCTAAAAGAAAACAAGGAATCGCACCTAAAATTATTCAAACACACGAATACAATCAACGACATATGAACAAAAACGTGGTTGTTTCTCTCTTTAAGAAAGAAGACGAATTAACAGGAATTATGCCGATGTGTATTTATAAAACATATGGATTTTCAGTAGATTCGTGGAGAAAACCTACTCCGTTAATCGCAACACATTCTGTGGTAGAAATCGGAACAACAAACATGCATTTATTACTCGATTTTATCAAAGAAAACATGAATCAGTTTGACATGTTTATTATACCTGAAACCGCCAACGTTGTAGAATTAGTAAAAACGGAGAATATATTTATTCACATTATTATTTCTGCAATCAAAGATAGAATTATTGCCGTGTATTTTTTGAAGAAATCCAACACATTTATTGAGAGAAACAAAGAGGTTCTCTCTTGTTTTGGGTCGATTCAAAGTAAAGATGAATGTGACGATGATTTGTTTATTCAAGGATTCAAGATTGCGTTTTGGAATGTCGCAAACCAGCATAAATTCGGATTTGCTGCGATTGAACGCATTTCGCATAATTGGAAATTGATAGACAACATTTCTCTCAAAACCACGGCGGAAATAGTGAGTCCATCTGCGTATTTTTTCTATAATTTTGCGTGTCCAACTTTTAATCCAGAAAGAACATTGGTCATTGATTAGACAAGACAAGACAAGACAAGACAAGACAAATGATTGAAAACAAATAAAAACAAATAAAAACAAATAAATAAATGTAAATAAACTGATTGTTTCATGTTTTTTCGCTGGATTCTTTGGAAAAGCACAGACGTGTAAATCATTCAAGTGTGTAAAATATAAAAGATTACATTATATTTTAGTCACATATATAACAATTCAATCGCCTTTGGTGTGTATAATATTGCGAGATCCATCCTTTTTATTATTATCCCTCCTTATAGATTACACACAATTGACAAATGACTGCAATAAGTTAATTATACATGATTTTTATGCGGCGACTGTTATATTGGTCATTAAAGAAATGTCTAAAGTAGAGTCAGTTGATTTGAAACTGACAATTCAAACGTTGTATGTAAGTCTCACTAGTTTATACATGATTCCATTTTCGCGGAATTTATCAGACGGAGTTGTAAACATTTCATACTATGTAATGGGAGAGTGTTTGTATAATATCGTAAATATCGTAATATTGTTAAAAATAAAATAGCATTTAAATAAAATGTCAACAATTGCGACATCGGCGTTTTTTGCGGGAGTTGTTTGTAAAATGTATGACGATTTAGTGGATAATCCTAAATTGCAAAAATATAAAACAGAATTTTTATTGGAATTATTAAAAGGACTGCATTATATTTTATTTACATTTGTCAGCATAAATCGTCCATTATTTTTAATCATACATATAATTACTCATATTTTACATCATATTTTTAATAAACACGCATTTAATAAACCATATGAATATTCATTATTACATTCATTTTTAATAGTATTTTTATTAATTGATTACAATAATATCACAAAAATATCCTTGAATGATTTATATTTTATCATTATAATTTCATGTGGGTTTATCATAGAACCGTTGTTTGTGAAAAAAGAATATAGTATGTTAAAAATAATAACTCGAATTTATATAATAATTATAATAAATAGCATTTGTATTTTTTCACACCTTTCAGATTTTATAAAACACATTATTTATTTTTATAATGGGTATTTCTTAATATCTATAATGTGTCAATTTTATTCATTATTTATGGTTAAAGAAGAAAATCAAAAGAAAAGAAAAAGAGAGAAAAAAATAAAAATAAATAAAAGAATAAGACGTTGTTTCCGAAAATTAATAAAAAAAAACATCCCTTCAAATGTATTACAACAACTTAGTTATTTAGACAATTAGACAATTATTTTTTTTATCAAAGAATCACATATAATAATAAATAAATAATAATGAAAATAACCATGACATTTTTATAAATGAATGACATGAATGGTTGATTTTGAGGGTTTTCCCATAAATGTTTCAATATAAAAACAAAACAGAATGAGAATAATGTGTTTAAAATTGCATGGTCATAATTTTCACATTGTTTATAAGGTTTATAGTTGGTTCCAAATAAAACATCCATATAAACTGGACCAAAATTTGACACTTTATGATTATGTTTTATATTAGGTAAAGTAAGATTCACTTGTGCATGATGTGTCTCATGACTATGGTTTACATGAATGTAAGAATAATTAACTAAATGAACTGATGTGAAAATTAAAAATGTAAATAAAAGAACATATTCATTAATAAATGTTAAACAGAATGCGTATTTAATAATTATTGGAATGACTAAAAAAGTTACAATTTCAAATATAAATTCAGTAAAATATCCAAAGAGTGTACCATGTGTATGATGATATAAATGGAGTTTATTTAAAATAGATATTTCTGTTACATGAGACAATACATGAAACACGTAACTTATAAAATTTGTATAAAGTAAAGATATATATCCAAAATAAATATTTGGACATGAAAAATACCCACAACACACTAACAATAACACCACAATTTTATAATTCAAACACAAGCATTTAAAAAAGTTGATTAAATTGTAATTATTTCTTTTATGTCGTCGTTTTTTTGATTTTTTTATTTGTAGTTTTTTATGTATTTTAAAATCTTGATTACTGTTTATGTGTGTTTCTCTCGTTCTCATAAAATACAAGAACATAATTATCGAACATATTTGCCGACACGTGCGAAACTGTCACATACAAATATAATAAAAATCCCTAAAAATGAATATAATATTACTTCTTCAGTAACATTATTTGTTTTTTCGTCTTGTTGTTCTTCTAATAAATGTATCATATAATTCAATTTTTGAAGAAGGACATCCTGTGCAACATTATCATATGTTGCTCCCGTCGAGGATCCACTATTGCGTATATGTCCGAGTCCGAGACCAGCATTATCTTTATAATTAGGTATCATTTTTTTATAATATTCAGTAGCACTGCGAGAATCGCCATAATTCGCTTGTATGTTATTCAACTCTAAATTGTCTTTTTCATAATTAGGATGAGGTTGATTACCTAATGTAGTCATTTGTTCCTTAGTTGGTTCCTTGTTCTCCTTATTTGCAATTTTGTTTCCACTCATGGATTCAGGTTTTGGAGGTGGGTTAAATAAAATAGTGTCGGCATTTTCATGTGCAGAAGGATAATTTCCTAACAAATTATTGTCTTCATTGTATAAATTCGAATGAATTTTTTCTAATATTGAATTGACTTTTTCAGAAGGTGGGTTTCTTTTTTGTGTTCTGTTATGTTGTAGTCGTTTTTTCTCTACATTAGTATATGTTGTGTTATCATTATTACCTGTATTGTCATTATCAAATGGAGCAGCATAAATTGCTAAAGACATTATTAATAAAAATGTAGATAATAATTTATATAACTAATTTATATATGCTATTACAAGAATTAAGCAGAAATAAAAAGGCTATGGCTGTATTCATTATTGTCGCTTTGGGTATAATTTATATTATTTCAAAGAAATTTTTATTTCGCACTATTTTAGGAAGATTATTATTGGTTGTTGGATTAGTCGCAACAACAAATTGTAATAAAATAATGGGACTCGGATTAGTAATAGTGATTTGTTTAGCTTATTCACAAATGCCGAATGATTTTGAAAATATGGAGAATCCATCATCATCGAAAACTAAGCCGAATTCATCCTCAAATAACAATTCAACCAATTCAAATTCTACTTCAAACAGTTCATTTCCATCTTCAAACAATTCAAATTCTACTTCAAACAGTTCATTTCCATCTTCAACCAATACAAACTCTACTTCAAACAGTTCATTTCCATCTTCAACCAATTCAAATTCTAGTTCAACAACAACACCAGATATAGCCACTATTGAAGAAAAAAAAAGAAATATAATTACTGGTAAAAATGTGAATTCTCTCCCAATTCCTCCTAAAGATAGCTCAAAAGATGTGTCAGGAACTAGCGGTGTTAAAGAATCATTTTTAACTATTGCATCACCATATTAAACCGGCGAAGATGTTGATGATTTCTGCGTACACTTCCATTTTAATTTCTAAGACAAAGATAAATAGCAGATTTTTATATTATTTTAAGAAAAATATAAAAAGGTGTAAAATGGAACAATAATATTTTTATAATCTTTATATATGGTAAAAACTAAATCTTTCAACTTATTATCATTTATACATGAGCATGTAATGTATTTAAACAGTAGTAAATTTTTTGCTGGTATTATTATGATTTTATTAAATGTGGGTTCTAAATTTATAACCATTCAATTTAGTAAATCAACGGAAGAATACCTGAAATATACATTAAGCAAACAAATACTTGTCTTTGCGATGTCATGGATGGGCACTCGTGATATTTATACGGCACTTGGGTTAACCGCCATATTTACTGTTTTGTCTGACCATTTATTTAACGAAGAAAGTTCAATGTGTATTGTTCCTTATAAATATAGGGTTTTACATAAACTTGTAGATACAAACAATGATGGAATTGTTTCTGAATCTGAATTAAACGCGGCAATATCTGTATTGGAAAAATCGAAAAAACAGACACAACTAAAGATGCAAAAAGACGCGTTACATAAATTTAATTTATCAGTATCTGCGTTGGATGGAGATAATTTGAGTTAATTTCTACATTTTGTCCGATGTCTTCTAGTGCCACCCTTTGTCCGATGTCTTCTAGTGCCACATTTTGTCCGATGTCTTCTAGTGCCACATTTTGTCCGATGTCTTCTAGTGCCACCCTTTGTTTTTTTGTTTGTTGTTGTTTTTTTGTTTGACGACTTTTGTGATTCCATGTTTTTCTCTTTATTTCCATTTTCAGAATATTTTTTATAAACAGCATCATCAATAAAAGTCGCCATTACACTTTTAGTATTTTCAAAAGGATTATCCTTTTTAGACTTATTCCAGTTTTCTATCCCACTAAAAACACTCAATTTTTTATATACATCATTTTCTTTTTTTAAACAATCAAAGGATTTAAAATTTGGAGAATTAACAGATGGCAACGTTTCCCCTGGATACAGACTCAAATTAATTGTCGTATTTATGGTTTTATTGTTATTAAAATATGATATTTTAATAGTGTTCATTACAATAGTTTTTTTATGCAAAACATCATCTTCTATATTTTCTCTATCTTTTGTATCTATGTCTTTCTCTTCCTCATCTTCATCATCTTCATCCATAACTGCCTTTTTAAATGTGTAACTTTTAATTACATAAGGGTTGGAAGCTTTTCCAAGATAAATAATAGTTCCTTCTTTAAATAAATATTTTATTATTTCTTTTACATTATATTCTAGGTGTGCATTTATAGAATTTTGTTGTTTTTCTTTTTCTTTTAGTTTTATGTTATATTTTTTATTATATAAATCGGTTTCTTTTGTAAATAGTGCGTATGGATTTACATAAATATATTTATGCGGTTCGTTTTTATTTGTCATGGAAGATTCATAATAAACACTTGGTATATCAACAATTTCTGTATTTAAAGTGATAAATAATTTGTATAAGTTTGTCTCATTTTTATTCACATCTTTAATTGTATCTTTATATTTATTCATAAGTTTTAAAAACCCTTTCATTCTTTTTTTTATTTTGTTAATATCATCTTCTGTTGGTTCAGTTTTATTTTTGTTTTTTCCTTCTTCTGCTTTTTCCTTTCCTTCTTCTGCTTTTTCCTTTTCTTCTTCTTCTTTTATCTTTTCTTCTTCTGCTTTTTCCTTTTCTTCTTCTTCTTTTATCTTTTCTTCTTCTGCTTTTATCTTTTCTTCTTCTGCTTTTTCCTTTTCTTCTTCTTCTGCTTTTTGTTCATCACTAGCGAGGGGGGTTTTTATTCTTTCTTCTTTAATCTTTTTATTTTCTTCTTTAATCTTTTCTCTTTCTTCTTTAATCTTTTTATTTTCTTCTTTTATTTTTTTATTTTCTTCTTTTATCTTTTCTCTTTCTTCTTTTATCTTTTCTCTTTCTTCTTTCCTGTTTTGTATGTCTTTCTCTTTTTGTCTTTCCTTTTCTTCTTTTTCTATTTTATTTTTATGTATAAAGTGTTCCGTATTTTTAAAAAGTTGTTGTGTAAATAATTCTGTGCCTTTTATTAATCCCTGTTCATGTCTCTCAATAGTATTATAAAATATAGAATAATAATAATTAATATTTTTAAGTAAATGTGTTATAAACTCTAAAACCCCTCTCTCAACAATAAATATACTTGTGGATATTAAATCAGAATTATAATTGGTTGAATATATAATTTGAGTATATCTGTTTCTAAATATATAAAGTAATGAAAGAATTTCAATATAAGCAAAAATAATACTATTATATGGCAATTCTCCATCTTTAATTGTAGGATCTACATCCAGTAATCCTGTGTAACCTCCGCTGCTAGAATAACCTGTAGGGATTCCAGCACTACGTGGATATGGTAGAATTTTTGGGGCATACAAATTATATATGCGTATTTCCGCATTATTTGCACCTTTTTTACCTGTGCGGTGGTCTTGATCGTTATCATTAAAAATAAAAAGTGTATTATTATATTTAGGCGTTGTTATTATATTAGTAAAATTGGTGTTGTCATTTCTTCTATTAAAAACATTTGTAAGAACACTTATGTGTTGAGGTCCTTCTTCTAATAATGGATATTGTTGTTGATATTGTGGTGATTGTTGTTGGTATGGTTGGAATTGTTGTTGGTATTGTTGTTGTTGTTGGTATTGTTGTTGTTGGTATGGATATTGCTGTTGATATTGTTTGTATCGTTGTCGTGGTTGTTTATACATATATGTAATCTATAAAATAATTATAAATAATAATAAAATAATTAGTTATAATGAACCTTATTATTGAATGCGTGTTGGTTGGAGTTTATTGTGTGTTTATATATTTCTTTCTTTATAACACACGCAATCTATTATTACTTGCTGGATTTATAAAACATTTGTTCGGTTATTTATTAGGATTTCAGCAATTTTATTGTAATTGTATTTATTTTAATCAATCCTTTTTAATGTTATTATTTGAATGCGTTATAGAAGCATTCCTCTTTTTATTGGTAGGAACTTTTTTCTCTCAAATAATAAAAAATAAAATATTACTCTTTTTTTCAATAGGCGTATTTTTACACTTATTGTTTGAAATTACTGGAGTTCATTCATTATTTTGTATGAATAAATGTACTGATGGTCGATCTTTTCATTCTTTTACACCTTTTTCCATGTAAACCGCATATTAATTCGCAATTAATTCATATTTTTGTATTAATTCTTCTGGTATAAAATCTATACATTTTTTCTTTTGTAAAATAACCATTCTATTATCACTAGTATTTTCTACTATATCGTAATAATCTAAAACAACATGATATTGTGGTCTATCTAAAAAATCATCAAAAACAATTAAACAATCTCTATTTATAATGTCAAAACATTTTAAGCAACATGCTACACGAAAACGCCCATCAATTAATATTAAATCGATGCTTTGTTGTTCTTCAAATGTTAATTTTCTTATATAATTACTATAATTTATATGTTGAATTTGAGTGCTGTTTGGTCCAGGATATCCCCACGTATTCGGTTGGACATTCATTTTATTAAAAAAATATATAACGTTGTTTGATGTAATTTTTTGTTGCAAAATAGTTAACCATTTTTTATCACTTTCAACAGAATATATTTTAATTATATTATTTCTGATACTTGCTTGATAGGTAGAACCGCCTGACCCATATTCAAAATATATTTTAGAATTATTTAAATACTTATAAAACATTTGTTTATCATTTATTGCCAATGAAGGTTCCATTCTGTTATATACAAGTAAAAAAACTGAAAGGTAATGAACATAAATGGGAGGTTTAATTCTTCGACGGTTTTAAATGTCTAAACTAACGGTGTTTTTATCAGATTTAGGTCGTCGTTTGCTGCGTTTTGGCACATTACCGTCACCTTGCAAATCTTTCAAATCACTTATACTAATCGTGCTATTATTATTATCTTGTTCAGCTGGAATGCTGATTGTTTTTGTTTTTAATCCAGAGAGAATTTCACTAATGTCACTGGGTCCTTTCATCTCAGGCCGTAATGATTGTGTATATCTTCTATCTTGTTCTAAAGAAGTGTTAATAGGTCTTGGTGTTTCTCTAAAATGTATCCCATCGTTGCCTTCACTATTGCCTCCTCCTCCTCCTCCTCCTCCATTCATATAATTGTTATTGCCTGGTCGTCCAGTTGGAGGGGGAACTGATCTGGGTCCTTGTGTTGCCATTGGAGGAGGAGGTGGTGCATCATTGCCATTCATCATGCCGCCCATAAATCCCGACAATCCTGGATTGGTTTGTCCCATGCTATTTACCGCGGCTGTTTGAAACTGACGCATCAAATCTGGGTTTTGCCGTAAAATATCATCCATTCCAGGCATGGCACTTTTAAACATGGTATTTGTCATATGAACCATCATACCACTTCCTCCCAATTGAAAAAGCAATTTAAGTTCTGGTGCCATGGTAGCACGTGATTTATATTTTTCAAATAATTCTCCAAAAATATCATCATAATCTTGAATGTTTTCATTCACTTGTTCGCTCCACCCATCTAATTTAACATCAAATGGGTCAAATCTATTATTTAAAAATTCGATCCCATTAATAATTGCCATTAACATGTTACCCTGAAATTTCATCGAATTTTTCTTATTTTTCTCATCAACAATTGTTTCATATTCACCTTGCATTTCAGCCAAAGATGACTCCATCGTGTATTTCCTAGAAAACTCCACACCTTTCTTCTCTAAAGCTTCCAGTTTTCTCAAAATTTTGAATTTTTCTCTCAACATCTCCTCCTTTGACATTTGTGGATGTGTAGGCACAGCAGGAGTGTCGGGATTTAAAGGAATGTTATTGAATTTACCATAACCATCCCATGTTTGAGAATTTTCATCCAAATCTCCAAATCTCACGGAACCAGAACCTTGTGATTTATCTTTATCATTATTATTTTCATCACTCGATGAAATGCCGGAAAAAAAATTAGATTTTGTAGAAGTATATGTTGCATCTTCTGTTAAATTATTCAATTCATTTTCCAAATTGTTCAAATCATCTAAATTAATATCACTTGACATTTTTTTAGATCCTTCCTTCGCTTTATCATTCATAAGTAATTCAATTCCAGAACCGAAATTACTTGATTTTTGAGTTGGAGCATTCCACTCTAACTCGGAAATTTCAATAATGTCATCCATTAATTATTCATAGTAAATTTATTTTAAGTCAAAAACGCATTATTTCTATTTATTTTTATTTATGTACCAAATTCCTTGTAAAAATGCGTCTGCTAAATCGTCCTTCTTTTTATGGGTTTTTAAATAAGAAGTCATATCTTTGTCGTCTTTTAATAAATCCAAACATACAACTACACCTTTTTTCTTTCGACTAATATAATCTAATTTCTCTCCCTTGGTTGAATCATCATCATCAACCATTTTTAATTTATTTGAAGAAGAAATAAATTCAATAATAATCGTTGCGTTTTTCATAATAAAATATTGTGCGACCATACCTTGAATTGTTTTCATGCGATTCGCAATTGGACTTATTTGATTTTCAATAATCACATGTGTAATTTCGTTAACAATCGAATCAAATATGGCATCAAATTTCTTTTGAATGTTTCTACCGACAGTTATCAAATCTACATTTGATGCGTTCACTTCTACAGCCTTTTCAAAACAAGTGTCATCAATATATTTATGAATGAGAGAAACTAACTCGGGTTTTCTAATCTTTTCTTTGTCATATTTGAGTTTATATTTGTCGGCAAGAATGATCAATTGACCAATTTTTTGTTTGTTTATTGTTGTATGTTTTAATTCAGAAGTTGGAATTATAAATTGTTTTTCTGCCTTGGCATGTTTTAAACAATAAAATATGTCATCCTTTTTAAATTTCGCGGTGGAGGATTTTACACAATAAATACATTTTTTCGGTGTTTCCTCTGCAACATTAATAATATCCCATGTTTCTACTATTGGCTGGTCTTCTTCTTTTTCTGCTTTTGTCGACATAACACAATATGCCATATTTTTAATTCCTACATCGATGCTTACGACTTTCATATAATAATAAATAGTAAATTATTATTATATTGTTTTGATGTGTTTATTTTATTTTTTACCTTGTCTCTTTTTCGTGCGTCTCTTGGTCCGTCGTCGTTTCATCGTGTGTCGTTTCATCGTGTGTCGTTTCATCGTGCGTCGTTTCATCGTGCGTCTCTTTGTTGTGCGTCTTCTCATGCTTCGTTGCCTCTTATTAAAAATCAGCGAACCACCAGCAGCTGCTTTCTCTCGCAATACAGGCAATTTTGACTTTAAAATAGTAAATATTTTATTGTATTCTTTTTTTTCAATTTCAGATTTCGAAACTTTTTTACCCTCTATATCTTCAAAAGTCAATGATCCAAAACCAGCATCATACCCTGTACAATCATCATTTAAAAAATCTTCGGCACGGTTTTCAGGAATATGATAATCATCAAATAATTTACTTGTCATTTCTTTGTTGTATTCATCCTGTTCACTTGAAGTAACAGGAACTGATTCAATCGATTTTGTGTTTCTTGGCGTATCCACAAAAGTCTTATATACACTACATGATACATCTGTTAAAAAGAGTTTTGAATTTCCATCTGACACACCTTTATTTTTCGTATATGATGAAATTGCCTCTATGATTGTGCTTAATTTACAAGTACCACTTTGTATAAATTCTTCCAATTCTTGTTTTATTTTTGCGTCGCCTCCCTCAATTAATAATTCTATATAACCACGACTGTCGTCAAGAAACTCCTGAGAGGTATTTGATAAAATAAATGTTTTTACTGTGACGGTGCTTTTTGTTGCATCGCCAACCTTTGGCTTAATAATTGCAATATCAATATAAATTCCAAACAATTGCTCATCACCAGGTGCTCTTTGAGGTAGATTGCTTGAAAATACTTTTTCTACATATTCATTCTTTTCTGAAAAATATTTACAATAATTCGGATGACGAATATATTTTTCAAAATCAGGATCTTCTCTTAAAACAGCCAATCCTTCTTCACTATAAGTTAAATCTGCGTTATAATAATTTCTAGGTAAAAATTTCACTGGTTGTGTTTCATCAAAATGAGCTTGAGGCAAAGATAATACATTTGAAAATAATCGCCTTCGTGAAACATAAATAAAACGCAAAGTTGAATTATATTCAGGGCAATCAGGGCAATCATCCTTGCATATATTATGCTCCTCATGCGATTTTCCTGCTGGAGCCATCAATCGTGTAGATAATGTATTGCCGTTTGGAATAGTTTTAACAATAAAATTCACATCATTTACTATTGGTCCTGTTCTGTCAATTACAACTGGAATTTTACCGTGTAAATGAGTAACAATTGATACTAAACATCTAGGTTCGGTCGTTGTTTCTTCTATATTATATTCATCATCTAATATGATATTCCGTCTTTGTAATTTTTCGGGATTTGTAGGAAAAAAGGTACGAGTTGAAATCGTACCTTCTTCATCTGTTTGTCCTGGTAATGTTAATGCGGGTAGGGGCTCCACAGGTACGTGCTCCATACATTACATTTACATGTTATTTTCTAAAGTAATCGATGGTGAAATCATTCGTGCGTTTAATTGTTGTCGCGATAAATATGGTGATTTTAAATCACTGTTGCAATAACCATATCCAGGAGCACTCATATCAAATTGACTTTTATATAAAAATGGAACATTGCTAGAAGGCGTTGTATTTGTCAATTCATGCGGATTTATTCCTAAATCATAACATGCTTCATGCGAATTGTATTTCATAATTTTTAGTCCATTTTTTTGCATATATTGTCTATAATCCCAACTCGATTGTATATTTTCTTGTTTTTGAATTCGTGCATTAATTGCAGCTTCTGGTTGCCAAGAAGCATAATTTCTACCATCACTCATAATTGGCGGAAAATTAAAATGAATATTGTTTGAACCAGAATAACATTGTGCCCAAGACATTTATACTATTGTTGGAGAGAAAATTATTCCGCTTCCGCTTCTAATAATTTCAACAATTCCGGCTTTTTCATTTTACTCGCATCTAAGGATGGAATCAACCCTTTTTCAGTAACTATTTGTCGCAATTTTGTAATTGCCATTTTTTTGTAATCTAATTCTGAGGACAATACAATTTTAAAACCATCTAATTCAGAGATTGATGTTGATTCTACTACGTGTTCTTCTGGTAATAATGTCAATTCAGATTCTTCATGTGTTTCTAATGGTTCTTCTTTGATTTCAGGAACTTGTTCTTGAGAGAGAAATACATGTTTAATGTCTGACTCTGAAATAGTTATATTTATTTTTAATGGTTCTTCTTGTTTAATCTCTACCTCATCCTCATCCTCGTCATCGTCATCTGAACTGCTGTCATCATCGTCATCGTCATCATCATCATCGTCATCTGAACTACTGTCATCCTCATCCTCATCATCCGAAACTGTTATTAATTCTATGTTTTCTTTATTTGAGTCATTGTTATTATTGCCTCCTTTGGTAGATTGAGGCACAGATCCTTTGATAGATTGAGCCATAGTTGTTGCTAAATCCGCAATTGCTTTTATTTTATGATTTTGTTCTCTCATCTTCATATCCATGTAAAACAATAAAAATCCTGCAACTAACAATAAAAGTGCTAAAAATAACAAAAATTGTGGATTAAATAAGTTCATTATAAAAAGGGATATATTTTAATTTATAAATTAACGAGTTTTTATTACAAGTTTTTTACGACGACTTTTTTTTACCGAGTTGTTGAGTTGTTATTATTTTTCCACCAGTACAGTATTGTTCAGGATCGTTGCACATGTAAACCATTTAAGAATTAAAACCTTAATGGCGTTCGCCTTTTCGGTCGAAAAAAAAGTAAGAAAACACCGACTTGATAACGAAAATAATGCAAAAATACAAAAATTTGATACTTCTCTGCCTTTTTTCTCTCTTAAATATGTATTTTACTGGTTTGCTTTATTCATAAATATCCTTATAGTGTTATAGCACTGTCAATAATTTCTTTTGGATAATCTAAATCACGCAACACTTGTACTCCACCTTTGACTAAAGAAATGCCTGGTTTCAACACATATGTATTCACATGTTTGCCATCATTCCCCTCTTTAAAAGTATCCATATAACAATTTACAATAGACGATTTTTTGTCTAAATTTTTGCAAACCTGAATAAAATGAGTAGTTAACAAACAATCCACATTTTTATATTTAATCAAATAATCCATAAAAGCAGTAGCACTTCCAACAGCTTCATCAGGATTTGTCCCAGAAAACAACTCATCAAAAATACAAACATGTCTTTCTTTTTTCTGATTTTGCTTAATAATGTCTAAAATCTCTTTACATCTCCTAGATTCAGCTTGAAACAAACTATCTCTGCCAGATGTATCAGGAATGTTCAAATAACAATGAATGTGACTATACATATTCATCGTAGCCTTATCATAAAACCCACAACCAAATTGCTGTGTTAAAATAATATTAATTAACACAGATTTTAATACTGTTGTTTTACCAGATGCATTAGGTCCAGTAATAATAATATTTTTATGTAATGAAATGTCATTTTTAATTGGATCAGATAATGCCGCATAATAATTTCCATAGATGCAGTTTTTCTCTCGATGGGTTCGTTCCCGTTTTCGCACAAAATTGGCAAAGCCCAATTTTCCAGCTGATACGCCTGTCTGAATTCCCTCTAATATAGAGATATATCCGTTGAACCCAAAAGAGTATAAAATTGCATCATTGTATGATTTTTCATTATGTAATTCATAAAATGTTTTCATTATATGACCGACTTGACTGAATTTACCAAGTGAAAAACACAATTCATCGATTTTATTTATTTCAAACAACAATTCATTCAACGTTTGTCGTTTCTCTTTAACGACATAATTAAATTGTTGATATGTAGCCAAATCGCATGAATATGTCAAATAATTATCCATTCTATGCACGACCGCAGACAAATGTTTTCGCAAAGCAAACATATATGCATGTATTTTTATCATGTTATTTTTGAAATTCAAGCAACACAATAGATTTTGATAAATAGAAAAGAAATAAAATGCTACAGACAAGAGAATGTATATTTTTTGTTCCATTTTTACTTCATGAAAATTCATGAGTAATTTGCCGATGGAATGATTTGCCAATATCATTTTAATAATGTCATAATATTCCGAAAAGGAGAGACGCAACCCTTTTATTTTTATAATAAAAAATGGCACAATCAAAACAATAAGTGGCATGACGAGTGATATAATAGGAGATGCCATGTTGTATATGCTCATAATTTGTAAAAAATGTTCAGAATGATTTAAGAATTCCCACATTTCCCAATTTACAAACATGTATTTTTCTTTAAATCCTGTATCCTTTTTTATTTCGTTCCATAAATCAATAATGTATGTTATTTCAGCATGTTGTTTATCGTCAGAATCAGAAGAAACAAATGTTTTTATTAATTTCTGTGTTTGTTTTAAAAAAGTTGTATTTGTAGTATAATATTGGGCTACTTGTGGAATAAGATTACGAGAGAAAGGCGAATCTTTTGCGGCTGTCCCGATGACAAAATCATACATGCATGGACCCGTTTCGATTGGTTCAACTAATTCTAAATCGGCGATAACATGCGGTTTTAATTCGCGTTTGTCTTTGTTGTAAAAAATAGGAAAGTTAAACGGCATCATACTATGAAATACATATTATAATACAAAATTAATTACGAATGCCGAGAATTTTAATCATATCTTTGTATATATGATTAAAAAAACTGTTATGGAAATAGTAGACTTTATAAATTTTATTCTAACATTACCATTTTACATCGTAATAGGATTTTTTGTATGGCTATTTCAGAAACAAAATATAACTAAATCCATTTGAACCATTCCTCAACTAAATCGCGAAATTCGCCGGCATTTCTTGAATTTGGCAAGAATAAAAGGCCTCAATTTCTTTGATTTTCTCTACATCTGACTGAGTAATAAAATTGATTCCCACGCCTTTTCGTCCCCATCGCCCACTTCTTCCAATACGATGTAAATATTTATGAACGCATTTAGGTATATCAAAATTAATGACAACTCCGACTTGTTGAATATCAATTCCGCGACAAGTAATGTCTGACGATATCAACACTCTATATTTGCCATTTTTAAACTGGTTAAATGCTTCTTCTCTCTCTACCTTGTCCATATTACTGTGTATAGAACACACCGGAAATTCGTCATGTTTCATTGATTCACACAAATCAACAACACGTTTAATGCTATTACAATAAATAATACATTGAGACAACGATATATAAGTGTAAATGTCTTTCAATACATCATATTTGTCTCTGTCATTTCTTAAAGCAATAAAATATTGAGAAATTCCTTCCAACGTAAGAGACTCCGCCTTTACCGAAATAGTTACAGGGTCACGCATAAATTTATCAGTAATGGAATAAATATGTGTAGGTAATGTTGCACTAAATATGGCAACTTGTATGTCATTATTAAAATACTGAAATATATTATGCACTTGTTCTTTAAATCCGAGAGAAAGCATTTCATCTGCTTCATCTAAAATAAGTAATTTAATAGATTGACCATTAATTTTATTTCGCTGAAACATATCAAATACTTTTCCTGTGCATCCGCAAATAATATGAGGTGTGCGTACATGGTAACCAAAGGCAGCACCACCAAACATCGTTGCGACAACCAAGCCCTCTATCATATTTCCAATTCCCAAGACAACACTGGCAGTTTGCACAGATAGTTCTCTCGTAGGTGATAATATTAATACTTGTGTTTTATTAAGTGTCACATCTACTTTTGTCAACGCTCCAATCGTAAATGCGGCAGTCTTTCCTGTCCCGGATTGTGCTTGTGCAATAACATCTTTACCATCAATGATTGGTTGAATGGCTTTTGCTTGAATTGGACTCGGTTTTTCAAATCCATACGCATAAATTCCCCGTAAAATGTTTAAGTTAATGTCTAATTCGTCCCAATTTTCCATATATAGTAAGTAATAATCTTATTTTTAAATAATATAAATGTATACTTAATATATTATAAGAATGCTTACCATATATTCTCATCAAGATTTTCAAAATATAATATTTGATGGGTTTCAGTTCTCTCTTCCAGAAGAGACAATCATCTTGATAAATGAGTTGGCTTCAAAAGTCGGTGCACCTACATATATAAAAACGCCTGTATTTAAAAAAAAAGAGGTTGCCATAAGTAAATTGGCGACAGCAAACGCAAGTGAAACATGGGAAAAAGTTCAAGTTCATAGTTTTAAAACAACAAAAATAGAACAAAAAAAAGGAATTGATTCAAAAATAGACATGATTCGTTTTCATTTGAATAAAATAACAGATAAAAAATATATTGATTGTCATAATAAAATTGTGGATTTATTAAATGAATTGATTGAAAATAATATAACAGACGAAGATTTAATGCGTATTTGTCTGCATATATTTGAGATTGCATCCAACAATCGTTTTTATTCAAAATTATATGCAGATTTATATTCAGATTTGATAACTAGATATGATATTATGAAAACTATATTTAATAACAGTTTTAATTCATTTATGGAATTATTTAATCATGTTGAATATGTTGACCCTGCTGTAAATTATGACGCATTTTGTAAAAATAACAAGGACAACGAATGTCGTAAATCATTAAGCACATTTATATTAAATTTGATGAATAATAATATTATTTCAAGAGAGAAAGTGATGAGTTTGTTGTCACAATTACTAGCACAAGTTCAAGAGTTTATTCTTTTGGAAAATAAGAAGAATGAAGTGGACGAATTGACTGAAAATATTGCCCTGTTATTTAAAGCAGAATTAGTTGCAGAAATAACAATTGATGGCGTTTCATTCATGACTATTCTTAAAAATTTGGCAAAAAGTAAAATGAAATCATATCCGAGCTTATCCAACAAGTCAATATTTAAATATATGGATTTATGTGAAATGTAATGTAATGAGAATAATAATAATATAAAATGGGTTAATTATATTATTATTTGATGGTTTGGTTTTGTTAAAGATCACTCAGTATCTGCCCTCTGAGCATTGGTTTTTGTCCTTGTGGTTGTCCTTGTGATTGTCCTTGTGTTTGTCCTTGTGTTTGTCCTTGTGATTGTCCTTGTACTATTTCATTATGCTTTTTAGCTGCTATCGCAGATTCAACTGCTGCTGTCGTTCCTACCGCTTTTAAAGATAAGGCAAACCTGCTATTCAGTTGGGTGCCTAGTTGATTCACAGCATCAATTAATTTACTATATTCTTCTGCATTGCCAGATTTTTTCAGATCCTCAATTTCATTATTCAGAAATACTTTAAAATCGTCAGAATCAAAAACAAATTCTTTTAATTCTGTTTTGGCTTGAGACAACAATTTTTTTCTCTGTAAACCTAACTTATTATAGTTTGTACGCATTCCAATAATTGAAGAAAATAACAACCCCCACGATTCAGCACCAATAATAGATTTTCCATTTTTAGATACCATGTCTCTTAAAAAATATGATGGGTTTAATACTACATTATTAGTAACAACATTTGGAATATAACTTGTAAAAAATTCCCATAAATATGGCCCTGACGGAATGCCCACTCCTTGTGTTATTTTATCACTCCAGGATGATGTTTGTTTTGAATATAAATTTGTCATTGTTGTAGGAAAGTAAGCGTTTGTTGTTCCATTTTCCAATCCATAAAAATTTATAATTACAAATGATAAAATTAACAAAATTTGTAAAAGTAATATAATAGCATTTGACAATTTATTGTCAAATGTAGGAAACAAATTTTTTAATAAATTAGGTGTTACAAAAGCAACAATTACTATTTGAAAATAAACATAATACATATCAAGTTTAGGTACTATTAACTGGGGTTCGGTTGACACAGTGTTAAGAATTGCATAAACCGAGCTTGAAATTACTGCAGGCATGTTAATCGTGTTAACTATTTTTTCGAATGGATTATCCCCATATGAATTTAAAAATAAAATGCTACCTGATGCTATTTGATATGTTATGTTATCGTTTATTTTTTTAAATAATTCATTTTCATAAAATGAGCTATTAATAGTTGATAATTTTTCGTCAGCTTTTTCTGATTTAATTTCATATTTGTTTTTTACCGTTTTCTTAAAAATCTCAACCTGATTAGATAGTGTATCTAAAAGAGTAGATTTTTGCAATTGCTTTTGATGTTCATAAACTTCCGTTGAAATTGTAAGATTTTCACTAAAAGTATCTCTATCAATATAACTAGATAAGGTATCTTTTTTCATCGGCGTTTGCACATTATATTCACTAATTCTAAGAGTCATAGGCAGAATGGCTTGAGTCTTTGCTAATACCTCTATTTTTCCAAAAAAAACTTCCCTTAATCTATTTTCACATAAATTTAAAAATATGTCTACTTTATCTTTACCTAAAAATTGTGCTGAAATTACATTATTAACAAATAAATCAAGTTTATTTCTAATTTTAGAAACATCAATAATTTTTTTTTCTTCTCTATCACACCCAATTTGCATATTATTTATTTTTTCTTGAGTTTGTAATATTGAAGTTGATAATGTTTCTATTATTATATTTTGATCATTTGCCGAAGCAATCCCTGCATCTATCGCTTTATTATATTCTGTTACCTCTTCCTTACTATACGCAGGGGGTATGATCCCATCAGTTCGTTCTTCTATCTCCGCATCTGATAAGGTCCACTCTATTTTATACTCATTAAATTTATAATCATCATCATTTGAGTTTTTAACATATTTGTAGAGGCCTTTATATTTTTCATCAATTATATCTAATACATCCACAGCACGAAGGGTTTTTTTTTGTTCTAGTTCTTTCAGCTCTCTCTTTAATTGATCAATTTGTTCAAATGTTTTACGTTGTTTTATCCAAAGCAGTCTTAAATTATTTTCCAAAGTTGAATTTCCCAAAATTCTAGTATTAATGTCTATTACCTTACTAGGTTTTGATGTTAACCATTTATATACTGGGGCATTAGCTAATTTTTCATTATTTTGTTCAATTACTTTATTTTCTTCAAGTAAACGATCGTATTCTTCATAAAAATCTTTTCTTTTGTCTTGTAAATTTTCCACAGATTCTTGATAAAATTTAATATCGGCGTTTGACTTCTCCAACTGTGTAATTACTTCTGGAGATAAACTTGTCAATCTGCCTATTTTTCCCGTAACCCAAGAATAAAAATTATTGTATTCTTCCAAATTTTCAGGTATTGTTCCGCCTATTTTATTTCTTTTAGTTTTACTTTTTTTCTTATTTTTATTTTTTCTAGATTTTTTTTTCTTTCCTCCAACATTCGTAAGTTGAGGGGGATTATTTATTTTATCCAGTTCATTTGAATATTGTTTTAATAAAAAAGAAAAACACAATAAATAGTTAAATTCAACCAAAAGTTTAGTATAATATTGAAATGATTCAAATTGCGAATCTAATTTATTATAATTTAATTGAGACTCATCAAATTCTTGTCCTATTATTAAAGGCAACGGATTTTGATCTATTACTGTAGGATTTTCCCTGTCAAATTTTACACCAAAAACAGCTTCTCCAAGAACAGTTGTTCTTGCAATTATATTTTCACTTGTTAATTCAGGATCAATAGTAGATAATTTCATAAATGTATTTATAAAATTTTCATTTTCATTTTCATTTTCATTATCAAAACTAGAAGCAGAAGTTGGTTGAAGATTTAATGCATAATTAATGCTTTTGTCTTGTATATTATTTTCATTTAAATAATTTAAATATCCATTAAAGATTGTTGTAGCACAAGTATAATCATCAGATGTAATATTTTCGTTTGATGTTCTTCTGTCAGGATGCACAACATACAACGCCTTTGTTATTTTATCGTTTTTATCTATTAAATTATTATCTAAAAGTAGATTTAAATATTGATGTAACTCATGTAAATGTGAGGTGCTTAATTCATTAAATTCACATGTATTCATATTATATACAATAATAATAAATTATTTTCGTTTCCTAAAGTTTATCATGATAATAATATAAAATGTTGTTGATTATATTATTATGTGCGAAAATTTATATTATACCATTACTGAAGAAGAACAAGAACAAGAAGAAGAATACATTATAACAGATAATGTATCTCACGCAAAAAATAAAATAATAGGAGACCTAGAATTAGAAGAAAATTTGCCTCAGTTAACATTAAAACAATTAAATCTTATTTGCGATTATTATGGAATCACCTCATACCTTAGAATTACAAAATGTAATAAAAAAGACATCGTTAACATATTGGTTTTATATGAAAATGCTGATGAAAACTATGAAATTGTGGTAAAAAGAAAAAGAATGTGGAAATGTCTTGCCGAATTAAAAAACGATAAATTTATGAAAAAGTTTATAATAAATTGAAAACGAATAAAGATTTCTCTCTTACTAATACATGGTATTATCAAAGATAAATGCTACAGTCAATTATCTAGAAACAAAAAAAATACATAAAGATGATATTAAAAAAGAAGCGGATTTGTATGAAGTTGAAATTAAACATGTAAACATAATCGTTGCTTTGGGAAATATGCGAAATCAATATGAAGAAGAAAATGTATTGTATTATCCAATCTATTTAGTAAAGCATAATAATAAAGTCATTCAAATTGGTTTATATGAAATCGAATCTTCAAATTATGAATATTATTTGGACAAGTATGGCAAAATAGACATTGATAAATTGAAAGAACCCATTATTTATTCTTTTGCCACAAAAGAAATGTTGGAAAAGTTGCGAATGAAACCAGAGTCTGAAACCGAAACAAAACATCAGTATGAAAAAGACGAATCTGATAATGACTCTGAAAAAGAAGATGAGAAAAAAGATGAAAAAAAAGATAAATATGAGATTCCTGAAGAGAGAAGTGATATTTTTATAGTAACAACTGGATTTCATGTGCCAGAACTTTTACAGGAAGAAACAAAAAAAGATTCTAAAGACGTTGTAGAGAAATATAAAGAAGACAATGATGACAACTGGATGCAGAAATTTATGAAAAATCCGCATTTTACAATAACTGACAACGAAGGAGGTGGTGATTGTTTTTTTGCAACTATAAGAGACGCATTTTCTAGCGTTGGCCAACAAACCACAGTTAAAAAATTGCGAGACAAATTGGCATCAGAGGCAACAGAGGAGATTTTTATGGGATATAAAGAACAGTACGACTTATTTTATCTATCTATTGCGAGTGATACATCAAAAATCAAAGAATTATCTAAGGAATATCAAACTATAAAGGATAAAATAATGAATATTTTAGATAGAGACGAAAAAAATCAAATGCTTATTAAGGCGAAAGATATTAAGGCAACTCATGACAGACTTGTAGAAGATAAAAAAACGACAAATCGAATGTTAACTGAATATACATTTATGAAAGGACTTGATACTTTGGATAAATTTAAAAAGAAAATAAAAACATGTGATTTTTGGGCGGAAACATGGGCAATTTCTACGATGGAACGAGTGTTGAATGTAAAATTTATTTTAATGTCAAACGAAGCATATAGAAATCAAGATTTAAAAAATGTATTACAATGTGGACACATGAATGATTCGATTCTTGAACAACGAGGTGCATTTAACCCGGAATTTTATATCATGGTAGAATATACTGGAAATCATTATAAATTGATTGGCTATAAAAACAAACAAATTTTCAAATTTAGCGAGATCCCTTATTCTATAAAAAAATTGGTTGTGAATAAATGTTTGGAACGAAATTCGGGGATATTTTCTTTGATTTCTGAATTTATGCAGTTTAAAGAGGCCATGAATCTAAGGACTCCAAAAAACGCAGTAGAAAAATCCGAAGAATTTACAGAAGCAAAATTGCGTGGATTATATGATGATGAAGTGGTGTTTATTTATTACAATAAATCAAATAACGTGCCTTTGCCTGGAAAAGGAACCGGAGAAAAAATACCAAAAGAATTTATCAAAGAATTTACTGGGTTGCAAACCATTTATGAATGGCGACGCAAATTATCGTATTTTTGGATTGCACCATTTACATTAGACAATCATCGCTGGTCAAGTGTTGAACATTATTATAATGCGTGTAAATTTAAAAAAACAAATCCAGAATTCTATTTGAGTTTTGCGATTGAATCAGGAACAGAACTATCCACAAATTCTGAAATGGCAAAGGCAGCAGGAAGTAAACAGGGTAAATTTGAAAAATTATTGATTCGTCCAAAACAAGTTATTGTGGATCAAGATTACACCGAAGAACGCGAAAATAAAAATATATATGACGCACAATTTGCGAAATTTACTCAAAATCCAGAACTGACACAATTATTGATTCAAACAAAAAATGCGAAATTAATGAAATTCAAATCTGGAAAAGAACCTGAATTAGACAATACATTAATGCTTGTTCGCGATAAAATTGCGAAACAGTAAGTCAACCTCTTTAATTCTTACAAATTTGAATGATTTTTTTTACATAATTAAAAACATCATTGACTAACTATGAACAAAACCAATAATGATAGAGAGAGAAATTCGGTGCATGTGTCCAGCATCAAATAATAAGAAAAATGTGTAGAATCCCATCTTTGATTATTCACCTTTTCATGTTACTTTTTAAGAAAAATATTTTACAAGAGAAATAAAGTAAGGTTGTAATATATGATATTAACAAAACACAGTCAAGAACTGGCATCTTTTTTTATTCAAAACAATTGTATAAACCATGAAAGAATCAATCCTAAAACGAGAGAAATATTGACTGTTTTATACAATCAAATAAAAAATACAAACAACGACATAAAAAATATAAAATTTACAAAACAACTTCGCAAAGTTTCACTGTCGCATACATCCATTAAACCGCGTTCTTTTGATTTACACAGTTTTCCTGAAACTATAATAAAACATGTTGATGATACTGCTTCAATTGAAATCACATATAATTTCTCTCTTAAAGAGAGAAACATAACAGTCCATTTTATATTGGAAAAATCAACCGAGATAACTAAGTGCGACAATCATATCACACAGATCATTCATTTAATGTGTGTTTTAAACATTTACTCAAACAAAAGGTGTTCTAAAAAGTTGAACATTTTTATTTACATGACTTCTTTAAAAAAAGAGTTACCAAAAACAAACGCACATGTATTGGATCAAACAAATGTAAATACTGCTTTTACACGAACTTGTATGCCCACTTCTGAAATTGTTATTTTTAGAAAAGAAGAATGGTTTAAAGTGTTAATACATGAATCTTTTCATAATTTTGGATTAGATTTTGCAGACATGAATAATACCGAATGTCATTCCAAAATATTACGCATGTTTAAAGTTTCATCAGAGGTGAATTTATTTGAAGCCTATACAGAATTTTGGGCAGAAATTATAAATGCGTGTTTTTGTAGTTTTTTAATTTTACAAAATAAAAATGATGTGAATGAATTTTTATTAAATGCGGATTTTTTCATTAATTTTGAGAGAACATATAGTTTTTTCCAATTAGTAAAAACATTAGATTTTATGGGAATAACATACACGGATTTATATTCCTCTTCATTACCAAATTCCAAATACAAAGAAAAATCTAATATTTTGGCATATTATGTAATAAAAACGATATTAATTCACAATTTTCAAGATTTTTTAAGTTGGTGTCAAATCCATAATACTTCTCTCTTACAATTTAATAAAGAAGGTAACAAACAAATAGAAATGTGTAATTTTATCGAACAAAAATATAGGTCCAATACATTATTGGATAATATTTATAAAATGGACAATTTGTTTAGAAAAGTTAAAGGAAAAAATAGTTTATCACAAAATATGAGAATGACAATCTTTGAATTGGGGTAATTATTTTATTATTTTATTATTTATATATGACACTTTTATATAAATGTATTATTGAATTTATAGGAACGTTTATTTTTTTATATGTTATTATCGCAACTGGCAACCCATACGCAATTGGATTAATATTGACGTGTATGATATTAATAGGTGGTAACATTTCTGGAGGAAATTATAATCCTGCCGTTTCTGTCATGATGGTTTTAGCAAATAAGTTAAACGCAAATGAGATGATTCCTTATATTTTCTCTCAATTGATGGGTGCAGTATGTGCCTTTTATTTATATAAAATTACAAAATAAATGGAATTAAATGAGATTAAACTGTTAAAGTTTAATTTATGGGATATATTAAAGACCAAAAAAATAGATGTAAACTTTGCTATAAAATATATTTTGTTTTCTAAATATAATAAGACGGAAAGTGAAAAATGCATCAATCGTGATGATGTGTTATTTTTACAACCACATATATCCATAAAAGAATTGGATGACGCAATTGCACATTTTCGAGAAAATCTTGATAAAATAAGTAATTGAATAATAAATATATTATAAAAAATAATATATTTATTTTGTATGGGTTAATAGTTTAATATGAAATGCAATATTTAATCTTCAAGGGTTTAAACAGAGACAGAAACAGGAAGGTCCTTTGATGCCTTTGCAAAATGAGGACTCATAAAACGCTGAAGATTGAAATAAGTCAATTCTTCGCCTCCAGTAATTTTCAACAAAGTCGCCAACTTTGTATCAGGATTAATCTTGCGACCATTATCCTTATCTTGCAGGTTATGGAGGCGAATATACTTGTTAATATCACGAGTCACTTCAGTTCGTGCCATTTCAGAACCAGAAGGCTTTTCAAGGAAGTGTGCTAGTTCATCACTAATTCGAGTAGGCTTTACAAATCCAGATGGGGCACGATTCACCGTCTTGCGACGACGCTTAAGAGACAACTTGTTTGCTGCCTTCAATTCACGAGACCACTTTTTTTCAAGACCGCGATATTCCGTCTTCAAAGAAGAAATAAGAACTCCAAGTTGTTGGAGCTTTGCCAAAAATTCGACTGACTGTTCAGTAAGTCCAACATCAACATCACTCTCTTCAAGTGTAGAAGATGCGGTAACATCAACAGGTTCAGAGACAGAGACACAAGAGGATTCCTCGACAGTAACAGATTCAGAACTCTTGGTTTCAACAACAGGCTCAGTCTTTGCTTTGACAGATCTTCTTGACTTCTTAGGCTCAGTAACAACAGACTCTGTTGATACGGCGGCAACAGAAACAACGGGGGAAACCGAAACAGGAGCAACATTCACTTCAGATTTGGATGATTTAGTAACTCTTGGCATCTTATTATAATATACATAAATAAATTCTTTTTAAGTGATTTAACGCAAATATATAAATTATGATACCTAATATCAGAACATTCCTAAACATTCTTAATAATATGAAAATGATTGAAATAACCATGGAAGTGCATCGGCTGCCGATTCGTTTACTAGAGTCAACGCTCCAAGAACATAATATGATCCTAAAGCTTTGCTGTCTTGGTCAATTCCAGAATTCACGAATCTTTCTAATATAGTTAATACCGATTTTTTAATCATATCCAATTCTTGATTAATGTGTAAATAACTATAATTAAAATTCCTAAATATCTCGCCATGTGGAGGATAAATGTTACATTTTACTTGATGTGGCAGCCCGATTCGATAATTCCAAATGTCCATTAATTCTCTCATGAATTTTATTAAATTCTGATGAGTTAAGCTTAATAACCATTCTGCATTACTATAATTTCCTAAATAATTGATTGTTTGAAATAATTCCAACGCTCTTAATTCCAATATTTTTTTTTGCGAAAAATGCGTAGTCTCCTGTTGGATTTGTAGGTTTATGGGTATTTTTAATGCTTTACTAATGTTTATCATTCTTTTAAAATTAGTCAACTCTACTTCCGGTATATTATTTCTATTGTATGGATTTTTCACAGGTTTATCAGATTTTAATATTAAATTATGTAATGATATTACATCAAACCCATAAATAAAATTATCATGATCTTTATAACTAAAAAAATATGAATTAGATAAATCTGATAAATTTTCAATTGTAAAAAAATCAGTATTATTTGTACATAATGCCCTGTTTAAATATGCCGGACCATGAAGCTTATTATATAATCGCCGTATTCTTCCTCTAAATATTTTTTGTATTTTAATTGCGAAATTAGACAGTCGTAAAAAACTAAACAACCGAATCAACAATTCTTGTTTATTTCCACTTATTTTGATTTTATAATTTTTGGCGATAAGTTGCAAATTTGACAAACTGTAATTGTGTGTTGTTAGCATGTCATAATTATTTAATGTTGGAAATATCATGTTAGTTTTATCCATTTTTAATAAAGGTGATTTAAAAGACATAAATTGTTTACAGTTTGAATTAATTGTCGCGACATAATCATTCATTATATATATATACAATAAAATCTTTTTATACCACAACACAAATAAAAATTGAACACAGAGTTGAATATTAGACCATTTAAGTCATTTTATTGTTATTATTTACATTTTGTATTGGGTTCATTACTATATTGGATCGTTTCGTGGTAAAAATATAATGAAGTAATTATAATCTTCAAAGTGTGTGTGTGTAAATGAATGTTTAATTCTTCAATTAGTTAGATATAATAACCATGATAACAATTAATTAGAATGCACGATTTTAGAGACGAATCACGTAACAAGAGTTCAATTTCTTATTAATTAAAAAAAAATTGATTTAAAGATAATCCAATAGTTAAAATCATAATAACAGCAATCATGGCAGATACAATCATCGACGGAACTCAATTTAACGTTAACAACATCATGTACACTTCTCCAAAGGCAAATCCCCAAGGTGGAAAAAGTGTAAATGTATTGAATAAACAGACCAAAACCAGTTTGAGACTATCAACGCCTCTCATGCTTACATGGGGAGCGTCTGATTATGTTGATGAGAAAACTGGGCTAGGTAATGGTAAGTTTGAAATGTCTCTTCAATTTCCTAGTGAAGAATATAAAACAGAAGATACTGACGCATTCTTTAGTAATATGTTGGCTTTTCAAAACAAGGTAAAGGCTGACGCACTAGAAAAATCAAAGGAATGGTTTGGTAAGGTTCATAAAAGTGCAGATATTATTGACGAGTTGTTTTCACCAATGTTGAAATATCCCAATCAAAAAGGTTCAAGAGAACCTGATTATACTAAACAACCTGCACTCAAGATTAAAATTAGACGATGGGAAGGAGTGTGGAAATGTGAAATATATGATGAAGACAACGAGCCGTTGTTTCCGTCGTCATCTAATTCTAATGTTTCGCCCTTGGACTATTTGAAAAAAGGAACAACTGTTGCTCTTATTATTCAATTCGCAGGTATTTGGTTTGTTAATGGAAAGTTTAGCATTAGTTGGAATTTGGTTCAAGCAGTAGTTCAAAAGCCTCGAGCAACCCTGACTGGCAAGTGCTTTATTCAATTGAAAAAGGCAGACAAGGAAAAACTAAAGACAGCAGCACCTCCAACTGAAGATGATTCTGACAATAATATTCAAGCGACGATTGTGGATGACAGTGAAGACGAAGATACGGATGCACCAACACATGCGAAAAAGGATGCGGGTGTTGAATTGGCAGTAGCAGAAGAGGCGACAGCACCTGCTTCTAGTCAAGAGGAAGAAGTTGTAGCACCAATTGTGTCTACTGAAGCACCAAAGAAGAAAGTTGTTTCAAAGCGTAAATAATTTAGTTTAATAAACCTTAATCCATAATAATATTTTAATTTATTTTTTCTTGTAAATTAAAATACTTACGTGATGACCGTTGGAGTTCTTTCTTCTTTTTCTTGACGCGGCTTATCACACGTCTACCTTTTCTTTCTTCTTTCTTAGATCTTGTAGTAATTTGCAAGGTTATTTTTTTTATGATTAACAAAGACATTCTCTCCATTTTATTTATAAAAAATTGAAATGCTTTTTTATAAATTAACTTATTTATATACAACAAAAATGGAAACACCGATTGAAATTGAAACACCGATTGAAAATGTTGATCTTCATTCTCTTTCAAAATCAAACAATAGTACAAAAGATGCCCCCGAAAAAAAACAATTTACAAAGAAAGAAATGTCAAATTATAGTAGACAACATGACAAAGCCATATTTAAAACTCCGAACGATGAGCATCTATGGGCGGAAACACAAACAAAAGCTTGTTCGAAATGCTCGATAGAAAAGAAACTAACTGACTTTGCAGGTAATACTTCAGGAACGGATGCGTTTAATAAAGACGGATATAGACATCGCAGACCAGAATGCATCGAATGTGGTAAAAAAGTCAGCAAGGGGAAAGCAGAAGCAAAAAAAAAGGCAAAAGATATGAATATATCGTATGTTGCTCCAGAGGGAACATTATGCGGTATTTGCAATAAAGCAGCATCTTCCGGAAATGGTATAGTATTTGACCATTGTCATGAAACTAATTTGTTTAGAGGTTATTGTTGCAATTCATGTAATAGAAGTGTGGGCGTATTAGGTGATACTGTAGATGGGCTCTTAAAAGCACTAAATTATTTGTTGAAAAATGAAAAATGTAATATTATTCAAAATGAAGACGGTGAATTAGTTAGGATAGTAAATTAAATTAAATTAATTAAGACATGCTGTAATTCGATATTTTGATAATTTAAAATATTTTTCTTCTTTTTCAATTCCTATAAATTTTCTGTTTGTATTTAAACAACCTACACCGGTTGTTCCTGAACCCATAGTATTATCTAACACTACATCTCCTTCATTCGAATATGTTTTTATAAGATGTTCAATTAATTTTACTGGTTTTTGTGTTTCATGTATCGTATCAAACTCTATATCAAACTCTATAAGTTCATTAGGATAGTTTGTAAAGTGTTGCGTATATTCACTACTACCTGTAAGTTTATTGTTTTTTCCCAAATGATGTTCTTGGTTCAACATTTTCCCGATTCTTTCCTTACTATTTTTTTTTTTAATATTTGTCGGAATCAACCCTTGTGGATTATATGTCATATTACCTGTTGTTTTAGAAGCTGCTGCTGCTCCTCCCTTAGAAAACACACAAATATCTTCCGTGCATTTCATAGGTCTATAATTTGCTAATAAGAATTGTGTTGTTTTATTTTTTTTCCATATTAAATTATATTTAAACCATTTATAATTAGAGGAAATTAACATGCTGGTAAAAGGTTGTTGACCGAATAATAATATTACACCAGAAGGCTTTTTTATGATTCTTTTGTAATGTTTCCATAATTCATTTAAATCTATTATAGTATCCCATTTGCATTTTGTAGTTCCATATGGCAAATCACATAATATTAATCCTACGCTATCATTTTCTATTTTATTCATTTCTACAATACAGTCTCCGCAATATAAAGAAACATTATCATTAATAAAAGGTTCTGTAGTTAAACATTCAATTTCATTTAGTAATTTTTCTTTATTTTTTTTTAATTCTTGTTTTGAAGTTAATTTGATATTGTCGTCTTCTTGTTTACATTCATCGTTTTCATTACATTCATCGTTTTCCTTACTATCTGCATGATCTACATCTACATCCACATCCACATCCACCTCATCGTTTTCTTTACTATCTGCATGATCTACATCCACATCCACATCATCGTTTTCCTTACTATCTGGATGATCTACATCAGCACCGTCTTCTTGTATAATTAATTCTATATTTTTGGACAAACTATTATTTATTAATTCAATTAATTCGTCTTTTTTTTTGTTGGAATATTTTTTAATTCCAAGTTCTTTACATTTTGCCACAAGTTGGGGTTTTGTTAATTTAATTAAATCCATCTTTTATTTATGTAAGTTATATTAGTAATATTATTTAATTCAATTTTTTTTATACAATTAAATTAAACGTGTGAAATAAATGTAATAGTAACAATAATGTCAGATTTCTCTTCAACATTATCAATCTCATCCTTAATTTTTGATATGCCTTGCTTTTTTAAAACATATGCTTGTGTTTGTTTCAACTGCAATTCATCGATAGGAACACAAAATTCTTTTTTACCTAAATAAAAATATATATTTTGTTTATATAACAAATCATTCTCAAAAACAATATCTAGATACACCATAAAATTATTGTCTTCATCAATAATGATGTTATTTGGCAATACAGGAAAACATATAACCACAAATTCTTTGTCTATTTTGGCATCATAATCATCTTTATCGTCAAAATATACCTCATGATGCCATAAAGGAACTAAATACAACGAATTTTTATAATTCAATTTATATATATTATTTTCAAATAAATCATCAATTGATGGATTAATAATCATAGTTTGTATTTCTTTGTTATCTATAATTTCAAGAACATGTGACAACATTTCTTGTGTAATATGTAATATATATTTGTTTTTAGAGAGAAAATTGTAAATCTCCATAGAATAAGATTTACTCATTTTTTCAAACATTTTATAAGAACAATTATTTATAATATCCTTTAATACATCAACGTATTTTTTATTTGAAAATTCACATATAAATGAATTCAATAAATCCATGTAATCATAAATGTCTTTTTCTTTTTCTTTTTCTTTTTCTTTTTCCATATCTGATTGTCTTTGTTCTACAGTAAAAACGGATCTTAGCAATAAATATGCCTCGTTAATTTCTCTAAATTTTATAGTAGATACAACCGTGTTTCCGTTTTTATCTGGATGATGTTGTAACGACTTTATGTGATATTGTTTCTTTAACAATTCAAATGTAATGTTTTGAGAATCATAATCTATTTCCAATATTTCAAATGCTTTTTTAATGTCCATATGATTCAATAATAGTTAATTTTAAGTATTTTCAAGATGAAAACGATGAATGACACTAACTACATATAACAAAAAATTTTCTAAATGATAAATTGGACGATAATTATTATTATAATATTGGAAAAAGGTAAATGTTTTAATCATAATCAATTTTAAATCCTCTGAATTCAACAGTTTTTGTTCTATTAATTGAGAGAAAATATACCAAAAACAATTAGTAATGTCCAAATTATAAATAAAAATATCATACAATAAATCGCGGAATTTTAAATATTTTAACTCGTCTACATGAATCATTACATGTATAATTTTATTGCAAATTATTTTATACGGCTCATTCAATTCTTCCGTATAATTATGCAGGTTTTTTATGTTTGTAATGTTTTCTACCACCTTTAATTTATTATTAAAACATTTATTATACAAAGTTTTCGTAGGTCTTGGGATGTTTATGACTTGGCAACAATTTAATATATTATCTGGAATAAAACTAATCTCTTCTGTTATAATAAAGTATTTTAAATTAATAGAACAATTGTTATTCACCTGCATATAACTATAAAAATTGTCTAATAATTCACTATTAATTTCATGGAAATATTTGCACACTATTATTCCGGATTTATCTGTTTTGGACGAAATAATGTCTATCAAGTGCATATAAATTTCATGCCATAACAATTTAGAATTACACCCCAAGAGAGACATGTCAACCTCATAATGAATGTCACTTATTTTAAAAAAATATGATTGTTTGTTAAATGGAATGCTAATCTTTTTTTCATATTTCAAATCAGAATGACTATATTTTTTTATCGATTTCAACATTTGAGTGTATTTACCAATCCCGTTGGGTCCATAAAAAATAACATGTTTCAAGTCTTGAATTTGTTTTGGGAAATTAGAAAATACCTTACTTAATTTTGGATGCAAGTTTTCTCTCTGATTTGACAGTATGTAATCTTCAAAATGAGTTTCGTGGAATTTCATTAATAATAATTATAATATAATTTTATTAAGTTAAAAATATAAATAATTAACTAATTAATATGAATCTTATTCAAGGCATTTATCAATATAATCATAACAATCTTCATTTTTGCGAACCCATTAGAAATACGATTTTAAACAAAGGAACCTTTATTAGAATTTTATATTCAACATCTTATTTCTCTTTAAATGGAATATATTTACACATTTTATTACATAAACTAACAGTTGAAAAATATTACAATAAATGTAAATGCTATTTTAATGTTTCAACTCATTTTGTTATGATTAACAAAATAAAGGCAATTGAAGAACAAATTTTAAACAAATACACGATTCATTCGAAAATTCCACAATTTAAAATATATGAACAATTGTCTAATGGATTTATTTTTTGCGATAATTTGGAACAAACAACCGGCAACATTATATTAAAAATATCTGGAATTTGGGAAAATGATAAATATTATGGATTAACCTATAAATTTTATAAACTATCCATCTGTTCTAAAATAAGTCAAAATGATGTAAACGGTTATCATGCAGATCACATTTAATATTCCGATCAATCCTATAAAACCAGAGGATGCCGGAGACAAACGATTTTGATTGTCTTTTTTTGTTGATAAAAAAATATATAATTGAATAAGAACCAATATTGTTGATATATTTATAAAAGTAAAATAACCAGGTGAAACATGACCTGCTGAAATTACATCTTGGTTTGATAACAATAATATAACAGTATATATAATGTTTCCAATCATTAAAGCAAATGGAAATGCGTACTTTGCGAGTTGCATGTCAATTCCTAGATTACCTCCATACAAACATATTTCAAAAATAAGACCAGTTCCTAATAATATGTTTGCAGTTTCTAATATTATTAGAGAATTATCTGTATTAGTAAAAAAAGATATTATATACAATAAGGCACTAAAATAAAAAAGGGCATTATATAAAGATTTCCAATAAACACCTCCATACCAAACATCTGCCGTAGTCATTTGTATTATATAAATATTATTTATCGAAATTGGTAGATTTTGGTATGAAATTAATATTTATATAATATTATAGAAATGAGTAAATTCAACACTTTTACAAATCATCCGTTGATTCCAAATCCACAAGAATATATGGTTGTCAGAAAATATGTCTCGATTCATTCTGAAGACAGAGATGTGTTAAAATATCCGAATTCCGCGGAGTTTGAAATTGAATTGCCACAAGATTATGTGAATGTTCTCTCTGTAAGACTTGAATCATGGTCCTTTCCATCAAATTATAGCACTTTTTCTCAATTAAATAAAAATATTACCATGAGTTTTCAAATTACAAATACAACACAACCAGCTCTTCCTGATGATTTGGCTTATTACATGTACCTAGCAATTTATACAAACATGCAAAACAGTTATTCAATTACAATTGAACAGGGGTATTATACTCCACAACAAATGGTTACGGAATTGACAAATAAATTTAATGAAGCAATCACAACCTATATTTATACATATTTTGTGAATCCTATCAACAATGTTCCATCCGAATGTATTACTCAACTTACATCAATAGAAGGCGGATATTCAGATTTTGTAATTGTTTATAATGAAGTTACCCAAAAAATATGGTTTGGTAATAAAAATGCCACCTTTGTATTATTAAATGTAGACAACAATTCACAATTTATATTAGATTCTAATGATAAAATTATACCAAATCCTTCTTTCACATCTTCCCAATGTCCTCCTTCGAAAACACAATTGCCAGATTACACGAATTGGGGATTGCCATCCTATTTAGGATTACCACGCACACATGTAACAAGCACCTCGACTAATGTTTTGCCGCGATTTTATTATGGTGATGTTGTTGCCGGGGATGGAGGTTATTGGTTAATTCATAATTCATCCACACCAGATTGTTCTCTCAATTATATAGAAGCAGACTATAAAATAAATATAACAGGTCCTGACTATTTTTATATGGATGTGGCACAATTAAACAACATGGATGAAACAAATCCATATAATTTATCTAATTTTACATTACATACAAATGAAACGAATTCACGGGTTAACGCATCTTTTGCGAAAATCACGGTCCCTTATAAGGCGGATTTATCTGCTATGTGTTTTGAAAATAATAAAGCATACAAAATTTATAATCCACCTGCGGAGAGAATGCGGAAAATCAAATTGCGTATGAGATATCACAACGGACAATTAGTTAATTTCGGGTCATCTGATTATTCTTTTACTTTGGAATTTACATTATATAATGCTCAACAATCCAAAAAATACAACAATTATATTCCAGAAAATAATACATTTACTTAGATGTTAATGTTTACCTTTCTTGTTGTAGAATGTCCCGAACCATACTTTTGTTTGGCTTGTTTCGCCAACTTGTATGCTTTTCCACTTTTTTTACAACCTGTTTCTATAATAGCAAAATCAACCGCTGCCGCTTTTTGTCCTGTAATGGCTGAGCCAAGTCTTGCATATCCCCATGATTGTGCTGTTTGATTTGGTCTTGAACCTGATGAAAAATAGGCACCTTCTCCTTTATTCACTATTTTTTTCAAGGATTCGAGAGAACATCTTGTTTTTCGTGATAATTCTTTATTTGGAATAATAGTATCTACATTATATATTTTTTTGGCACGAGTAATGTGTTTCGATGTTTTTGTTTTATAAGAAGGCAAATACTTTCTTGTAACATAGTTGTGTCTTTTATATAATTTTCTGGATTTCAATAACATTTGAAGTTGTTTCTTTTTATCTTTGATTGACAAATTCGGCGGCAAATAACGAACAGGTATCTTCATATATTGTATTGTTATTTAAACCGGCGAAGATTTAAGGTTCATGATGAAGCGTAGCTTCATTTAAAATGGGACGCTTACAGCGTCCTAATTTTCAACTTACCGGTCTCTGACCCTTACTTTTTTCGGTTCATAGAACCGAAGGATTTAAGTAAGAAAAGAATGGGACTTTGTCCAATTCTAATTCTTCAAGGGTTTAAATATTTAATGCTTATGAATATAAATAACATTTATGGAAACTTTATTCCCTGCATCAAAAGAACAACATGAAATAGTATTGTCATTACATACAAATAATGTAATGGTAAATGCTGTAGCAGGATCAGGAAAAACAACCACAATATTACATATATCAGAACATTTTAAATCCGAAAAAATATTGGTTATAACATATAATTCAAAATTAAAATTAGAAACAAGAGAGAAAATACAGAAATATAATTTAGACAACGTTGAAGTTCATACATTTCATTCATTTTGTAGAAAAAATTATAATAGTTCTTGTAAAAGCGATACAGAAATTAGAGAGATTTTTCATGATGAATTTGTTTTCAAAAAGAACCACAATAAAGTAGTTTTTGACATTATTATTTTAGATGAAGTTCAAGACATGTCGCCTTTATATTATAAACTGTTTTGTAAATTATTCAAAGATAACAATAATTTACAAACAAAAATAGGAATGTTTGGTGATTTTAGACAATCCATATTTAGTTTTAATAAATCAGATGAAAGATATATAACTTTATATGATAAATTATTTTATAATATGAATAATTTTAATTGGGGCGAACGAAAATTACAAACATCATTTAGAATAACCAATCAAATGTCAACTTTTTTAAATGAATGTATGTTTGATGCAGAAATTATAATTGCAAATAAACATTCCGAATTTAAACCTAGATATTTATTTTGTAATGGGTTTGACAACATGTGTACATGTAAAAATCCTAAAATTATTGATAACACCGTTTATTTAGAATTTAAAAAAATTATTGATTTGGGTTATTTACCAAAAGATATTTTTATATTGGCTCCTTCTATTAAAAGTAGAAATTACTATGACACAAATAATACTGATGATGAATGTCGTTGTTGTCAAGAGACAAAACCTCCAGTTTTAATTTTGGAAAATTTAATTAAAAAATACATGCCACACATTCCTATTTATGTCCCGTTGTCTGATGAAGGAAAGGTAGATGAAACAATCATTTCAAACAAAGTTGCATTTTTATCTTTTCATCAATCAAAAGGATTGGAGCGTAAGGTTGTATTTGTGTTTAATTTTGATAATTCTTACTTTACATATTATGGAAAAAATCTCTCTCAAAATAAATGTCCTAATACATTATATGTTGCTACTACGAGAGCATCTGAAAGATTGATATTAATTCATCAGTGTACGAACGATTTTTTGCCTTTTTTACGAAAAGATAAAATCAATCATTTATGTGACCCAACTTATAAAAGAAAGATAGACCAAATTCGACCATTTATTAGTAATTATTCAGACGAACAAAAATATGATGTTACTTATTTAACATCGCATTTGCCGGAAGATATTTTGGATAAGTGTTTTGAAATGATGGATACAACTATTATTCAAGATAAAGGTTCTTTAATGAAGATATCTTCTTCAGTTGAAGGACTGTATGGAAACGAAATTGTATGCGATATAAATGGTATATTTTTTCCTACTTATTATCAACACATAACTACTTTGAAAATAGACATATTATATGAAATGCTTAACACACCGCCCGAACATATATATTTATATGAAAAAACACATAATATAAAATTATCCGAAATTGATGTAAAAAATATTACAATCCAAGAATTATTATTTATATGCGTTTGTTATAGTTCTATGAGAAATAAGGTGTTGTATAAAATTACTCAAATTAAATATTTAGACTGGATAAATGATGAACATTTACAAATTGCAAAGGAGAGACTGGATGCATTAAATATACATAACAACTCAAAATATGAGTTCCCCTTAACAGAGGTGTGTGTTGACAAACATATAGCAGGACGAATTGATTTGAATGACTTTGGTAACAATACCATATATAAATTTAAATGTGTGACAGAACTTCAAAAAGAACATTATTTACAACTTGCGATTTATATGTATATGCATGAAAAAGAAAATCCAAATGTACCAAATACATATTATTTATTTAATATTTTGACAAATGAAAAAATAGAAATCACGTATAATTCAAAAATTATCCAGATGGTTGAATGCTTGATCGATGAAAAATTTAAAAGCGAAGAAATAGATAATGACAAATTATTTTTAGAACAAAACAAAATAATTCATGATTTATATTATGATTAATAAATACTTTTGAAGAGAGAAAGTTAATAAATACCATATTTCTCTCTTATCCATGATTTTATTGCAGATACATCATCTGTTTTATAATCACCATTATAACCTTCGATTGATAAAAATGATGGCTTTTTCATCTTTTCTGTTTTGAAAAAAAGATAATCCGATTTACCTACTTTTCCTTGACGAATTGAAATTGAATCACTTATTTTACGCATAGATGTTGATGTGTTTGTATTATTTTTCTCTCTACAAATCAAAGAAATAACATCATCGATTGTTATGTTTTCTATTCCGCGATTTGTTTTCAAAGAAACATTTGAATCATTCCAAACAAAATACAATCCGAATTTCCCTTTTTTTAAAATAATATCTTGCTCCAAATGTACACCAAGATATTTTTCATTCTTTTTATCTTTATATTTTGACACTTGTTCTGCTTTTGTTTGTTCTTCTTCTACTTTTGTTTGTTCTTCTTCTACTTTTGTTTGTTCTTCTTCTACTTTTGTTTGTTCTTCTTCTACTTTTGTTTGTTCTTCTTCTACTTTTGTTTGTTCTTCTTCTACTTTTGTTTGTTCTTCTTCTATTTTGTCTACTTTATGGATATTAGAATGTTTCAATAAAGAATCTATTTGTGAATTGCAGTCAGCACACAATTCATTCCATACTTTATTTCCTTGCGAAATCGCGTCCAATTCGTCCTCTAACTTTTTCGTATAATCATAATTAAATAAATCCATAAAATGTCTCTCTAAATATTCAACCACTTGAAGCCCAATTGGTTCTAATACAAGCTTACCAGTTTCACCGCCAAATTCCTTTTCAAGTGCAATTTCATTAATTGTTCCGTCATCTTCCAATTCATAATCCACGCACACTACTTTTACCCCTTCAACATTCATTTTTGATACATATCCACGGTCTTGAATTTTCTCTACGAGAGAAGCGAAAGTAGATGGTCTTCCAATTCCACATTTTTCTAATTGTTGAACTAATCGTGCTTCACAATAATGTCCTATTTTTTGGTTCATGGTTGAAATGATTGTAATCTTTTTATAAAGAATTGCTTCTACTTTTTTCAAATTCAATAAATAATGATAATATTTTTCTTCTTTTGTTGGTTTATAATCTACTATTTTCCAACCTAAAAAATGAGGAACTTCACATGTATAACTATATTTTTTATAAGGAGATGTAATAGTTGTTTTTAAAGAATTATAAATTGCTGGAGACATACAACTTGTTAACGTATTTTTCCAAATTAATTTATACAGTTTTCTCTCTTTACTGCCTTCTTCTTTAGTTAATTCAGAGAGAGAAATGTTTGTAGGACGAATTGCTTCATGAGCATGAGTTTGTCCTTGTCCTTGTCCTTCCGTGTTATTCACACTCTCCGCATTATATGTTTTCAAAATATAATTTCGCGTTTTACAAAGAAATTCGTTGCTATATTTTTTAGAATCTGTTCTCATATAAGTTATATATCCACTTTCATATAAAGATTGACATGTTTTCATCGTGTCAGAAGGAGAGAAACGCAACTCTGAACTTGCTCTTTGTTGTAAGAGAGAAGTAGTAAATGGTTCTGGTGGAGATTTTATTTTTTTAACAGTTGATTCACAAGTCATCATATGCGAAAAATGTGCAGATTTCTTTAAAAATTCGATTATTTCATTTTTGTCTTGGTTTCTCTCGCATTCTTCATCTTCAAGTTCAAAAGGAATACATAAACTAGTAAAATAACCAATTGTTTTATATATTTGTTTCATCGGAGTTTCAATTATTTTTTTATAATTATCATAAACCAATCTCAACGCGGGTGATTGACACCTACCTGCAGACAACGACTTTTTATTTCTGGTAGTTTTATGAATATTCGCCCATAATGTAGGAGTAATTTTAAATCCAACCAATAAATCCATGATTTGTCTAGCATGTTGTGCACGAATCACATCCATATTAATTCTCGAAGGTATTGTAATCGCAGTTTGAATCGCATCTCGTGTAATTTCATGAAACACAATTCGTTTTGTTATCTCTATATTCAATCCAAACAATTGACAAATATGCCATCCAATAGCCTCTCCTTCTCTGTCATCATCTGTTGCAATAATAACTTCGGCCGCATCACGAATTTCTTTTCTTAGTGTGTTAATTTGTTTTTGTTTGATTGAAATGTTTGTAAAAGTAGGTTGAAACCCGTGTTCTATATCAATATTATCGAGAGAAACCAGTTCGCGTAAATGACCACACGATGCAACGCATTTAAATCCATCGCCTAAATATTCTTCTATTTTTCGGCACTTTGATGGGCTTTCAACAATAACTAATGATGTTTTTGGCAATCGTTTTTTAGACATAATTATATGGTATTCATCGGTTTAAACCCTTGAATAATTAAAATGTAACAAAATCAAATTATATTCTGGAAAAGATATAATAAAAATCCAACATGTTCAAAGAGAGAATTTAGAACCAGAACCACCACCACGTCGTTTCCATTGAGAAAATGATACATTTTTACCTTCTATTGGTTTCGGTTTTGTGTGAGCATATTCCTTGTCTAGTTTCTCTCCTCGTTTCAAAGCACTATCAATATATAATTCTTTCAAAATAGTTCCAACAATAAAAGAACCTTCATGTTGGTCTAATTCACCATTTTCGATTCTCTCTAATACATCCAAAAATTGGTCCATTAATTCATAATTCATTTCATCTTGTAATATTTTATTGTAAATGTCAGTATAATACTGAAATAAAAAAGATGAGGTTGACATACATTCTCTATGTATATCCGTTTTGTCGCTAACTCGCGATTTTATCATCATCATATTTTTAATATTTTCTCTAAGAATGCCACTATGTTTCAATTGTCTTATAATTTCAGTTTGGTCTTCTACATTATTCGCCTTTATCATTTCTTGTAATTGAAGTCGTTGTTTATCATTCATTTCAGGCATTATATATTATTATAATTATCTTTTTCCATATTTTTATCCGCGTTATTTATATGTCATCGCCACCACCAGGGGTATCTTTAGCTACAATCCAACCAATGAATGGGTCTAGTCAAAGAATTGCTGCAATAAACAATCAAAATGCTTCAAGCAACTATCAAAATAATTTGATAAACGCAACTGGAGGTCGAAGAAAATATAAAGGAGGGTTTGTGTATCCTCAAAATAAGCCGGTGTATACAGAAGTTGGAGGTAATGGACAAACAACCGCTAGTATTTCAAATAATTTAGCTGTAGCACAATCGCAAAATTATGCGAATGGTGTATTTGATGTTGCCGCTCAACAAGGAGGTAGAAATCGAAGGAAAACACGTAGACGACTCCGCAGCCGCAACCGATGCCGAAGTTGCCGAAACCGAAGTTGTCGATGCCGTCGATACCGTCGATGCCGAAGCCGTCGACATAAGTAAGAATAATGCAATAGAGAAATAAACAGAGAGAAAATAGTATACTAATAATATAAGCAATATGCCAACAGGAAAAAATTGGTTGAATTTTATATATATAAATGTTGCCTTTATAGGATTCGTGTTTTCGTTGTATTATTTCACATCAATTCAAGAGATTAAAGACAATTGGGTTCAGTATAGATGCAACCCTATGTATATGCCTCTTTCTGACAATATTGAACAAGATTTTACCTATTGTGTACAAACTATGCAGACAAATTATATGGGGTTTTTATTACAACCATTAACCTATATTACATCATCTTTAACGGATATGGCAGGAAGTTTTACTGAACAAATCAACGATGTTAGAAACATGTTTAATCAAACTAGAAATTTTATTACAGACATTATTGTCTCTATCTATGGAATTTTTTTAAACATAATTATTGAATTTCAAAAAATAATCATCGGAATCAAGGATTTAGTAGGCAAAATGATTGGAATATTAACAACATTATTATATGTATTGGATGGAAGCAGTAAAACAATAGAAAGTGCATGGAATGGTCCAAGCGGTCAATTAGTTCGCAGTTTAGGTAATTGTTTTCATCCAAATACAAAATTAACATTAGAAAATGGTAAAATAGTAAAAATGAAAAACATTCATTTAGGAGACATTCTAGAAAATGGAAGCAAAGTAGTTGCCTTAATGAAAATTGCAAACTCTCAAGATGAATGTTTATACAAATTGCCTAACAGAGGAATTGATTCTCAAGACATTCTTGTTTCAGCTTCTCATTTAATTTTTGATACAACCTCTAGAAAATATATTGAAATTAAAGATTATCACTTATCTGTAAAAACAAATATAAAACTTGAATGGTTTTCATGTTTAATTACAGACACACATAAAATTAAAATCGGGTTAGAAGAATTTTGGGACTGGGAAGATTATATTTTGAAATTATTTCCGACTTAGTATATATGAATTTAGGTGATGAAAAAGATAAAATAAATCAATTATACGACAATTTGACTTATTTTGATAATTATGGAACATCTGTCATTTTATTTGTCATTTTAACTATAATTGTATTTGTAACACATTCATATTTTATGATTTTAACACAAATACAACCTATAAAAGACGACTGGGTAAATCAACGATGCAAACCGCAAAACATGCCCTTTGCTGGAATTATTAACAAACCAGTAGACAAAACTTCTGCTGAATATACTGAAGAAAATTTCAATTATTGCATTCAAGATGTATTAACAGGAATCACAGGTGTTGCAGTTCAACCATTAACATATATTACAAGTGGTTTAACAGATATATATGGAAATATATCTGGTGACATTCAAAGTGGACGCACGATGTTTTCTGAAATCCGCAGTAAATTGACAAACATTACTCAGGAAATTAGTGGACGCATTTTAAACATTACTGTTCCCATACAGCAAGTCGTGATCGCGTTTAGAGATATTGCGTCAAAAACACAGGGTGCGTTGACTGCGGCATTATATACTTCTCTCGGAACATATTATACATTAAAATCATTATTAGGGTCTATTTTAGAATTCATTATAATTATTTTACTTGCAATGGCATCCGCCATTATTCTTCTTTGGTTATTCCCATTTACGTGGGGATTCGCAGGAACCATGACTGCGATGTTTATCGCGATTTCTATCCCATTAGCAATTATTGTTATATGTATGACTACTTTATTGGAAATACATACAAGTGGAATACCTTCGGTGCCATCAATGAAACACTGTTTTGACGAAGATACCATGTTTCAAATGGAAAATGGAGAAAACAAGCAAATTAAAAAAATTGGTGTGGGAGAGAAATTGCTCAAAGGCAACGAAATCACTTGCAAAATAATCGTTGATGCTTTTTATTCAAAAATGTATGAATTAAATGACATTATTGTCTCTGATAGTCATGTTTTATGTTATAAAGATAAATGGATTCCTGTAAAAGAACATCCAGATGCACACATTATTCAAACATACGATAAACCATATTTATATTGTTTCAATACATCTTCTAAAATAATACAATTGAACGGAATTACATTTACAGATTGGGATGAATTACATGGAATGCGTTTGCGATTGCTTAATGGCAGTTATAAGAATGAAGACATACATAAAAAATTACATTGTGGATTATCAAAAGATACGAAAATTACAATGGAAAATGGAACATGTAAATCTTTAATTCATGTAAATATAGGAGACATTTTGTGGAATAATATCAAAGTTGTTGGAATTGTTGAAATCAACGGACTCACAATTAATAAAATGTATGAATATGAGGTTAGTGATATAATGAATCATTATTTAGGAAAAATGCGTATAATTTGTAGCGACAATTTATATTATTTTAATAAGTTTGGAAACATTACACATGTTAAAAAAGAAATCGCAAAAGAACCCAAATTATATCATTTATTAACAACTACTTCTTATTTTTACATTCAACAATTAAAAGTTTCTGATTTTAATAGTTGTGTTGATATGGAAATATAATCTTTTAATTATGTATAATATGGAAATACGCATGGAATTAATAATATTATTAGGAGTAATTTTTGTTATTATTATAACGCACACTCTATGCGGATGTTCTAGAGTTGGGTTATTGGAAGGGTTAGACACACTAACATCTGAAGTTACTTTGGCACAAAAAAAGACGAATGTAACTCCAACCCAACAGGTTCCATCTTCACAAATGACAGGGAGTAAAAAAGAAGGATTTGTTGGCGGTTCTAACCTTTATAGTGATGAACCATCTCAATTTAAACCTGGGGATTATTCTGAAGTAAACACCTCTAGTTGGTTTCAACCGAATTTAACAGTTAAATCAGGACAACCTCTTGGAGCAGGTGTGAAACAATTTATGGCTCGTCAAGAACAACCCGTGCCACTTCCAGAAGGTGAAATGTTAATGTTTGCAAATACGCCTTTTAAACCTGAATGTTGCCCTTCTACTTATAGTAATAGCACAGGTTGTGCATGTATTACCGGAAAACAATACAATTATTTAATTCAACGCGGATCTAACAACGTGCCTTACAGCGATTTTTAAAGAGTTGTTGAATCTCATGTTTCGTTGAATGCACAAGACAAATATCCGTCGATTATTATGTATATGAGAATTAAAACATGAATAAGTATTTAAACCCTTTTAAGATTTGAATCCGCTTACCCTTTTAAGATTTGAATCCGCTTACCCTTTTAAGATTTGAATCCGCTTACTCTTTGATTCTGATTCATTATTTAACATTTAATGTTGGTTTGAAAATTACAACGGCATTTTGAACAATAATAAATTTGGTTTGATTTGTCAGGATCAACATCAATATAATCAATTGTATAATCATGCTCACAATATTCACTCATTTCATCAAGTATTGTTTTATTCAATTCTTTTAGTTTATATATAATTTTATGATGAGTAAACACATTATGCAATTGTTGATATTTTTCAATTGTGTCAATAATTGCCAAAGGTATTCCTTTTTTATAAAATGAACAATCTAATAACATTTTAGTCTCAACTAGTTCATTCAAGATAGAAAGATATAAATCATTTTTATCTTTTATTTTCAAAAGTATTTCAATAATATCTGTCATAAATATTATTGAAATTATTATTTATATTATTATATTACAAGAAACACAAACTTACACATATAAATGCTTCAAGAAAATATTTTCGTCCTTTTGTTTAATCAATTTGTCTACACAATTTTTGGTAATTTGAAACGGAAATGTTACTTTTAACGACATGTCTTGTTCAAATAGATTCGTGTCAGGTTTCATTAACCGATATAAATTTAATTTCGTATGAATAATTTCAAGACATCGTTTTAAATTTCTGACACCATCTTCATTATTACAATTATGTTCAATAATATAATTAAGTGCTTCGTCTGTAATATCCACTTCTCCAACATTAAATTTAATTTGCTCTCTTATTTTCGGCAATAAATAATTTGTTGAAATAATCATTTTCTGCTTTTTATCATATCCTTTTGTCTGAATTTTATACATACGATCTTTTAAAATAGGATTGATTTTTGACTCGTCATTATAACTAAAAATAAATAGACATTTACTTAGATCAAATTCCACCTCTGAAAAATATTTATCGTGAAATTGAGAATTTTGTGTCGAATCTGTCAAATGTGTCAAAATTCCTATTATTTCTTCGCCTTTTGGCGTATCACTTATTTTATCTAATTCATCGAAAAAAATCACAGGATTCATACAACGACTGTCAATCAAAATCTGGACAATTTTACCCCACAGACTTCCTTCGTATGTAAAAGAATGTCCTTCTAAAAAACTACTGTCTGTGGCACCTCCTAATGCAATAAAAGCAAATGGACGATTTAATATTTTACTAATTCCTTCTTTACATAAAGAGGTTTTGCCTGTTCCCGGCGGTCCATGAATGGCAATCGCCGATCCAATCGATGACGGATTTGTGATTAATTGTCCCAAGACTTGCATAATCTGCATTTTGGCATCATTTAATCCATACACCGACTCATTTAATGTCTTTTGAGCATTCTCCATAAAATCATGACATTTATCAACACCGTCATCAATAGATATTGGGAGAGAAGTATAAGTGCCAAAAGGAATTCTCATAAAATTATCGACCCAATGTTTCACTTTATGATATTCGCTATTATGCTGGTCCATGTGATGGAGTGAATTTATCTTTTTAATTGCGGCACCTTTAAACATGACAGGCATGTTTGTCTCCAACAACGAAATGCGATATGGTTTCTCGACGCGAGTGATTTTATTGATTTCCTTTAATTCTTTAATAATTCTTTTTTGTTCTTCAAAATCCATTTTTTTGAAAAAGGCGGAATCATTCAAGACATTTTTATCCTTTATTATTTTCTTGAAAATACGACAATTTCGTTCTTTATATTTTTTATCCATTTTTTCTTTCTTTTTATTTTTTTCTTCTAGTTGTTCTGAATAATCTTTAACATAATCTTTCAGCAATTCATTTGTCGGATTTTTATTATATATTTCTTTTAACTGATTTAAAATGTCATCATTTACTTCTTTTGTTTCCTTTACTTCTTTTGTTTCCTTTACTTCTTTTGTTTCCTTTACTTCTTTTGTTTCCTTTACTTCTTTTGTTTTTATTTCTACAGTTGATTCTTTTGCTGTTGATTCTTTTGCTATTGCTTTTGTAGACCTAGTATTATATTTTTTTATAGTTGGTTTTATCTCTTCTTCTTCTTCTTCTTCATCCTCATCCTCCTCATCCTCATCAGTACTGCTAGTTGATGAAATAGAACCATCTTCATCCTCTGTTTCTTCATCTTCCCAATCAGAATCATCTTCTTCGTCATAATCATCTTCGTTATCATCTCCAATTGTAAGAATAATATTAATTTTTTCTTCTGATTCTGGTTCCTTTTTTTCTTTTAATTTATTTCCTGCCTTTATCTTATTTGTTAAATGTTTTGATGGAAATATTTTCGAGAGAAACTTTCTATATTCATGAACATCCATTTCATCCTCATTTTCACTGTCGCTCTCACTAGAACTATCGGTGTCATTATTTTTCTTTTTATTCATATTATTTTTAGGCATTTATTATATTATTTAAATAGAATACATTTAAATCATTTTTTAACCAAAATGATAATGACCTGATTTAAGGGTTTAAACCCTTGAAGAATTAAATCCACATGAAGACATCCCAATATTTATTTATGATATTTTTGTCTTCGAGTTCTTTTTCTTTTTCCTTTTCCTTTTCCTTTTCCTTTTCCTTTTCCTTTTCCTTTTCCCATTAAACTCTCTCTATGATTGCTTTTTGGAGACTCAGAAGAATGTCGAAACACCTCATCATCCTCCTCATTTCCATCATCACTTGTTTTATTGTATTTGTTGGTTAACGTTTTTCTATTACGGTCATGTTCGCGTCGTGTTCCTCTGCGATGAATTCTCGGATTTAGATAAGCCACCACTTGTTGACGTTTCCATACAATTGCTGCTACAGCTGCCGCACCTGCTAAAGAAATTCCAATAATCCCACCAATATTAGCCATATATATATCGAACATTATTTACACAAAAGTTAAAGGCATACTTCTTGACATAAATTTGTTAGTTTAATTCAGACATATTTGATTTAACTTATAAATAATCCATGTTACTAGAGTTCTTTTGAACGAATCGTAGATGAAAAGTTGGAAAACCCAGAATTGTAGTAGCTATTACTAACCACATCCAATCTGGATGTCTGATTATAACCATTTGCGTTCAATACCAGTTGACTATCTACAACTGTTGCACCTATTCTAGGATTACCTGCGACACCATTTCCTTGTGAAAAGAGACTTGTTGAATTATTAACACCGAACCAATTCATTCCATCACTTGAATAAGCAATATTATTACTTCCTGTTCCTACAGCAACCCAACGTGTTCCATTCCACGCTACACCATATCCTTGTGAAAAGATAGTTGCACTTGTTCCAGTTGTTCCGGTCCAATTCATTCCATCACTTGAATGAGCAATACTATTTGTTCCAGTTCCTACAGCAACCCAAAGTGTTCCATTCCACGCTACACCATATCCTTGTGAAAAGATAGTTGCACTTGTTCCAGTTGTTCCGGTCCAATTCATTCCATCACTTGAATAAGCAATACTATTTGCTGCAGTTCCTACAGCAACCCAAAGTATTCCATTCCATGCTACACCATATCCTTGTGAAAAGATAGTTGCACTTGTTCCAGTTGTTCCGGTCCAATTCATTCCATCACTTGAATAAGCAATACTATTAGTTCCAGTTCCTACAGCAACCCAAAGTGTTCCATTCCACGCTACACCATATCCTTGTGAAAAGATAGTTGTTGAAGAATTAAGAACACCCGTCCAATTCATTCCATCACTTGAATAAGCAATACTATTATTTCCTTGTCCTACAGCAACCCAAAGAGTTCCATTCCACGCTACACCATTTCCTTGTGAAAAGATAGTAGTTCCAAGACCCGTCCAATTAATTCCATCACTTGAATAAGCAATACTATTATTTCCTACTAATCCCGATCCTTGTCCTACAGCAACCCAAAGTGTTCCATTCCACGCTATACCATATCCATTAGTTGAAAAGATGGTTGTTCCAAGACCGGACCAATTCATTCCATCACTTGAATAAGCAATACTATTTGTTCCTCCTCCTACTGCAATCGTCGGTTGCTGTATATTCACATAACCCAACCCTGAATTCCACGCTACACATTTTCCTTGTGAAAAGATAGTTGTTGAATTACTAACAGGTGTCCAATTCATTCCATCACTTGAATAAGCAATACTATTTGTTCCTTGTCCTACTGCTACCCAACGTGTTCCATTCCATGCTACACCATTTCCTTGTGAAAAGATAGTTGCACTTGTTCCAGTTGTTCCGGTCCAATTCATTCCATCACTTGAATAAGCAATAGTATTATTTCCTTGTCCTACTGCAACCCAAAGAGTTCCATTCCACGCTACACCAGATCCATATGAATTACTTGAAAAGATAATTTGTCCAAGACCGGTCCAATTAATTCCATTACTTGAATAAGCAATAGTATTATTTCCTAATCCTACTGCTACCCAAAGTGTTCCATTCCACGCTACATCCCATCCTATTGAAAAGATATTTGTTGAAGAATTAGCAACAGGTGTCCAAGTAATTCCATCACTTGAATAAGCAATACTATGTGTTCCTTGTCCTACAGCAACCCAAAGTGTTCCATTCCATGCTACACGAAATCCAGTTGAAAAGATAGTTATTCCAAGACCAGTCCAAGTAATTCCATCACTTGAATAAGCAATACTATTATTTGTTCCAGTTCCTACAGCAACCCAAAGAGTTCCATTCCACGCCACACCTAGTCCATAACCTGAAAAAATACTTGTTTTTGAATTAACAACAGGTGTCCAAGTAATTCCATCACTTGAATAAGCAATACTATTATTTGTTCCATTTCCTACAGCTACCCAAAGTGTTCCATTCCATGCTACACCTAGTCCATAACCTGAAAAGATACTTGTTGAATTAACAACAGCCGTCCAAGTAATTCCATCACCTGAATAAGCAATACTATTACTATTATTTGTTTCTAATCCCACAGCAACCATACGTGCTGCAGGAAAAACAATACTGTTTGACCGTGCAGAATTATATGCTACACCATTAGCACCTGGATAAGACGTACCTGAAAAGATAATTTGTCCAAGACCGGTCCAATTAATTCCATTACTTGAATAAGCAATAGTATTTGTTCCAGTTCCTCCAGCGACCCAAAGAGTTCCATTCCACGCTATACTATATCCAGCAGCTGAAAAGATATTTGTTCCAAGACCCGTCCAATTCATTCCATCACTCGAATAAGCAATACTATTAGTTCCTTGTCCTACAGCAACCCAAAGTGTTCCATTCCATGCTACACCAAATCCCTTATTTGAAAAGATATTTGTGTTTGAATTAGCAACAAACGTCCAAGTAATTCCATCACTTGAATAAGCCATACTATTTGCTCCTCCTCCTGTTGATGCTTGTCCTCCTACTGCTACCCAAAGAGTTCCATTCCATGCTACGCCATATCCTTGTGAAAAGATACTTGTTGAATTAACAACAGGTGTCCAAGTCATTCCATCACTCGAATAAGCAATAGTATTATTTCCTACTCCTGATCCCGATCCTTGTCCTACAGCTACCCAAAGTGTTCCATTCCACGCTACACCATATCCAGAATTTGAAAAGATATTTGTTGAAGAATTAACAACAGGTGTCCAATTAATTCCATTACTTGAATAAGCAATACTATTTGTTCCATTTCCTACAGCTACCCAAAGAGTTCCATTCCACGCTACACCGTGTCCATAACCTGAAAAGATACTTGTTTTTGAATTAACAACAGGTGTCCAATTAATTCCATTACTTGAATAAGCAATACTATTATTTGTTCCTTGTCCTACAGCAACCCAAAGTGTTCCATTCCACGCTACACCATTTCCATTACTTGAAAAGATAGTTGTTCCAAGACCGGCCCAATTCATTCCATTACTTGAATAAGCAATAGTATTAGTAGTTCCTACTCCTACAGCAACCCAACGATTAGGAATGCTTTGACCGAAGGTATAGACTTGCCCATGTGTAGTCCAGCTGTCCAGTTGAGCATTAATATCACTTGTTTTAATAACGGTGGATGTTGTTTGGCTATAGTTTAATGACTTTTTGGCATAAGTAACATCGGGGAAAGCATTAAGGTTCACGCTTAATGTGAGTGAAGGGGTGTCACATGTAATTTCGTTTGTAAATGAGTTGTAGTAGAGTGCGTTGCTGTTTGCGGCGTTTCGAATAGGACTGATATAGAGCCGACTTGTGCCGTCGGAGTTTAACACATTCCCTGTGCCGTTGATAATTATTGAATTTGCATGTTGATTATCTCTACCTGCTTGATACCCTAATGCAACTGCATTTGCTCCTTGACTGGTTTGTCCTGCAAATCTGCCTAATGTTATATTTGTGTCTCCGACTACCCAGTTGCTAGTAATGTCATTCCAATAAAGATATTCGCCCCAATTGGTTCCTGTTGGTCCTATTGATCCTGTATCGCCTTGATTTCCAGTATACCCTTGAGCACCAGTATATCCTTGAGGTCCAGTATACCCTTGAGCACCAGTATATCCTTGAGCACCAGTATACCCTTGAGCACCAGTATACCCTTGATCCCCAGTATATCCTTGAGCACCTGTATACCCTTGAGATCCTGTATACCCTTGAGCACCAGTATTGCCTTGAGCACCAGTATATCCTTGAGCACCAGTATTGCCTTGAGGTCCAGTATACCCTTGAGCACCAGTATATCCTTGAGCACCAGTATTGCCTTGAGGTCCAGTATACCCTTGAGGTCCAGTATACCCTTGAGCACCAGTATTGCCTTGAGCACCAGTATACCCTTGAGCACCAGTATACCCTTGAGGTCCTGTATCGCCTTGATTTCCAGTATACCCTTGAGCACCAGTATACCCTTGAGGTCCTGTATACCCTTGAGGTCCTGTTGGTCCTGTATACCCTTGAGGTCCTGTTGGTCCAGCATTACCTGTTGGTTCTGGAGAATTAATGGCACACGTTTTCGAACATTTCATGCTAAGATTGCTAATGTAGTCACTTGAATAATTATTTTTATACATTGAGCTAAAAGTTCTCGACATATATTAATGCTAAATAATTTATTTTGGTGAGTTTAAGAATAATTGTATGTAACCAAATAATGCATAAATAAAAAAAATTGATTTGAAAAACAATATAAATGTTATTATTATATAATAAAAGATGTCAAATTCTTCAAAGATTATTGGAATCCAATTTAGCATTTTGTCTCCTGATGAAATACGCAAAGGCTCAGTAGCAGAAATAACTAGCAGAGATACATACATTAACAATAAACCTGTTATAGGAGGATTGTTTGACCCGCGAATGGGTGTATTAGAACCCGGATTAATCTGTCCTACAGATGGCTTAAATTATATGAAAACACCAGGATATTTCGGACATATTGAATTAGCTAGACCAGTATTTTATATTCAATATTTGAAGACAACTCTCAAAATATTGAGATGCGTTTGTTTCAAATGTAGTAAATTATTAATTAGTAAAGAACAAAACAAACATCTCCTAAAATTGTCAAATGATAAAAGATGGGATTATGTTTTTGCTCTGGCAAGTAAAATAAAACGATGCGGCGAAGACATTGAAGATGGTTGCGGCTGTTTACAACCAACCAAAATAAAAAAAGAAGGATTGGCAACTATTATCGCAGAATGGAAAGGCAACGAAACTGGCGACCTGATTCTAATTCCTGAAATCGTGCTTAAAATATTTAAAAGAATATCTGATGAAGATGTCTCTTTTATGGGGTTTAGTCCGATTTGGTCTCGCCCTGATTGGATGATTTGCCAAACCATGATGGTTCCACCACCGGCAGTCAGACCATCTGTAAAACACGACGCACAACAACGCAGTGAAGACGATTTAAGTCATATTTTAGTAAATGTTATAAAAACAAATAAATCCTTGCAAGATAAAATACAAAATAATGCACCGGCAAATGTAATCAACGAATGGACTACGCTTTTACAATATTTTGTAGCAACTCAAGTGGATAATAAAATTCCTGGTGCTGCACCTGTCGCACAACGCTCAGGTCGTCCTTTAAAATCAATCAAAGACCGTCTTGGAGGCAAAACAGGACGCATTCGCGGCAATTTAATGGGAAAACGCGTGGATTTTAGTGCTCGTTCCGTCATTGGTGCTGACCCGAATATCTCAATCCGTGAACTCGGTATTCCATTGAAAATCGCCAAAAATGTGACGAAACCTGTTGTCGTGAATAAAATGAACAAGGCGTTTTTAAGGAAATTAGTTTTAAATGGTCCGGATGTATATCCAGGTGCGAAAATGCTGGAACAATCAAACGGACAAACAATTACGTTGCGATACATGGATCGCAATTCAATCGTGCTTGAAGAAGGCGACATCATTCACCGTCACATGATGGATGGAGATGCTGTCTTATTTAACCGACAACCAACCCTACACAGAATGTCTATGATGTGTCATGTTGCTCGTATTATGAAGCAAGGTGATACATTCAGATTAAATGTAGGTGCAACTCGACCATACAATGCCGATTTTGATGGGGATATGTAAATTATCTTGTCCCAAACAGGCGACCGCTTATAAAGTTGCAGTTAATACTTTATGAGGAAAACGGTGTAATAACTGCTTTAATATAATCGTCTAGTTGTTAACTTTGATATGATACGTTAAACAGCAACACGACCAAATTGCGGGAACCCCCTTAGAGCCTTCATTACCACTTGCCGATGGAAACATCAACAAGGAACTCGGTTAATTGCCGAAACCAATGGTAAAAAAATGAAGGATTGGGCAATCCGCAGCCAAGCCCCTAACCTCGCTATGGTAAGAGTATGGGGAAGGTTCAGAGAGTAGATGGTGGTGGGTCTTATATGATGGTTTAACCGACCTGATGAGGCTTAAGGTGTATTCCGACCCTTTGGGAAACCATTGGGACATTCATTCGGAGATGAATTTACACATGCCTCAGGATCCAGAATCCGAGGCAGAATTAAAGCATTTAGCAGCAGTAGAATATCAGATGATTAGTCCAGGAAATAATGCGTCGATTATAGGTATTTTCCAAGATTCCATGTTGGGTTCTTACCAATTCACGCGAGAAAACATTAAATTTACACCACGCGAAGCAATGAATTTGTTGATGATGTCAAAGAGAGTGAATGAAGACCTGTTTACAAAAGGGGATGAATTCATTACCAATTTTGAAATATTGTCTCAGATTCTGCCGCCAATGTCATTAAAATACAAGACAAAGGCCTTTAATGAAGATACAGATGACAAGAACACTTCAAATGCGATTCTTGAAATAAAAAATGGTAAATATATTCGCGGACAAATAGATAAGAGTGTTCTTGGAGGAAATACAAAAGGCATTATCCAACGAATTTGCAATGATTTCGGTAATTTAGCATCATCCGACTTTATCGATGATTTGCAAAACATTATTACCGAATATTTAAAATCCACCGCGTTTAGTGTAGGCATTAGCGATTTGATGTCAAATGAAAAAACAAATGAATCAATCACTCAAATTATTACAACGAAAAAAACAGATGTCCAAAACATCATAGACCAAGCACAAATTGGAATGTTTGAAAATAATGCGGGAAAAACAAATCAAGTCGAATTTGAAATGCGTATCAACAATATACTAAATCAAGCAACATCTGAAACGGGTAAGGTCGGTTTAAAAAGTTTAAATAAAGACAACAGGTTTGTTACCATGGTAAATGCAGGTTCAAAAGGCAGCGATTTAAATATATCATTTATGATTTCATGTCTCGGACAGCAAAACGTAGATGGCAAACGAATTCCATATGGATTTGAACACCGAACTCTGCCACATTACAATAAATTCGATGATTCGCCTACTGCTCGTGGATTTGTAGAAAATTCATACATTAATGGATTGTCACCACAAGAGTTGTTCTTTCATGCGATGGGCGGTCGTGTCGGTCTTATTGATACTGCAATTAAAACCGCATCTACTGGATATATTTCACGCAGATTGGTGAAAGGATTGGAGGATTTGATGGTTAATTATGACATGACTATTCGCACAAATAAAAATAAAATCGTTCAATTCTCTTATGGTGATGATGGTATTGACCCAACAAAAGTAGAAAATCAACTATTGCCAATTGTTGAAATGAGTATTCAAGACATTTATGCTCACTATAACATTCCAGATGAAACAAAACAAACCAAAATATTAAAACAGGTCTTTTTGAAAAATGTGATAAAACGGCACTTTGCACAGCTCAACGATTTTAACAAGGCTTCTCAATTATATACAGAATTCATGTGTAAGGAACGTAATGAAATTATTAAAAATGTCTTTAAAAATAAAAGCGACAACATTGTTAATTGTCCTGTTGCGTTTGGGTATATTATCAATAACATTCAAGGACAATGTAATATCACCGCGTCTTCATTGGTTGATATTACTCCATTTGAAGCATATCAGATGATTGAAAATAGTTATGCGATTCTTGAAAAGATTCATTATGCCCCACCTACAATGCTATTTAAAATCATGTATTATTATTATTTATCACCAAAAGAATTACTCATTATAAAAAGGTTCAACAAACATGCTCTAACGTTGTTGTTGGAAACCATCATGATGTCATACAAACGAGCAATTGTTTCACCAGGAGAAATGGTTGGAATTATTGCGGGTCAAAGTATTGGCGAAATTAGCACACAACTGACTCTGAATTCGGTGACATTTGAGACTGAAATTATTGTTAGAACTGCGGATGGATGCATTAAAAAAGTTCAAATCGGAGAATTCATCGAGAAGAAAATTTCAATCGCAAAGAAAATTCAATACTATAAAGACACGGATACAACATATGCTGAATTAGAGGATTATTATGAGATTCCTTCGTGCGATGAAGACGGTAATGTTATGTGGAAAAGAATAGAAGCAGTAACACGACATCCAGTTATTAACAAAGATGGAACAAATACAATGTTGAAGATTACTACAAATGAACAACGCGAAGTCATTGCAACAAAAGCAAAATCGTTCTTGAAATTGGTCAATGGTAAAATTATTCCGGTTAATGGAGATGAATTGAAAGTCGGAGATTATTTGCCTGCTTCTAAAACACAAATTGAGTTTAATGAACGAAGAGAACTTGACCTTCGTGAAATTCTTCCGCCAACTGAATATATTTATTCAAGCGAAGTAGCAAAAGCAAAAGAGGTAATGCATGAATATCATTGGTGGTCGAAACATCAGGGAAAAACATTTACACTTCCATACAAACGAAGTGATTCATTCGTGTCAAAGGTAAGTGATAAATTACGAGGAACTTGTAAGACAAAAACAGGATTCACTCCAAATTGTGTCTATCCAACGCAAACAGCAATGAATCATTATACCATTCCTGATGTGATTGAAATGGATTATAATTTTGGATATTTGATAGGAGCATACGCCGCTGAAGGATGTATGACAAAGTTTCAAGTATCTATTGCTAACAATGATGCAGAATATTTCAAACCAATTCTTGCATTGTGTGAAAAATGGAACATTACTACAAAAATATATAGACACGAAAATAAATGTCAGGAAGGTTGGACAAGTCAAGATTTGAGAATATACAATACATTGCTGTGTCGCATTCTAGAAAAGTTTTGTGGTAAATTAAGTCATAATAAATTCGTCTCTGATAAAATTGTGTTTTCAAATCGCGAATGTCTATTAGGATTTATGGATGCGTATATTGGAGGTGATGGGACAGTTAATCTTAAAGGAAGCACTGTATCGATGTCATCAGTATCAAAACAATTATTGATTGATGTCCAACAGATAGTAAATATTTTAGGATTTTATAGTTATATTCAAAAACATAAAAAACAAGAGAAAAATAATAGAGGAACTCTTCCTGAAAACATTCATCAATTATATAGTTTAAATATCAAAGGTTCTCAAATAAATAGGTTGACTGAAATGTTGAATATTAAATTGAAACGCAAACAAGAAAAAATAATGGATACATTAGAACACACTTATAAATATGAAATACATAAAAACGACACAATCATTCCAAATGAAATAGATGGTGAGATTGTATTTGAAGAGAGAAACAATAATTACACGGGTGTTCTCTTTGACAAAATCAAAAGTATTGAAGAAGTTCCAAATACGACAAATTATGCGTATGATTTAACTATTTCAGACACGAAAATATTTAACACGTATAATGGTCTAATTTTGTTCGACACTTTCCACTTGGCTGGAGTGTCATCTAAATCAAATGTGACGACAGGTGTGCCAAGAATTGAAGAGATATTAAATTTGACAAGTGAGCCGAAAAACCCGTCACTAAACATTTATTTAAAGCCAGAAGACGAGACGGACAAGGATAAGGCACATTCCATTACATATATGTTAGAACATACAAAATTGAAAGAATTGGTAAAGACGATTGAGATATGCTTTGATCCGAATGATTATAATACATTGATAGAAGAAGACCGTGATACAATTGCACAGTTTAAAGCATTTGAAGACATGGTCGAAGAATGTGGTGCTACAAAATCAGGTGAATCAGAAAAGTCCAAATGGATAATTCGTATGGTAATGGATGCGGAAACAATGCTTGAGAAAAACATTACAATGGATGATTTGAATTTCACCTTAAACAATTGTTATGAGAATCAACTAAATTGTATCTATTCTGATTATAATTCGGATAAATTAGTATTTAGAATTAGAATGAATGAAGTCATTAAATCATCAGTATCAAAAACACGAACAGGTGAAAAGGTGAAGACAAAGATAAAACCGTTGGACCAATCAGACCATATTTATATGTTGAAAAATTTCCAAGACCAGTTGTTGGAGAATGTAATCATTCGTGGGATAAGTGGCATTCGTAAAGCGAATCTTAGAAAAATCAAGGACAACGTTGTGGAACACAACGGCTCGTATAAAAAGCAAGACATTTGGGTCTTGGATACAATTGGAACAAATTTGATGGAGATTCTGTCTTTGGATTTTATTGATAAAAATAGAACGGTAAGTAATAATATTGTGGAAGTATATGATGTCTTGGGAATAGAAGCTGCAAGACAAACTATTTATAATGAATTTGTAGAAGTGATTGAATTTGATGGCACATATATTAATTATCATAATTTCAGTATATTGTGTGACAGAATGACATTTACAAGCAAATTAATTTCTATTTGTCGTCATGGAATTAATAATGATGATATTGGTCCAATTGCAAAAGCATCATTTGAAGAAACACCTGAAATGTTTTTGAAAGCAGCACGACATTCCGAGTTGGATACCATGCGTGGTGTTTCTGCTAATATAATGTGTGGCCAAGAAGGATTTTTCGGAACAAGTTGTTTTCAAGTTATTCTTGACATTAAAGAAATGGAGAAATTAACACTGGATGTGCCTCCTCCTTCTGATATAGAAAATGAATCTGAATTTATAGACAAATTCTTTGAAAATACAAATGTGGAAGATCCTTGTGATATTAGTAAATTAGAAATACACAACAACGTTATTAATATTAAATCCAAAAACATGGGGTTCGGAAATCAAGACCAGGATTACGACCTTGGATTTTAAACCGGCGAAGATTTAAAACCTTAATGGCGAACGCCATTAAGGTTCATTTAAATGGGACGCTTACAGCGTCCTAATTTTCAACTTACCGGTCACTGACCTTTGAAGAAACGCCACATATTAACTATTCATACTATTCATATATGTAAAGAGGAGGATGATGTGTTTTTTATAGGATTTATACGAGTTAGTCGCCGTGTTTTTGATTTTTCGCCTTTTATTTGAACTTCTTTTGCTTTTTGCTTTTTAGTTTTCTTCTTTTTTGGTTCGTCCACCTGTTTTAATTCTTTTACTTCATCAATAAAACTTTCTGTAATGCGTGGTTTATCTAATATATGAAGTTTTACTTTTTTCTTTGGAGTTATTGGAACATTATCTTCTATTATAATAGGATGATCTATATAACGAAATCTTCTTTTGACCTCAACTTCGGCAGGAGGAAGAGGCATTTTTTTATTATAATTGGTAGTAGCATTTTTAGAAAACTTTTTTAAATAATCTTCCACAGTTGGTATTGTCGTCGTCGTCATGTGTTCATGTAATTCTTCTATGCGTTCAGCGTTTACTAACTGATCTATTGAAATAAATATATTTTTTTTATCATCACAAATTAATTTATAACTAGGCACATTTTCATTTCGCAATCCAGGTATAACTATAAAAACAAACCGTTGGGCTTCTTTGCCTCCATATGCGTTAAATGAATGTTTTTGATAATCCGTTTCCAATAAAAACTTGCTTGATATAAAAAAACTGGGTATTTTATATTTTTCAATTAATATCCATAAATCCAACGTTGTAAAAAAATAACTATCTGTATAAATAAAATTGATAAATGTAAGTGATTCTTTTTTTACTTGATCACATAATGTCTTTTTTCCTTGAATTGTTAAAATGTCTAATATTTTATTCTTGTAGTTTGGCAAATATTTAGTATATTCTTCATATAATTGTGTTTTAATTTGATTTTCAGTCAATAAGAGTCCATTTGATTTATGTATCAAATCAATAATAAAAAACAAACTACAATAATTCGTTTTACCATATTCAATTTCGCCATACGAATCAGGAAAACACTTTCTCCAAAATATGGAGCGAACTTTATCGCGAATTACAACAGTACACTCATCATTGTCCTTTTCATGGATAGCATTATTCAAATCAATTGTATTATCATATGCCTGTGTTTTTAATGGTGTGACTTCATCATACGAATTATATTTTATAAATTTATTTTTAATTGCAGGTATCATTCTGTCAAAATATTCTTGAGTAATTAAGGATTGAAGCAATAATATTTCATTTTCATGTAAATTATATCCAATATTGTCAAAAGACAAATATGATTGTGGTTGAAAAATAAATGATTTGATTCTATTATAACGAATTAACTCATCTGCAAATTTGATGTAATATATTTCTTCATTATCCTTTCCAGTCAATAAATTTTTTTCAGGTAATATGAGAGAACATTCGTTGTTTTCTCCAAGTTCGCATAATTTTGTTGCTTTATTGCATTTTGAATTAATACAAATTGAAACATTATCTATTGATTTATAGAAATTTTTATCTCCAATAAACTGAACTTTGGCATCCACTAATTCTCTAATTAATCTATGAATCACCTTCAATTGATGAGAATATATCATGTATTTTTTATTTAATTCAGTTTCAATCTTCTCTCGCATTTTTAAATTTTCGTAATCATTTAATAGAATTCGCATAGTATTTCGAAAAACGGTGTAAAATTGTGTTTCTAATTTTATTTTTTTAATATACTCGATTCGTTTTGTATCTACTTTATTGCTCGTTGTAATAATAGAATCCGCAGTTAGTTTATCTTCTTTTGTATGGTCAGGATTGTTAACTAAATATCCTGAATGATTTAATTCAGGAATGTCGTCAGTTACTTCTGATAATGGGTATGGCTCTGACAATTGAATAAATTGATTGGTTTCAGTTAAAATTCCTACAACGTGTTCATCTTCTATTACATTAAATGCTGGTTTACATGGTATCAAATGATTTTTACCAACTACTTTTTTTAAAAAGTCGATTGTATCAGGATAATTGCTCCATAAATTATCATCCGTCATATACGAATGTTCATATGTATTATTAATGGTTGATGGATAACAAGGAATAAATCCATGTTTCCCATTTTTTTCGGCAATCACACCTATTACTTTTAAATCGTAATTCACAATTTGGGTGTTTATATCATATTTTTTCTTGTGAAGCAATTCTATTAAATTATACAATAATAAAGGGGATTTCATAGTGTATATTTTCGGAGAAATACTTGACAAAGGAACACACATGTTTTTAATATGTGGTTTAATAATTTTTGTAAAAACTGCCATGAGTGTTTTAGATATTTGAGGATCGTATTCACTAAAAGTCTTGCTTATTTCTCTCTTATTACCTGTATCCTTGTATGAATAAATTGGTTCAAAATAGTTGCCTTGTTGTAATAAAAGGAGATTCGGTTTTCTTGCATCGTAAAACTTGCCTGAATAATGATTTGTAGGACAAATCAATTCTACGTTGTTTGTAGAATCATTATTTACTATTTCAAATATAATTAAATTTATCCCTGATTGAAACAAGTTTTTATTTGGGAATGATACAATATCCCATAAATAAGAATAATTTATGTTTACATCATCATTCTTTAAAAAATCAATAAAATTTTCAAACGCAGATATTACTTGTTTTAATTTATCCTCTTCTATGTTTAATTTATTCTCATATTTTGAAAGATCTACTTTATTATTTAACTTGTAAAAATCTGTAATTAAATTCCCATTTTGATATTTCAAAAAATTCTCAATTGTTAATGTTTTTATAATAATATTTTTCATTTCTTTTATCGTTGGAACACGATACATTTCTTGATTGTCATTTTTTCGTGCAAAAAAGAGTGCATCCGCAATACACGCAATAAAAGATTGATTTTCACTTATTTCTACTCCATGTCTCAATAAACATGGTTGATGTTGTTTTATGCTTGAATTTATTTTACTCGATTGACATTCACGGTTTACTTCATGTAATATTTTTTGCATTTGAAGTGGCAAATACCCAAAACGAAGAGGGGGTAATGGCACTTTTTCTGGTCCTTTAATATAATCATCTATTTCTATTTTTGCGTTAGTTTTTAATTTGCCTTCTTCTCCTTGTTTTTTGTCTTCTTTACCAGAACAGGTTTTACGATGATTTAATTGTTCAGTTGTGTTCCAAGTTTTAAAACAACATGGCAAACAATACCCTTTTGGATGACTGTCTACTTGAAATCCTGGATATCTTTTATCATTTGCATTTTTTGATGGAGTATAAAATTCATATACATAATGTCCTTCTAACACTTTTTTTGCATTTTTTGGCAACACCTTACCGCATTTTCCTGATTTTACATCTTCTTCGCTAATAACACTGTTTGTTTTTAAACACCAATATCTTGGACAAATATAATAATATGGATTTTTTTCATCAGAACCATATTTGACAACATCACCTTCTTGTAAAAAATGTGGGTAGTCGTTGTCTATTTTATCCTTTTCTTCTTTTGTTAAAATAACAGGTTGTCTCCGTGTGCTTGAAGGACACATACGCGAATATCTATCATAATTTCCTTGTTTTTTGGTGATTATTAAGGTTGGTTCTCGTTGTTGTATTCTATCTTGAAAAAAATAGGGATTATTTAAACTCATACCATCAATGTTTTTTAATTCGTTTATAGGTTTTCGTTTTGTTTGAAATTTACTTCGTTTAATTGGATTGTTTTGAATTTCTTCTTCTTCTTCTTCTTCTTCTTCTTCCTGTTCTTGTTCTTGTTCTTCTTCTTCTTCTTCTTCTTGTTCTTGTTCTTCTTCTTCTTCTTCTTGTTCTTCTTCTTGTTCTTCTGCTTCTTTTTCTAGTGAAATAGAAGATGATGATTCTTTTTGTTCTTGTTCTAGTGAAATAGAAGATGATGATTCTTTTTGTTCTTGTTCTAGTGAAATAGAAGATAATGATTCTTGTTGTTCTGGTTCTTGTGAAATAGAAGATAATGATTCTTGTTGTTCTGGTTCTTGTGAAATAGAAGATAATGATTCTTGTTGTTCTGGTTCTTGTGAAATAGAAGATAATGATTCTTGTTGTTCTGGTTCTGTTGAAATAGAAGATGATGATTCTTGTTGTTCTTGTTCTTGTGAAATAGATGAAGGTGGCGTACTAGAAGTGTAATTTGCTCCACCTGCGTAATCATCTTCTTCGTTATATTTTTCATCATCATATAAATCAAACGCATTCATTCTATTTTCATCGTCAGCATCCGCATCAATATCCGCATCAACATCAACATCCGCATCAAGTGTGAGTCTTTCATTCAAAGATATTCCATCATTCAAGACGATGTCTTCTTTTTCTGCACTAAAACACAATTGAGTTATTTCAGAAATAGGAACAAGTGAACTACTTTTTTCTTTGTCTTTTTCTTGAGACATTCTTATTAAAGAATCGATGTAAATAGGAATAGTAGACAAATATAAAATATTATTAATATTAAACATGTCAATTGTAACAACACTTGTAAGTTTATTCATAACCAACACTGTTTTAAATCCAGAATTATCTCTGTTTTTCATAGTACGACCAACTTCTAATTCATCTATAATTTGTCGATACATAGTGTCAGCATCTTCCTCTATCAATTGATAATTATGCACAAGTGCGTCCACAATATATTTTGAAGACTTTCCTTGTGAATTTTGTTCAATAATAAATGCCTCCTGACTATTCTTTTTATTGAAATTCGTAACTCTCTTAAATCGCAATTCATTCGGGGATTCAATTATAAACACACTTGTAATACAACCACGCAACATAGAAACATCTATAGGATTTTTTATTTCTATTTCTATTTGATAATTCATTTCAATAATATCAACATGTTCATTTGTTAATGAATCAAATAAATTTATTTTATATCCACCTTCTTCCAAAAATTGTTTAATGTCATCAATGATTGGGTTGACTTCTTGTTTAATAAATGCCTCTATTTCTCTCACACTCATCGTTTTTACAAATGCCGCATTTATAGTAATATTGCAATTCTCATCAAATTCACAATAAACCTCTGACGCAACGTCTTTGTTCACATCTATAAACATGGAAACAGATTTCGTTTTACCAAGCAATTTTATTAATTTAAAAATAACAGCCTTTGGCAAATACGGAATTTTTCGACCATCTACAGAGACATCTTCGGTATATAACCGATACACATTTTCTCGATAAATTCGTTCATCTCTTATACTAGAATTGTATTTTATTAAAGGAGAGAGACTTGTAGCATGTGTGCGTTTAAAAATAACATCCAACGGCAATTTAATACTATATTCTGGATGAATCTCAAGTTTAATACTTTTAATTCCATTCGACTTGTATTTTAAATCCTTACCTTTTCTTCTATTTTCATACATGTAAAAAAATAGGTCAACACTTTTGAATAATTCGATGGTCTTTTCATTTAACATGCGATCATTTTCTCCTATAATCATTATCCGTTTATTTGTTAAGTCCTCTAGAGAATGAACAGATTTCGCGAATAAACTTGGATAATACATTTCCAAGATAAATTGTTGATAATTCGAATTCGCAGTCAATACATTTTCTGCTAAACATAGATAAATATTATTTCCAATAATTGTACCACTGTTTAATAACAATTTAGCATTTAAAGTAGAGAGAGACTTTCGCTGAAACTCGTCAGTTCTTGAAACACGAAACGGATTGCACACATATGGATATTCATTTTCTACTATAAATAATTTCTGACCTAATGTTTTCGCACCGATGTATTGATGATTTTCCAAATTCAGTGCTAAAATATCATCATAAGTATATGTTTCTTTTGCATTAACAACAATTCGTTCATTTTCAATATTCAAAAAAAAATCATTAATATTATTCTGAGTTAATTCTATTTTTTTATTTTGGGTCAACGTTTGATAGATTGTAATTGGATTTAGCTGTTCTTCTTTTAAACAATACAAATAAATCTCTTCAAATGAAATTCGTTGTTTAAATTCATTCAATATTTTTAGTTTTATTACAGCAATAGTATCATCTGGATGAATGCGTTGTTCTGAAAATTCAACATCTATTTTATTTTTAAGAATGTTGTCCAATTCATCTTTTTCAAAAATATTTTGAAATTTACTGTCTAATGGATTTTGTATAAACAACTGTTTTAATTTGTCTACTGAAAAGGAAGGATATGACTTTCCATAAAATACATGGATTTTAGAAATTGTGTCATTTATTAAATGGTTTATTTTATACATATTATACTATTATATAAAATAAACCATTATTATATGGAATTAGTGGTATTGTTTCTTTTTATTTGTTTAATAATAGCAATAGTTATATTGTTTAATTTAAAAATAGATGTAAAAAATAATAAAATCATGCTTATTGCTGCTGTGTTGACGGTGTCTATGATTTTATTAACAATTGGAAATTCAATAGGACTTGCAATTATGGCAATCGTTTCAATGATGTTGTTCTTTTATTTTTTATACAACACTTAATGTCAAATGAAAAAAAGATAAATATAAATATTATAATAAATCAAAAAATGGGTTATCATTAATCGTCATTCCACAATATTCTTTCGGCGATTTTTTATAATTTATTGGTTGATAAATGTTTGATGCATTGGCATTTTCCAACATAAATTTGAAATTTTGCCAAAAATCCTGTTTATGACCTATAGATTCAGTCATAATGTGAGTGAGTTCATGAATTGCTACAAATAATAAGGTATTTGGGTCAATCAACGTGTCTCCACTTTTCGTCGTAGTTAGACACATGGCAATCTTCTCTCCTTTGTTCTCACTATATGCAGTCAATTCACTTGTTGGAAGAGTTTCGCGTATTGCTTTTGGATTGAACCCCGCAACTAGGCGTTTGACACGTTTGTCATCTGGTAACGTATCATTCATGTATTTTACAAGTTGTTTACATTTTTCGGTTGTTTCTGCCAACAAATTGGCGGATTCGTCTAATTTCTCTCTTTCTCTTACACAATAACGATTACCATCTTTTGACGCAATTACACATTTCAAATTAAATTCGTCTGATTCATAATATATTTTTAAACACACGAGTAGGACAAATCCGACAAAAACATAAAAAAGTAGATTTTCATTCTTAAAGTTAAACATATATTAATTTGTGATTATTTTATTTCACATTTATTTTGTTTCGTCGTTTTGTGTTGTTTTTATTTCGTCGTTTTGTGTTGTTTTTATTTCGTCGTTTTGTGTTCTTTTTATTTCGTCGTTTTGTGTTGTTTTTATTTCGTCGTTTTGTGTTGTTTTTATTTCGTCGTGTTGTGTTCTTTTTATTTTGTTGAGTTATATATTTACTGTAAGATTTTGTAACTATTGGCATTCCTCCTGCCATTTTAAGTCCTTCATTTTCTTCTTCAATATCTGATACATATTCTTCTTGTGTTAGTCCTTTATGTTGCAACGCCTCCACAGTTTCATCTGATTGATCTGCTCCTTCTGGTGTAAAATCTAATACACCGCATGAAAAATCAAACAAAGTTAACTTACGGGCACCTATTACTTTATAAAAAAATGATATAAACCGTAATGATGTTGAAGTTATAGTTTTTTTTGTTGGTCTACTTATATTAGATATAGAAAGGGATTGACTAAAATCATATGCACGTGCACCTTCAGTTGACATATCATTCTTATATGTTTGATTGTATAATCTTATTATTTCTTGCATTTGTGCAGGATAAGTTATGTTCAATTTTAATAATAATGTAAGCAAAGAATCACCAGCAGCAACTACGATTTCAGGACTACCCAGAAAATTAAATTTAAAACTAGTTAAAATTATTATATCTAAGGATGTAGCTTCTGTTGTATTTTCAACACTATAAATCTTATTTCTTTGTATATTAGGTTCAACATCTGGACTAGTAATAGTAACTCTAGAAGGAAATGGATGTTTTGAGCGATCTACATCACGTGGGGATAAAAGATCACTAATAGATGTTTTTTGTGGATTATCAGAAGTATAAGGAAGCGGTTCCCAACTTGATGCGTTACTTATTGGATATGTGTATAAAAAATCAACAGAATTCAAATCAGTCTCCCATTCTTCAATTATGTTATTAACATATTCTTGACTGGTTGACTTATGCACATTTTTATATATATCACACGTATAATCTTTATAAAACTTACATATAAAGTAATTAGCAAGTATAATTGAATTTACATCCTTAGTAAATATACTTTCGCCATGTCGTCGTTTATAATATTCATCCAAAATTAAAAAAAAATCTGTTATATATTTGTCTTGTGCTGGTGATGAATTCTCAATCATACAAAGCGGTGCTGATGTAAATTTAAAAATACCACATTTTGATTCAAATGTCTCAAAATCATTTTTTCCATCAGGTGTTGTGTATATTAAATTTTGTCCGTGACAATGTATAAAATGTCCTATTTCTGGAATTTCAGATACATCTTTAGAACTTTCTCTAGATATACGAATGCGTTCGTCGATTGCAGAGGTAGACTTAGATAATGATTCTAATCCTGTTATAAAAAGACCAATATATGTTGTCAAACTTTTAATTAACATGATAGATGTTACCGTATTTCGTAAAATATAATCTTTTAAATCCTTTTCTTTGATTAAGCTTAATTCCGTTAATTGTGTTGCTATTTCAGGTAATAATGATGCGTTTAGTTTTAATATTGGTATTAGTTTTTTAATATACGTTCTCATTTTTTTTATCGATGAGGGGTTTTCGTTTTTAATATTTTGTATAACATCTCGTACAAATATTAACATTTTCAAAGTTAAGTCGGGGGGCACAACATCAGCCATATAATATGCTTATTTAATTTTATTTGTAAAAATGAAAATATTTATATAATATATAATGTCTAATTTAATTAGTGATTTTAAAAGAAATAAATTAACTAGCATTAATAATTCCTATAATAAAACAATTTTTTTATTAAATAACAACTATAATATTGAAATTAGATATATAAATAGACTACGCATAAATATTAGATTGAAACAATCCGCCATTAATAATATTGATGCAAAATACAAACAGTTAATAAACAACGTTAAGCTATTTTTTGAAAATGAAATTAAAAGGTCAAACATTATATCAGAACCATCTCCCATTCAATTTACTTTACAATCAAATAAAAAAAAGGCGTTAATCATTGGAATAAATTATTTAGGCACATCTAGTGAGTTGAATGGTTGTATAAATGACGCAAACTCTATAGAATCATATTTAAAAGAACAGAATTTTACAAATATTAAAATGCTAACAGATGAAACTAGCACAACTCCTACTAGAGAAAATATATTATATGAAATAAAAAAATTACTTGAAACATCTAATGAAAATGATACTTTGTTCATATACTATAGTGGTCATGGTTCAAATACATTAGACAAAAATGGCGACGAGTCAGATGGCTATGATGAATTGATTGTTCCACTAGATTTTAATTTTATAAAGGATGATGAAATAAAGACAATTATAAATACATACGGAAAATCTAATACAAATTTAATAGCTTTGTTTGATAGTTGCAACAGCGGAACCGCATTAGATTTAAAATATCAAATATTAGAAAAAGTAAATTATGATGATATTTCTGAAAATACAAAAACTACTGAAACTAATTGCAACGCATTCTTACTTAGTGGTTGTCGCGACGAACAAGTTAGTCTTGAAACATTAATAAATAACAAAACGCAAGGTCTAATGACTTGGTCTTTTTTAGAAACAGTTCGAAATAATAAACCATTAACCTGGAGAAATCTAGTTAAAAAAATGAGAGAAATATTAAAACCACAAAGCAATCAAATTCCTCAATTGTCAAGTGGAAGATTGTTTAATCCCGATTCTAATTTTATATTATAAATAAAATTGAACACAATTTCGTCATCTTAACTAAAGCATAATAAACGTCCATGTTTTCACAACATCCCAAATCCGCATTCTGGTCTAGCAAAAACACAAAAACTCCGAATGAAGTCGCATTAAGTTCAAGTAAAAAATTCTGGTTTGATTGCGATAAATGTGGACATAGTTTTGAAACGGTGGTGTCAGGTATTAATAAGTATGCCAGATGGTGTGCATACTGTGCTCATAAAAAATTATGTGAAGACGCTGAATGTAAATTATGCTTTGAAAACTCATTTGCTTCACATGAAAAATCAAAATATTTACATGACAAAACAATAAATCCTAGAACGTTGTTTAAAAATGCAAATAAAAAATATTGGTTTGATTGCGATAAATGCGACCATAGTTTTGAAATGGTTGTGTCAGGAATATATACTTGCAACAGTTGGTGTGCATACTGTGCACACCAAAAATTATGTGAAGATGCTGAATGTAAATTATGTTTTGAAAACTCCTTTGCTTCACATGAAAAATCAAAACATTTACATGACAAATCAATTAATCCTAGAACATTATTTAAAAATACAAAACACAAATATTGGTTTGATTGTGATAAATGCGAACATAAGTTTGAAACAAGATTAATCACTCTTAATCAACAGAATACGTGGTGTCCGTATTGTTCTAAACATTGTGTAACATTATGCAAAGATAAAAAATGCAACCAATGTTTTGAAAAATCATTCGCGTCACATGATTTTTCAAATTTCTGGGATGTTGAAAAAAATGGTGAAATAAAACCTAGAGACATTTTCAAATATTGTGATAAAAAATATTGGTTTATTTGTGATAAATGTAGTCATAATTTACACATAATGATAAAAAGCATCACTAGAGACAATCACGGATGTTCTTACTGTTCGCATCAAAAATTATGTGAAATGACAGATTGTCAAAGGTGTTTTAATAATTCATTTGCATCAGTAGAGAGAAGTAAACATTTACATGAAAAAACAATCAATCCTAGAACGTTATTCAAGAGCACAAATAAAAGATTTAAATTTGACTGTAATTTATGTAATGGGGTGTTTGAAACACAATTGGCAGACATAACAAAGGGAGTATGGTGTCCATTTTGTTTAAATAAAACCGAACAAATGTTATTTGATAAACTTGTTTTATATTATCCTTTACTGAAACGACAATATAAAAAAGATTGGTGTAAAAAAATAAATTATTTGCCATTTGATTTTGTCATTGAAGACCTGAAAATAATTATAGAATTAGATGGAAAACAACACTTTGAACAAATAGGCAATTGGATGTCTCCTGAAAAAACGCAAGAAAACGATTTATATAAAATGAAATGTGCGAATGAAAATGGATTTTCAGTTATTCGAATTTTACAGAAAGATGTATATTACAATAAATATGATTGGCTAGATGAATTGATGAAAAATATTGGAATTTTAAAGGCGGAAACTGTCATAAATATTTATATGTCTAAAGGGAATGAATATGATTGCTTTTATTCTAGTAAAGATTGACTATGACAAAGTTTCATTCGGTTTATTCTCTACTGACTTCCAGAACCAATTTGAAGACTTGGACGAAGGAAGTCCGGAGAAATTGTCGATAAATTCCATGGTCCCACATTAAGCTGTGGATTAGGAGGTTCAGAGCGAATTTGTAGGTTAGCATTTCTCAAAGATTGCCCGATTGTGTCAATGCCGATATGGTAACCGCTCTTTAGAAGATTTACATTTGCGAGTTCGCCCTTTCCAGCAGGGTTTAGTTGTGCCCATTCGCCATTATTGTCTTTGGGCAATAGATCAGAAGGGTTTTGGATGCTGGGTTGAGAACAAGAAGAAGGGAGTCCCGGTTGACTTGTTTGAACTCCGTTGGCGGATGAAAAGACTTCATTTTGTCCTAAAGGTTCAGAAGGACGCACATTATTATTTTGATATGCACGGTTCATGTTTGAATCCATCATTTCATTTCCAGCATTGCCTTTTGAATATAAATAGTTAACAAATAAATTCACCCCATATGCTAAAAGTAATAATACTACAATTGAGCCAACTCCGTAATCATTCCATATCTTTCTTAGAGAAATAGCCATTATATAAAATTAATGAATAAAATAAATTTCTAAACAATCATTCTAAATAAAAAGTTCGCTTTCCGAAATATTGTCTATTTCATCGTCAATTTCTTCATCACTTCCATCTATTTTATCCAACATGTATGTTTTCTTAATATTTTTTGCTTCCAAAAGTGCTAATATTACTTGTTTTTTCGCCTCTTTTGCTTTTGTTCTGGCTTCTCTATATATTTTATAATAAACATCATTCGGTTTTTTCAAAATAAATGGTTCTGATGTATCTTGTGAGGTGGTTGTGTTTATTTCGGTGATTTCTATTAATTCTTCTTTTTTATCATTATCTGTCAAATCTTCAAATTCCAATATTGATACGTTGTCGTTGTCGTCACTATCATCATCAGAGATAGACACTTTATCAGCATTATCATCATCATCAGAGATAGACACTTTATCAGCATTATCATCCGCATTATCATCAATTAAGGTTGAGCCTGAATCTACACCTGAAACTGAATCTGTATTTAAAATAGAAGGAGACATAAAAGTAGAAGGAGAAATATCAACATTTTTTCTCTCTGAGGTCTCTTCTACCAAATGAGAGATTAAACAATTATCAAACACCGGAGAATTATCAAGAATCATGGCTTGTTTCAATTCTATTTCAATTTGAAAATTACGATTAGTAAATTTAATGCCTTGAATTTCTAAAATAGAAATAATAGGTGTATCAGTTTTAATGTCTTCAATAGAGAGAATCTTACGTGTTTCATCATAAATGTTGATTGTTTTTTTAACATTTACTCTTACTAGATAATATTTGCCTGATTTATATATTTTAAGGATTGGGTTAAATACATTTTCAATATCGTTTAATTGCAACGGGTTCTGAAACCATTCCGTGGATTTTTCAAAAATAAGGGTTTGGCATGTTGACTCTAATTTTTCAAACCATTCAATCAACACAATCAATTGATTATCAAACATTAAATCACAAGTTAACTTTTTACCGCTTGTAATAATTGCATGTTTTGTCAAACTTTTAGGAGTTTGAATGTATAATGGAGATTGATTGTAATTTATTTTTGTAAAATAGGCACCTCCTTGAATTCCGCTGGGCTGTGCTAAAGTTAATTTAGTAAAATCAAACAAATGATTTGGGTGAATAATGTTCATTTAATTTTATCTATAAAAAATAAATGGTAATAACACGCATAAAAATCTAATAATAATAAGTATGATTGAAATAGTAAAAATATTACAGAGAGAAGATGTCAAGGTTGAAATTAAAAAATTATGCGTTCCATTTGTAGAAATAGTATTGGGTGTTATAAATCCATATATTTACATAACACTAACCTTTATTTTCACGAGTTTTATAATGAATTTAGTAATTGTAATAATTCTTTTACGTAATAAACATTTATTATCTCAACTTAAATTATAAGATGGCTTCAGAGTATATGTCACGACTAGTTGGGGACGTAAACGCACAATATAATAGAACATTTGATATCAATAGTTCCGCAAATAAGGGCAATTCTCTTGTTTTAGCGGATGGACGGTCTATTTCAGGTGGATCTTCAAGAAGAAGACGTGCGAGAGGGAGAGCCAGAGGGAGAGTGAGAGGGGGAGGGAAAAAAGCACGTGGTAGTAGTCCTTCTAGAACATCTCGCGGCGGATTTATGGGTTCAGTTATCAATCAAGCGGTGGTCCCTTTGGCGTTGCTTGGACTACAACAAACTTATAGAAGGCGTGGAACAGGATTCAAAGGAAAATCATATGGCAGGAAATCTCGTCGTGGAAGAAGACGGCGATAAAAAACGGCGATATTTTATATTTGTGGTAATTATGGAAGCACAATGGATTTCATTTGATAATGAATTGAAACTATTAAATGAAAAAATAAAGCAACTGCGAAATAAAAAAGATGAGTTAGAAGAACGATTGTTTGCAAAACATCCAATAAATTCTTTAGTGAAAGTGGGAGATGGAACCTTGAAATTTACACATGCACGAACATCCACACCTTTGACTTTCAAATATCTAGAAAAATCTTTAGGCGAAATTATTAAAAATGAAGTGCAGTGTAAACAAATAATAACTCATATTAAATCACAGAGAGAAATAACGTTAGTTCCAGAAATCAAACGAGTAAGAGAGTAATGATAATAATATAATTTAATAATATATGGTTTTTGAAGACAACGAATTAGTCATGTATAAAGAAAATGGTAAAATATATAGTGCAGGGTTTACTGTGAATTCTGTAATGTTGCAGCATGGAATTTCTCCAATAATAAGTGGAGGAGGAAGAGGAGAGAAAACAGGAGGAATGGAAGGCTCTTTTAATAATTTAGCAATTCCAGCAGGATTATATTATTTTGATGGATTACAACAAGGCGGAAGTGTTGAAAGTGGAAAATATATAAATGAAGACGCACATATAAGTGATGACTTTTATTCAACCTTATTGGGATTAGCAGAAAATGTTGAAGGTGAATATATAGGAGGAAGGGAAGGTGATAAAGAAAAAAGTGAAGGCGATAAAAAAGAAAGTGAAGGGGTTAAAGAAGGACAAGGAAAACACAAGAAAACAAAAAAGCAACGATTATTACAAGAACAAAAAAAGAGAAAAACAAGAAAACATTAAATTCGCGACCAATTCTTGTAATTAAATGGAGATACTAAAATATTCGTGATTTGCGTTTTCCAATAATCAATTTCATTTTGAAAATCGATATCCTTTTGTGTTTGTGGATAAGGTGTCGTAGAAGACATTAAATGTTCTTCTTCTGGGGTAATTTTCGGTTTATAACCATAACAATTTACGCCGAATTTCAATTGTGGATTCGCCATATATCCACCATTAATTCCTGCTCTACCACAATCGTTTTCATGTCCTGCGATTTTCTGTAAATTATCAAATGTTTTTTGTTGTGTTGGAAAGAGTGCCATTTGACCATCAGACCAACCATAATTGCACCATTCCGCACCAGAATTATACGAATTTTCAATTTCCGAATAAGTTGCTAATCTTGCACCGTATGCTTTACATAATGCACCAGAATTTTCATAATTATAATTATTTCCGGGAATATTAAAGACTTGTTTTGACAACGAAATTTCAGGAACAACTGAAGGCTGTGCTTTACTTTGGTCAACTACAATATTAATTGTCGGAGTTTCTTGAAAAAAATTATTAATAGTTGCCATAACATCAACACTAAAAAAGTAATTGAATAAATTTAATAAAATTAAAACAAGTAAAATCGATAAAACGACAACCATTAATGTTTGTTGTCCTGAGCCTTCTTCGCCTATGTCTTGTTCACTTCCTCCTAAAGATGAAAATAAAAGAATATATGAAATAATGATTATTAATAAGACGACAAATATCAACGGATTTGCAAACATAGAATCATATAAATCAACTGTTCCGGAATTCATATATATATTATCATTGTTTTTTTCTATAAAAAAAGCAGTATGCGTTTGGAGTTATTATCTTAGATTCTTGTATTTCAGATACAATCATGTCATTAAAATGATACCATTTACCATTTGAATTTTTTATATATGCGGTATAATGACCACCCATAGTTCCTCCAACATGATTGCATATTCCATATAAATCATACATATATAAAGTGTTTTTATATCCAATTGAATATTTTGATAAATCCAAATTGTTTATTGGGAATGAAACCAAAGTGGGTGTTTTTACATTTTGTGAATTTACTCGTTTCAAATCAATAATCAAAATTGTCGGGAAACTCCAAAATGTAGTTCTTTTATGGACACATTCTTTGGTTCCAGTAGTTTCGTTGTGCCATTGGTTCTCTCCATCTAACAATTCATTTTCAGTATATAAATCAAAGCAGTCATATAATGACGGCGATTTATTATGTTTAGGAATACATAAATTAATAATAAAATACGGCTCGGGTTTCATACTCTTCACACAGTCAGTATCGATGTCTTTAATCTGTGAAATATGAATTCCATAAAATAAATTCCATATTTCAGAATATTCTTTTGAATAAATATCCTTTATCATTTCAAAACATTTTAGGGCAATTTCATCTTTTTCATTTTCAGGATCGCCCTTAATTGTCATTAATACTTTGCGTGAAAGTGACAAATGAAATGAATTAATAATAAATATCAGAAATTCCGGCAAATCATTTTGAGAGAAACCGGTAAATATATTAATATTTTTATATTCGGCTACTGATTGAATTGTTTTTATGAATTTTTCAGGACAAATGGTGCAATTGCTGGACCACAACATTTCTCTCAAATTATTCCATTCTAATAATAGTATGCTTTCAGGATTTTTATTGAACCTATTGTTTGGGCGAGAGAGAAATTCATTAAATTCATATGTGTGAGATAATATTTGCATACATGAATTTATAAAACATGTGTTTCCCAAATTTTGTAATCCACTTAATCCTTTATTATTATATTTATTAAAACTCATATAAAATATATTTAATAATCTTTAATATTATGAGTCTTAATAATGAACTTAATAATTATGTTAATATGTATAATAATAATATTGCACAAATTAATAACCTATATTATAATAACGCCATTTTACAAAATAACATTTATTTAATTCGTCAAAGAATGACACAAATCCCACCATTACCACAAAGACCGCCAATTAGAGCAGAACAACGCGAACAACGCAATCAACGACATTCAAATAATACAAATGCAAATCCTTCTAGACCACCCACACGAAGACGACATCGTAACATAATATCAACGCCGCATTCCTCTACTATAATGAATTCAACGTATGTTTCTCAAGTGCCACTACCACCACCATCACAACGCCAACAACAACAACAACCAACACAACCATCACAACGCCAACAACAACAACAACCAACACAACCACAACCACAACCACAACCATCACAACCACAACCATCACAACCACAACCACAACCATCACAACCACAACCACAACCAACACAACCACCACAACCACAACCAACACAACCACCAACACAACCAACACAACCACAACCACCAACACAACCACCAACACAACCAACACAACCAACACAACCACAACGCCAACAACCAAGAAGAAGACCAACTGCTTTTACACAATCATTTTTTGACCCAGTAATTATATATCCAACACAACGGCAAGTTGAAAACGCAACTAGAATAATACAATTTGATACAATTACAAATCCTACAAACGAAACATGTCCTTTTACTTGCGAACCATTTCACAATCAAGAGTTGGTGCGTCAAATATTACATTGCGGTCATATTTTCACTCCTAGTCAATTTAATACATGGTTTTATTCAAATGTCTCGTGTCCTATATGTAGATATGATATTAGAACATATCAACCACAAACAATTATAAATAATGAAGAACTTATTCAAACAACTAGAGAAAATAATGAGGTTCAACCAATTCTTACAGAAACCTCATCAGAATCAGAAACAACACAACTAGTAAATGATTATTTAGATTTATTATTTAGTTCAATACTTCAACCAAATACAGACAACTCATCATCAAATTCAAATAGATTATTTATTGAATATATTATAAGAGAAATGTAGATAAAAAAGATAAGATTACAAATAAATACTCAAATAAAATAAAGATAATTATTACAACAAGACTACAATAATGTGTCACATCATATTGCCTAACAAAACAAAACAAGACAAGACAAGGAACTATACCTTTTTCCCGAAAAAGTTCATTAAACTTTGATTCCCCATTTTTGCATTCGTCGTTTTTCTCAAATATTCATCAAATAAAATTGCTTTAATTTCACGATTTTTTAATTGTTCTACTTTATCTTCGAATGTTTCCTCGTTGCGTCGCAAAGCCGCAACCTCTGAATGAAATTTCTTAATTTTTGCAGTATTATTCTGCATAATCCATATTTTTTCTAAAACAAGGGCAAATACCTGTTGTACCGGTTTCATAATTTGATTCGTAATATAAAATGAATAGTCTATTTTCAATTCATTTTCTATAATAAACTCCGGCGTTTCTATTTTTTCGCCTTGAAGTGCAGCTTTATTTAAACAATTAATATATACAAATGGAATACGATCTCCAGAGCATGGCTTGTTGCCTGGGTCTCTCGCAGAAATCCGGTCAGACAACACCTTGTGTGCCACAGATTTCGGATTTTTATATCCACTTCTTAACGATTTTGTAATAATCAATTTGTCCATAGGATATTTTTCTTCAACAATATTATTCAAACAACATCGCAAAAAGTCAATTGCTTCCTGAATATTCTGCTTTTTCATTAAAATGTCAATAATGCCACCATAAATATCCTTGACAATTGGTGCATTATCACGCCGTTTTAACACTATTCCCATTTCTTTTCGTTTACATTTGTTCGGGTCTGTTTCATACAACATACCAACATATCTCTTTTTCGACAACAGGCAAAATGGCATGAATGTTTTCTCGTATTCCAAGTCATGTGGCGATTTTAAAAAGGAGGATGCCAAATGTCCTGCTTCTTGTGCCAATTCAATAGTGATTTCTAGTGCTTTTTTACCTCGTATGGGTTCACCTTCCAGTGTTTGCAAATTAAATGTGAAGAATACAGAATCCGTGTTGTGGACAATTAAATTGCCGATTCCAGCAGCGAAATGATGATTGTCAGTTGTCAAATCATACACAAAACCAGAATATTCTATTTCTTTTATAGAAACAATAGTATTATCATGAGTAGAACCCGCATTTTGTCTCTCTATCAATTCAACATTATCAACATCTCGAATAATATAAGGAATATTATTTGAATTTAATATATTTACACATTTTGCGGCGGTAATCCATGAGTTATTCAAGTCATAAATGTAAATGTCAGCACAATTAGTCAAAGGGAAATGCAACAGTTCAGTTCCAACTTCCACGTCTTTCGGAGAGACCTCTTGGCCTGAACTCAATAAGAGTGAATGGTCGTCGGTCACATCAACCAACCCTGTATGTGTCAAAATACGCATCATTTTCTTATGTGGAGCCAATTTGTGTCGAATTACACGATGCAACACAGTCCACCCTTGTTCCGACCAAGTTTCCACGTTGTGCAATTCACAAAATTCCTTGTCTTGTTTTCCCGGTTCACAAGACGCAATCCATAATCCGTCACCATACTTCCTAGCTAATTCTTCAATTTCCAATATTTCAATCCGGTCCTCATCAACTCGAATATAAATAGGGGTATAACTGGCAACACTGTCGCCGTATATGTATTCTGCTTTCGACAAAACCAGTCCATGATTCGCGGTTTGACAAACAGTATCTCCATACACTTCTTCAATGACGCGTTTCGCATAAGTCAACAAAAGTCGCCCGGTCGCAGTCGTAGCAGCAGCAACATCTTGTTCATAAAAGGTGCTGGTTTTTGCCCCACATTGTCCATAAAGAGAGTTTGCGGTCAATTTATATCCAATTTGTCTTTTATCTAATACATTTTTCATAAATTCATCACTTTCCAAGGGAATCAATTTCCGCGTATTTTTCCTAGCAATTAGCAATTCTTCCAAAATAGAAGGCATGATTGCCTTCTCTCCATTACGAAATTGTGCAAAGCGACATATTTTGCGACCGGATTTCACTTTTTTTGCCGCGGCAGCAGGTGTTTTTCTTATATAGACATATGTATCATATGAAACATCTACATAATCATATTCCGTCAAATTGTCATAAATAAATTCACCAACCGCATTTTTTTTCCCTGTTTCACAAATCAAATTATTTGCCAAATCATATTCTTTTGTCCATACTTTACTATCATGCGACAAATTCTCACTAATCATTGATGACGGATAAAGCGACGCATAATCTACACACGCAACAGGATTGTCCAAATACAAATCGCATTTGGGATCTAACACAATCGCACCTTCATAACCATCTTCCATAGAACCTTTTTCCATGACAGGCATTAATGTCCCTTTTTCACGGCATTTTTTCGCGATATAACTAGTGAGTTTAATGCCTTGTCCACGCATCACCAAGAAATTAACAGGAACACTACATATTTTCGCCATTTCAATAAAACCAGTCAACACATCTACTTTATTCATTAAATAATGAACTAGATTGCAATCTTGAATACAATATTTCGCAATTACAGCACGGTCTTCTGCGGTTCCATTTGCCATTTGAAAAATATCCTTGGGAGAAACATCATCCTTTGCCAAACACCATCGAACTTTTTTCGTCATATCTGGTTGAATCATTCCAATAATTTCAAATGAACGTTGTGTGCGATGAATGCGTGTTACGCAATATTTCGCACCAGAATTGTAATAATCCACAGAATGTCCAATTTCTTCAAAATGTATATAACTTTGTTCCAACAATCCGGTCAAGTTGCTCGTTTTAATTAACGTCGTTTTGTCTACAATATTATGTTCAAACGATTTCACATAATCGCCAATAAAATGACCGGCAACATAATCCAATTTATAAGATGTCAGATTTTCTTCACGACGAAAGAAGTTATATAAATCAATTTGCAATCGCCCATTCATTTTAATATAATGTAATTCATGTTGTCCACTAGCGATTTGAATGGTACTTTCTTCTATTTTATATTTTCCCGTTTCATTGTCCAACGTAGCACAAATTTCTCCTTCATTACGAGACAATTGTAAAAACTCTTGTACGCAATCATTTTCTTCTGCACGTTTAAACATGAAATTATAATCAAACCCAAAAATGTTGTAACCAATAATAATGTCTGGATTTTCAGTTTGTATTAACTCTGTCCACGCAATCATCACTTCTTTTTCAGTTGCGTAACTATCAATGACTGTGTTTTCATCTTCTGAAACAGCACAAGTGTTCAATACCGCACAATGATTTAAATATGGATTCTCTTCTCCATAACGCATAAATGTCGAGCCAATAAAGGTAATTTTATCGCCTTCAAGTGCAGGAAAGGAAGAATTAAATGATATAGTAATTTCATTCAATTTGCTATCTCTGTCGCATTTTGGGTCGCACAAAATATCTATAACAGTTGCAGTTTTATTTGAATATGTTTTAACGTGTTTATAAAATGTAATATCATCATCTTCGTGTTCATTTTGTTCAATTGCTTTTATTTTATTAAAATAATTATCTATTGAAAGTAACTCATTATTTTTCTGAAAATTGCGTACTGGTTTTTTAATCCACGATTCAAAGGAAGAAAGAACAGCTCCACGATTTTTCAGGGAAATTTTAGGATAAACACGGTCTATTCCTTCCATGTTATCATAACCAAACGCAGTTAATATAATAATTTGTAATATATTTTTACACATAACGGGTGTTAATAAAGACGGCAATTTTTCAAAATATTCTACAATATTTGTTGCCAATTTTTTATAAGATTTAATTGGAACTGGAAAATCGCCGTGACTACTACTGGCTTCAATATCAAAACTACATATTTTATAAGGAACACGGTCTTCTTTTTCATTCAACGGATAAATGTCTTCTAAATTCATAGTAATTTCATAATCGCAATTGGTTTTTTTCTCTCTTGAATTCGTAGCCAAAGCCAAAGACATTATTTTCGCTGGTATCATAATCCATCCAGAGGGACTAATATCGCAAATGTGAAAGAATCGCAACAATGGGGGGATGTTTGCTTCATACAATCGTGTTTTTGTATTTGAAAATAGATATCCTTCTTCTAATAATATGCGTCCTCTTTCTTGAATATATTCAGAATACCATAGATTTTTGGCTTTATTAAATGATAAAATACTATTGAATTCTATTTTGATGAATTTATATATTTTTCCACAATCAAATCCATATAATTTTTTGCGTTTTACAATAATACAATCCTTGATGGAATTTGCATAATATTTACCCATTTTTGTTTTTATATGTTGAAGAAAGTGGTCCTTTGTTGATTTTTTCCAGGTTTCATCTACCAATACATAAAAGAATGGATTAAAATTTTCTACAATAATTGAGCATGATTTTCCTGTTTTATTAATCCCAAACATTTGAATCAGGAATTTAGTTGTGTCTGTGTTTTGTTTGTATGCCTGTTTTTCATTTTCACAAGAGTCATCATCTTGGTCTCTCTCTTCGTCCTCTTCGGATTTATTAAGAACATTAAAATCGAGTAGTCTGAATGTCGACATGTGTTGGGTATAGTTACAATTTTATAAATAAATAATTCTAATTCAATTTTATTTATTTATATTTATCGCCTGTTTTTATTTATTGCGTTTAGAATTGTGTTTAGAATTGTGTTTAGAATTGCGTTTATTTCGATGTCTCCATTTCCATCCAGCAGTTTGATATTTTCGCCGTGTATGTTTATTTCTTCGTATACTTTGAAAAGGTCGCATTCGTCTTCGTCTTCGTCCTTGAGCAGTTTTCATATGTGGAGTATTATCAACAAAATTGCCATGTTTGCTGTCAATCCATTTAATAAATGAATCTATTGAACGGTCATTTTCATAATTTTCAACAATTTTTCCTCTATCAGAAATATATCGCATCGTTGGAAATCCAGAAAGATCTGAAATATGTTTTATATTATTACAAACAATCTGGTCTACATCTGCAACAACTACACCAGGATATTTTATTTTTTGTTGGGATTGTCCCAATATGTTTTTAATTTTTGTCCATTCTGGACGCGTCGCATTACAAGGACCACAACCTTCCATGTAAATTAATACAAATATATGCTTACCATCGTTAACCATTTTATCAAACTGATGTGCATTGTTGTTACTTGAATTAATATGTAAAAATTCCATTATATATTAATCGAATAAATAAATTATCACTATTATTTATATGTATCTGAATATTTTACTGGCAATCATTTTTATCATAGGATTGTGTTTTTATTTAAAATGTAGTGATGCAAATTATGTAGAAGGGCTAAAAAATAACATAGAAAATCGTTGTCCAAATATTTTAATACAACATGACAAACAATTTTTCTTGTATAATTCTAAATTGGCTAAAATACCTGGTGTCAATCCTATTGAATTTGACAATTTAGAAGATTATGTCGAGTTTTTAGATTGGCAACGAAGTCAAGGTATTCGATGTCCTGTATTATATTTGCAAAAAACATATGATGCACAAGGCAACGCGGTGTATAAAACGAGACCAGGTGTCACAGATTTACAAGGCGGATTACCTCCATCGATTTCAAGCATTCCATCAAAACCGAATCCAACATTGTTAACAGATGCAACCCAAAATGACGCACCGTATAATAAAAATTCATATCCATCATTTGACCCGACTTCATATTATGTAGGAACCACAACTCCTTTAGACAATATAACTCAACAGCAAGAAAATATGTTGTATAGTCCTGATCCGATGGATGACAATTGGGGTGGAATTGAATACACCCAATCTTTGGTAGATAAAGGAGTTTATGCTGGTAATGAAGTAGAACTTCGTGTGTAAGTCCAAGTCCGTCCATTAGTTTTTTGGTTAGATTACTCCTGTGATGTGCTACTTACTATGGAAATTCATCCTAAAATTTAAGGAGCATTCTCTACAAATTTCATCACTTTATTCAGCGAATCTTTTGCGGCGGACAATTCATTCAATAGTTTCATGCTTTCAATCATTTTTGATGGAGTATTGGCAGAACTAGTATCAATACTAGCCACTGTGTTTAACATCATAGAATTCACAAAATCATCTAAATTTACAATAATGCTTTCATAATCTTTCCGATATTTACTGATTAAAAGTGTGTCATTTAAATTCACCGTTTTTTGTTTAATAGTAGCAGCATATGTTGCGGCATTTCCGGCAATACCATTCGATGAACTTGTACTAGATGTCGGGGTGGCAGTCGCAGTTTCTAATCCTTCTCTCTTTTTGAAAAAAAATGTACTATAAACTAAATAACTAACAAACAATACAAACAGAGTTCCTAATAAAATAGTACAATTATCTTCTTTCATTTATACTTTTTATTTAGACAAAAACTTGACAACGTTTTCTATAATTGTCTTATTCAAATGTTTTGTTTGATTTTTCGTATTTATATATGTAACTTCTTTCAAACAATCAGGAGATTCTTTAATTCGCATTAGCAACGTTTGCAACGAACCATCAAAATGCGTCATAATTGCACCAGCAGTAATAGAACTAATTCCGGGTATTTGACATAACATAATTTCATCAATATTATCGGCAGTAATATTATCCTTTTTCACTTTTTTTACAACAGAAGAATATGATTTGTTGTTGTTGTTGTTGTCTACTGATGTGATTGATTCTGAAAGTAATGTCGACTCAGTTACCGAAGAATAATATGGACATTTTTTTAAGCGAGTGTTTGCCATCATTTTTTTGGCACTATTCACAATAAAAATTGCACTCTCTTCCATGGAAACAGTTCTCATAACAGAGAATCCTTTGTAATGATTTAGAGAGAAAATGGCAGAATACACCACATTTTTATCAACCTTTTTCGCATGAATCAATCCTTCAATCAAATAAATAATATTATGGTTATGAATTGGAGAACCAGAAAGTCTATATGATTGTTCTTCGTATCGTCCATCTTTAATACTTGCTAGTAAATCGCTAATACTTTTTCTCTCTATAATAATTAATTCATTATCATCATCATCGCTAATAATAACATCACCTAAAGGTAACATTTCCACTTTTAAAAGGAGCTTCGCTCCTTCATTTACTTGAATCTCTTTTCCAATATCAGAAATAGAAACGATAGATTGAATTGCAACAATTAATTCTTGTTCACGATTGTCAATTTTGATAAACATTTAATATAAATAAAGACAAATCTTTATATTAAACCCCACCAATAGTTGCACGATAACCGTACTGTTGTGTCTGAATCGTTGTATTTGGAACACATGTTTTAGGAACGGTTTGTGGTGCACCAATCAGATTAGGATTACTCGAGAGAAAAAATCCAACACGAGGAACGGTGCCACTCTTTTTTGGACCACCGCATACATTCTGCAGATTACAAATAGATTGCTGATATCTTGCCGATTTTGAGCCGTTTGAAAGAACCATTATACACTAATCTAATATTTTATTATTTCTCCATCTCTCTCTCCTTCTTTCTTAAATAACATATTCCTAAACTCGGCGTTAAGAAATATAAAAGGTGTAAATAATGAGTCAAATTATGCGAAAGAAATAATTAAATTGATTGACTAATATATGGATGCAAAATATTTATTTCATAGTACATTAGTAATTTCAATTATTGTTCAAATAATAACAGGAATAATAGAGATAGGAGCATTTTTTGTAAAAGTTCCTACTCTCTATTCACTAATAAAACAATTGCTAATAATAGAATTAGTAGTTCAATTTTTTGAAGGAATGTTTTATTTTTGGTTAGCTTATAATTTTACTAAGGTATTAAATATTACACCAAAAAGATATATAGATTGGGTTATTACAACTCCATCAATGCTACTAACATTAATGATATATTTAATTTATTTAAATAAACGGGTAGAAAACAAAATAAATGAATTTAATTTATTTGCAATATTAAAAGAGAATTTTAATATTTTTATACCTGTATTGCTGTTAAATTGGTTAATGTTGCTTTTTGGTTATTTGGGTGAAATGAAAATTATTCCTGTTTTGCTTGGAGCATTTTTAGGATTTATACCATTTTTAATTTATTATTATATCATTTATGTAAATTATGTAACTCAAAACGCAAGTGAACAATTATTATTTTGGTATTTTTTCTTTTTTTGGTCATTATATGGGGTTGTAGCGATTTTGCCCTATTATATTAAAAATTCGTTTTACAATTTATTAGATTTGTTTGCAAAGAATTTTTTTGGTATATTTTTAAGTTATATAATATTTTTTGAAAAGTATTGAAATGATAAAACTGGACAGATAATAAATATATATTTTCAGTTAACTATTTATTTTTTTGTAGACATTTATCATATAATAAATACAATTTAATCCCAGACACTTAAGAATAAATCTTCAATGGTGTAGGTGTAGTCAATGGTGTGGGTTTGGCTTAAATAATTTTATTTAAGCAGGTTTAAAAGTAGTTTTTAAATATTAAAAGGTTTAAATGCTTCTATTCTAATACTACATAACACCCAAGATGAACGATGAAGACATTATTAAAAGTGAAGAAGGGTTAATTTTCAACCCTTACAATCCATTAAACATAGAGATTACATTGAATGATGTTCAATTTATTCTAAAAAAATATGGTTTACCGCCGATTGTGACAAACCTCTCATTATATCGTCGTGCATTTATACATCGTTCTTATACAAAACGCCCAAATGTTGAAAATATAAAACAACATATTACAATTGTTGAAAAGCCGGATAATTGTTTGCCATTGAGCACAAAATCAAACGAGAGATTGGAATTTTTAGGAGATGGAATTTTAGAATTAGTCACCAAATATTATTTATATCGCCGTTTTCCTAAAAAAAACGAAGGATTTATGACTGAGAAAAAAATCGCAATTGTAAAGAATGAAGCCATCGGAAAAATCGCAATGGAGATGAAATTGAACAATTGGCTTATTTTATCGAAACATTCAGAAGAGAAAAAAATCCGCACAAACGTGAAAAAAATCGGCTGTTTGTTTGAAGCATTTTTAGGTGCATTATTTTTGGATTTTAATAAGATTCAAGTCAAAGATGAAGACGGGTGGTTTGAACAAATGTTTGTCACAGGTCCAGGATTTCAAATGGCTCAAAAATTCGTAGAAACTATATTTGAAAAACACATCGATTGGATTGCTCTTATTCAAAATGATGACAATTATAAAAATATATTACAAGTAAAAATACAAAAAGAATTCAAGGTTACTCCACATTATATTGAAATTGAATATGATGTGGATTTGGGTTATAAAATGGGCGTATATTTATGTTTAGGACAATCAATACATAATTTAGATTTCAATCATGCGATAGATATAACCCAATTTGAAAAAGAAAAAGAGGCAGACATGTTTAAAAAAATTCAAGAATATATTATTTTTCACGGTGGAAAGATATTTTTATTTTTAGGTGAAGGACAACACAAAATTAAACGCAAAGCTGAACAAATCGCATGTAATACAATTCTTTCATATTTCAATTAAACCAACGCTCATATTGTCGTTTTTTATATATTTATATTATATAAATCGCAATTATGGATGCTTATGAAACAAAACCAGTTGTAGTTGATTATGTGCCTGTATTTGTTTCAATAAAAGAAATGCAGGATGAGAGAAAAGAAAATGAAGAAGAATATGATTTGACTGAATTAATGGCTTCAAATTTATTGCAAGTAAAAAATAAAAAACTTATTTCTAAACCCCGTCGTAAAAAAATAATATTAGAGCAAGAAGAAGAACAAGGAGAAGAAGAAAGAGAACAAGGAGAAGAAGAAAGAGAACAAGAAGAAAGAAAACAAGAAGATCAAGAAAGAGAAGAACAAAAAGAACAAGAACAAGGAGAACAAGAAAGAGAAGAACAAGGAGAACAAGAAGAAGAACAAAAAGAACAAAAAGAAGGAGAACAAGAAGAGAGAAAAGAAGAAAAAGGACGCAAAACAAAAAGACCTGTAAAAGGTGTCGCCATTTTAGGTCCTGAAGTTCCATTAGAAATCGACCATAGACCAATTGTCCGATTTATGCCAGAAAAGCAGCCGAAATATAGAATAAAACTTCCCTCTTATTTTATGAATAATCGCGAAATATTTATTGAAAGAATTAATGCCATGTTTTTACCTTATCGCGAAGAACTAGCCAAATCTGAAAATATTACTTGTGAAAATATAGGCAAATCTTCTGGCAACATTTCTCTCTTACTTCATCAACAAATAACAAGAGACTATTTGAATTTATACACACCATACAGAGGATTATTATTGTATCATGGATTAGGTTCTGGTAAAACATGTACATCCATCGCTATTGCTGAAGGAATGAAAGATAATAAAAAGATTATTATTATGACACCTGCTTCATTAAGAAAGAATTACATGGTAGAATTGAAAAAATGCGGCGATTTATTATTTCGTCGAAATCAATACTGGAAATGGTACTCTGCTTCATCACATCCAGAATCCATGCCAGTTATTTCCAAAGTATTGAATTTGACAATGGATTATATAAATAAAAAGAATGGTGCATGGTTTATAGATGTACGAAAACCTAGTAATTATCCTGGGTTATCTGCAGAAGATAAAAATTCATTAGACAATCAATTAGATAAAATGATTGAAAACAAATATATATTTATTAATCACAACGGATTACGATTTGAAAAATTAAAACAACTTACTGAGAATTATACAATCAATTTGTTTGACAATTCAGTTGTTATTATTGACGAAGCCCACAATTTAATCAGCAGAATAGTAAACAAACTAAAAAAGGAACCACTCATCAACCAAAATTCAAGAGGAGAAAAAGACCGTGCACCAAGGTTTTTAGCATCCAAAATATACGAATACTTAATGTCTGCAAATAACGCACGTATCGTTCTTTTAACAGGAACGCCTGTTATTAATTATCCGAATGAATTTGCCATTTTATTTAACATTTTAAGAGGATACATTAAAACATGGGAAATTCCATTAGATGTACAAACCAATAAAAAAGTAGACAAGGAATTTCTCTCTCAACTATTTCAAACAAACAAGACGTTGGATTATTTAGATTATTCGCCAACAAGCCGAATTCTAACTATTACACGAAATCCATTCGGATTTAAAAACACACTTACATCACAAAAATACAGCGGGGTAACAAATGAAAAGAGAAATAAAGAAACGCGTGAAATGACATTTGATACAGATTTCGTATCTGACGCAAAATTTGAAAGAACTATTATTTCGATATTGTCAGACAACGATATTAAAGTAAACGGTGCCAACGTCAAGATTCACAATTTTAAAGCATTACCAGATGATTTATCTACCTTTATGAGAGAATACATTGATGATTCAACAAAAGAACTTCGAAATGTTAATGGATTGCAGAGACGAATATTAGGATTGTCTTCTTATTTTAAAAGTGCACAAGAAGATTTATTGCCAAAATTTGAAAAAGAATTGACAAAAGATTATCATATTATTGATATTGAAATGAGTGATTTCCAATTTAAAATATATGAAGATGCCAGAAAAGAAGAGAGAAAATCCGAGAAACCTTCTAAAAAACAGTCTAATGTGTATGAAGAAGCCAAATCTAGTTATCGTATTTTTTCGCGATTGTTTTGTAATTATGTCATGAATGATAGACCCATGCCAAGAATAAAAATGTTAGAAGAAACAAAAGAAGGAGATGAAGAAAAGGGGGACAATTTCGTCCAAATGCTTAACAAAGAAGAAACCAAAATAGATGTAGATGTAGAACGAGAAGGAGAAGTTGAAGGCGACGAATTTTTAAATAAAATCGCGGATGAAACATATGATGCTAGAATTGAATCTAAAGTCAAAGAGATGATTTCAAATGGCGACGAATATTTCTCTCGCGATGCACTTCAAATTCATAGTCCTAAATTCCTCAATATTTTAGAAAACATTCAAGATTCACGAAACATCGGACTTCATTTGTTATATTCTCAATTTAGAACATTAGAAGGCGTTGGACTTTTTACAATGGTTCTTGATTACAACGGTTTTACGCGATTTAAATTGAAAAGGGTATCTGATATGTGGGAATTAGACATTACTGAAGAAAATATGAGAAAACCCAAATATGCATTATATACTGGAACTGAAAGTGCGGAAGAAAAGGAAATTATTCGTAATATTTATAATAGTTCATGGGATGATGTCCCTACAAATATTGCGAATGAATTAAAACGCATTAATGAAAATAATAATCTCGGTGAAATCATTAAAGTGTTGATGATTACTTCTTCTGGTTCAGAAGGCATCAATTTGAGAAACACACGATATGTTCACATTATGGAACCATATTGGCATCCAGTTAGAACAGAACAAGTTATTGGTCGTGCTAGGCGTATATGCAGTCATAAAGATTTACCAGAAGAACTTCAGACTGTAGAAGTATTTATATATTTAATGACCTTTTCAGAAAAACAGTTGAAAAGCGATGATTCTATTGAATTGAAATTAAAAGACAAAGGTAAATTTAAACCATTCGGTCCTGTTACAAGTGATCAGTTGTTGTTTCAAATATCAAGCATTAAAGAAAAGGTAAATAATCAATTGGCAAAAATAATTAAAGAAACATCTTTTGATTGTTCTATTTATCCTCATGGAAGAGATAAATTTACATGCATGAATTTTCCGAGTGCGAACGCATCTAAATTTACATATGTTCCTGATTATTCCAAACAAGAAAAGGATACTACAATACAAATAAATAAAAAACAAATTGAATGGATGGGACACTCTATAATAATTAATGGCAAAAAATATATTGCTCGAACTATTACCAAAGACAAATTATGGAATATTTATGATTTGAAAAGTTACAAAGAAGCCTTGGCAAATCCTGGGGTAAATCCGATTCAAATTGGCACATATAAAATAGAAGAAAATGGGGATAATGTTTTTACTGCTTTTTAGATTTTGTTTTGTTTTGTTTTGTTCATTTAATTTATTTCAATTTTTAGCATAAAAAATAAAATTGAAATGCTTTTTGGGTTTTCACAATTTGCACTAAAACAATACAATGGAACTACAAATGATTGAATTGATTACTTCATTCGCTCGAAAAATTATTAAAATACAGTTGGAAGAAGAGAAAAAATGTGAAATAGAAAGGGTAAAGTATGAAAAAACATTTGAAGAGAATGATAAAAAAAATGCAAAGAAATTGAAGGCAGAACTCAAGGCAGAACTCAAGGCAGAACTCAAGGCAGAACTCAAGGCAGAACTCAAGGCAGAACTCAAGGCAGAACTCAAGGCAGAACTCAAGGCAGAATTGGCGAAGGAAGAAGAAAAAAAAGAGGAGGATGAAGTCGCAAACGTTCAACTACATCCTTTCAATCATAATCAAAAGAATTATTATAAGGACCAGTTTGATGTCGTTTATAACATAGGAGATGGAAAAACCCTTGGAAAATTCAACAATATAACCAATATTGTTGAATTTTATGAAGAAAGTGAAGAAGAAATTGACGAAGAAGATGATGAAGAAGATGATGATGAAGAAGATGCTGAAGATGATGATGAAGAAAGCATTCAAATTAACGCATTTAAATACGCAGGAAAGATATACTTCATAGACCAGTTTTATACCATCTATGACAATCCGGAAGATAAAGAACAAGACCCTGCTCCTATTGGAAAATGGAACCCAACGACAAAAAAAATTAAATTTAATGAAGAAGAAGAAGAAGAAGAAGAAGAAGAAGAAGAAGAAGAAGAAGAAGAAGAAGAAGAAGAAGAATGTTTTGAATGTTAACGACTAATAATATCAACTGCAAATACTATTAACAAATTATAATACTTCAAACTTAATTAACTATTTTTTATTCTTCAAGTAGCATTAGTCCCATTGCTGCGTAATTATGAAGGTCTAACAAGGTGTCACTGATGCTCTCATCTTTTACCAAGGTAACCCCGTTTTTACTAATAGAGATTGCCCGACGCAATTTATCTTCAATTCGAATAAGTATTCCAATAATTCCATGTGTGGCAAAAGAATCACCATAATCCGCATTTTTTCTTCTAAATACTTCTAACGCGTTCTCATGAATTTTTTGCATTTGTTCTATTCTATTAGGTGGTAGTGGTAGTGGCGGTGGCGGCATTTTTTGGTCAAATAAAATGCCATCTGAATTTTGAATGTCCTTATTCCATGAAATGTGTTTTGACGGTTTATTCAAATCAATAGTAGTCGGCGTTTCTCTAAAAGAATTATTGTCAATTTTTATATATTTTATTTCTTGAGTATCGGATTTATTTTTTTGTTGGTTTAAAGAAGAAAAAAACAAAGGTGATAATTTCTCTTTTTTTATTGAGGTTTCTTGTGATTTTAATTCATTCGCATTCGTAGTCGCATTCGCATTCGCATTCGCATTTACAATTTGAGCAACATCATAATTACGCTCAGCAATAGTTCTTTTAATAATTGAATCAATTTCGGTCAATGGTTCATCCATTTTATCGCGAAAATTCGGTATTTGTTGAGGCAACTGACGAGCCATAGATTGTTTAAAATCTTCTTCTTTTTCTGTCAATTTAATTTCAAACTGTGATAATTTTTCAGTTTGCAATTCTTCAAATGTGATTGGTATTTTTTGTTGTTGAGGTTGTTGAGGTTGTTGCGACGCGAAAAGAATAGATGTAATGAATGCCTTGTTTAACATGATTAAATTTTCGTGCTTCATGTTTTCTGATTCATAAAATTCAGTCAAAACAGTTTCAAATACATTTCTATTTTGAAATATATCTTGTTCGCCAATTACTTCCCAAAGTATTTCAACATTTGACAAATCTAAAAACTCGTTGCATTTATTCATTAATGTATGTTAATGAATAAATAATATTTATACTATTTACAAAACAGAATTAAAATATACTTTCCGAAATTTTTCCATGTATTTATCCTTTAAAATATGCGTTTTTAAATAATTGCCTGTAATTTTATCTTCCAACATATGAACAATAAAAAAGAGAGAATATACTCCACATTCAGTATTTCCATATTGATGTTCTACAGGATAATTTTTATCAAATTTAAAGTGTATATTCAATTCTTTTCCTTGTTTTATAATTCTATCCACCAATACTTGCACTTCACGAGGAATGTCATTACCAGCACTATCAAAGAAAAAAATTGTACCTTTTTTAATATTTACAAAGAGAGAAATCCAATGTTCTCCTCCTTTGTAATGCGGGTCTGTGTTAAAAATAAATCCTAATTTCGTTTTACCATTCGTTTGTTGCTGTCTTAAATTCAAATTGCATATTTCTTCCCATACACATACGCCATCTGTTTCTTTTGTATCAAAATCAATTGGAGTTGGTCCGAAAAAATCAAAACATTTATATACTTTTTCATATTGTTTCATAACAGCCATAATGTCTACACTTGATAACCATTCATTAGGATTTTTTTTCCATTCTTTAGGTGATGCTGGTGCGAATGATTGTTTTAATTCGTCCATTTCACCTTTTGCAAAATCTTGAATTAGCCAACACGATTCTCTTCGACATGTTTTATTCATATATTTTCCTAATAATTCCCATATTTCTTTTGGATTGTTTGAGTGAATAATGGTGTCAGGATGTCTACTATTCCATTTATCCTTCAAAGTAAACAACGCTTCGTTTGTGTAACAACTAAAATCATTCGAAGGACCGTTTTTTGGACTACATGACATTTTTGTCAACCCATTATGACTTATTCTTGTTTTTTTACCGCCTGTAATATGTTGTCGATGTTTATGCGTTGGATGTATCCTCTGTATCTTGTTTAATCTCAGAGTCAGACGACGTGTTTTCATGTTTCTCTGTGTTTTCATGTTTCTCTGTGTTTTCCTCTTCTTCATATGTATTTATTAGATTTTTCTTTTTTACAATTCCTTTTACTTTTAATTGTGGGTCTTTCAAATTAATTTCTTTTTGAAGAGGCAACTGTTCAGATTCTTTTTTTTTTATAACATTTCTAATAATAAAATTATCCAACGTATTTGGTTTTACAATTTTTCGCATTATTGAAGAATTATAAGCATTCGTGTTGTCATTCTCATCATCCGCATCCGCATCTACATCTACATCTACATCTACATCTACATCTACATCTACATCCGCATATTCACCTTGTAAAATGTCATTTGTGTCGGTATTTTTAAAATGTTCAACACAATGATATACAAAATTCATAAATGCCTCGTTAATGTCAGGATTATATTCATCAGATGAAATGAATAGTTCACGAGTTAAATGAATAATCCGTTTTCTATAAAATTTTTTATCTTTTTTACTTATTTTATTGTTGTATGTGTTTCTCTCTAAAAAATGTTTATTATACAAGATTTCGTTGTATTTATCCGTCATATATAAATTTAATATTAAAGTGTTTAAATCCTAACGAGTTAATTCCGTTGTCTTAACAAATACCTATAATGGAAGCATCGCTATTCGTGTAGAATTATTAAACAATCCCATATTTACACCATTCGGCAGAGGATTAAATTCACAAAAATTCTCCTTTTTAAACAACAACTCGTGTGTTTGAGAAGCAGATGAAGATGCAGATGAAGATGCAGATGCAGATGAAGATGCAGATGAAGATGAAGGTTTGAATGAATGTTTATATAAATCACTATTACTATTTGGAACATATACAGCCTGGTCGCATTTTTGAAGTGCATATATTTGTCCTCGCAATTCAGATTCTACATTTATGCCAGAAGAATAACCAGACCACGGAGCAATGTCATTACCTGGATTAAACACAATATTCGAATTATATGTAGGTTGTTGTTCTAGTTTTACAGACAATTCTTTTCTAGGATCAACAATTGGCATAAATGAATATTTTGTCATTACAGGTCTAACACTTATATAAGGTTGTAGCATTTGCGAAGGAAGATTTCTATCATAAATTCGGTTATTCATTATATATAAAATAATATATTAAAAAAATCAAAACTACTATTAAATAAGATGTGTGGCATTTTTTCTCTCCTTAATATTAGTGATACAAATGTTTTGTTTACAGAAGAATTTATAAAATATCAATTTATGTTGGGTCAACGTCGCGGTCCAGAACATTCTGTGTTACAAAATGTCTCTATCCATGCTAAATTTGGATTTCACAGATTGGCTATTAATGGATTAAATGATAAATCTAATCAACCTATTTGCATTGATGATATCTCTTTGATCTGTAATGGCGAAATATATAATTATAAAGAATTATATGAATTGATGAAAGTCAACGAAGAAGACAAACAAACTGATTCTGATTGTGAAGTCATTATCCATTTATATAAAAAATATGGCATATATCAAACACTTAAAATGTTGGATGGAGTATTTGCGTTTTGTTTATGCGACAATCGCATTATAAATAATTGTTTAGTAAACACCATGTATGTTGCAAGAGACCCATATGGAGTTCGTCCGTTATATTGTCTTAAACCGTTGTTATATAACAAATTGATTGGATTCGCGTCAGAATTGAAAATGCTTAGTGAATTTGCCGATGCTGATCCGACAAAAGCACACATTACACAATTTACACCAGGAACATATAGCAAATATGTTATTCAAAATAAGGTTTTATCAAAATGGACTCCTGTGTTAAAAAATGTAAAATATCATGAACCGACTTTCTCTCTTATTTCATTAAACAACAACGAAGAAAGAATTAGTCGCGGAATTCAACATTATTTAATTCAAGCAGTCCAGAAACGATATTTAAATACAGAAAGACCTATCGCGTGTCTTTTATCTGGAGGATTAGATAGCAGTCTTATTACAGCCCTTATTAATGAAGAACATAAAAAATATTCAACTCAACCACTCGAAACATATAGCATAGGACTAAAAGGTTCTGAAGATTTGCGTTGTGCTCGTGTTGTTGCCGATTATTTGGGAACAAATCATACGGAAATCGTTGTTTCTGAAGATGACATGTTTTCTATTATTCCACAAGTAATTTACGCAATTGAAAGTTATGACACGACTACAGTTCGAGCAAGTATAGGCAATTATTTACTAGGTAAATATATATCCGAAAAAAGTTCAGCAAAAGTCATCTTTAATGGGGATGGTTCAGATGAAATATGCGGCGGTTATTTATATATGAATTTATGCCCTGACCCAATCGAATTTGATATGGAAACACGGAGATTATTAAAAGACATTCATTTATTTGATGTGTTGAGATCAGACAAATGTATTTCGTCGCATGGTCTTGAACCTCGCACACCATTTTTAGACCGAAGTTTTGTAGATTTTTATTTGTCTATTCCTCCTAAAATCAGGCATGATAATCCGGAAAAATACTTGTTACGAAGTGCGTTCTCAATCGAAAATTATCATAATAGCAGCGGTTCACAACTTTTACCAGAGTCTATTTTGTGGAGAAGGAAGGAGGCATTTAGTGATGGTGTTAGTGGTACTGGAAACTCACTATATCAAATATTACAAAAATTTATTTCAAAAGAAATGGAAATGTATCCACCATCGATTGAAATAGAAAAACAATATTACAAAGAACTCTTTTTATCATATTATCCCACTTCTAATGAAATGTTGCCATATTATTGGATGCCTAAATATACTAACACGACAGACCCTAGTGCTAGAACTCTCTCTGTTTATTGATATTTTATCAGAATTGTATAATTTATTTGTATTTTTTCTAATATTTAGCATTTATATAGTATGGATGCTTTGACTTTTTCTGTGTCAAACTTTATTAACCCAAACAATTTATCTGATGCGTGTGTTACAACAGATAAATTAGATGATGCATGTGTTACTTTAAACAAGTTAGCTGATACATGTGTTACAACAAACAAGTTAGCTGATGCGTGTATTACAACAAACAAGTTAGCTGATGCGTGTATTGCAACAAACAAGTTGGCTGATGCATGTGTTACTTTAAACAAGTTAGCTGATACATGTGTTACTTTAAACAAGTTAGCTGATGCATGTATTGCAACAAACAAGTTGGCTGATACATGTGTTACAACAAACAAGTTAGCTGATACATGTGTTACAACAAACAAGTTAGCTGATACATGTGTTACAACAAACAAATTAGCTGATACATGTGTTACAACAAACAAATTAAATGATAAATGTGTTACATCAGACAAATTAAATGATAAATGTGTTACATCAGACAAGTTAGCCGATAAATGTATTACATCAGACACATTAGCCGATAAATGTATTACATCAGACAAATTAAATGACAAATGTGTTACTTTAGACAAGTTAGCTGATGCATGTGTTACTTTAAACAAATTGGCTGATACATGTGTTACAACAAACAAGTTAGCTGATGCATGTGTTACTTTAAACAAGTTAGCTGATACATGTGTTACAACAAACAAATTAGCTGATGCGTGTATTACAACAAACAAGTTAGCTGATGCATGTATTGCAACAAACAAATTAGCTGATGCGTGTATTACAACAAACAAGTTAGCTGATGCATGTGTTACTTTAGACAAGTTAGCTGATACATGTGTTACAACAAACAAGTTAGCTGATGCATGTGTTACTTTAAACAAGTTAGCTGATGCATGTGTTACTTTAAACAAGTTAGCTGATACATGTGTTACAACAAACAAGTTAGCTGATGCATGTGTTACTTTAAACAAGTTAGCTGATACATGTGTTACAACAAACAAATTAGCTGATGCGTGTATTACAACAAACAAGTTAGCTGATGCATGTATTGCAACAAACAAATTAGCTGATGCGTGTATTACAACAAACAAGTTGGCTGATGCATGTGTTGCAACAAACAAATTGGCTGATACATGTGTTACAACAAACAAGTTAGCTGATACATGTGTTACAACAGATAAATTAAATGATAAATGTGTTACTTTAGACAAGTTAGCTGATGCGTGTATTACAACAAACAAGTTGACTGATGCATGTGTTACTTTAGAC